CTTGTGAAACCATCCACATCACAGTCTACAAGGATAGAGATAGTAGACTTTTTCCAAAGGTGCTTATTTAACATCATAACTGCATACTCAATATTGTCCAGCAACCACGGAGAATTTAAGCAAGAATCATCCAGATTCATGTAGGTCTTATAATCCTCGACCCCTCTATTCTCCATAATCGTTCTAATCGGGTCTGATAGGTCGTTCCTACTTCCCTTCCATAGCTTTACATTCATTTAATTCTCCTAACGCAGTTCTCAATCAATGCCTTAAATTTTTCAGGATTATCAGTCGGGGCTTCCTTTTCATCCAGAATCCCTTTATCATCTACTACAGCATACACACTTACGCCATCGACAAATCGATTGGCGAGAACCATAAGCTCACTAAGCTGAACGTCTTTATCAAAGACGAAACAAATATCAACGCAAAGGCGTGTCAAAATTTCAATTTGATTTTGTGAAACCTTCTTACCGCCAGTCGCCACACAGTTGCAGACATCCATGTTCCACATCTGCATGACAGACTTTTCAGCTTCACCAACATATACCAGACCTTTATTCTTAATGTACGGCTCTGTCTTATACAGACCATACAGAATACGGTTTCTGGCACACGGCTCAAGATACAGATACTTTAATTCACCTTCAGGCGGCTTACCAAAGTATCTTCCCTTTACACCAACCAGAGTACCAATTTCATCTCTGATTGGAATCGTGATTCTATTTGTCAGTTCATCAAAGCCAATCTCAAACTCCTGCTGCGTCTCATAAGATATCCCATCGTCAGCAAAAATTTGGTTCACATAAGGTTTATAATAGCCGAGAATGGCTTCGGAGATGGGGACTATCGGGCGGTCATCCTCGTGTTCTTCACCTTCATTTTGCATGGCGATGAGTTCTTTTAGAATCAACATACTTTTAGGAAGGTCTTCCTCGAAGTTGTGATAGTAGTCAAGACCAACCCATTCACAGATTTGCTTAATAGCTTTTGGGGAAGACAGTTCCAAAAAGAACTGGACGACAGAAATCAAATCATAACTGGTCTTTCCATTGGCAATGTCTCGTGTGTAATCTACCGCAGTAAGATTTTCATTCTCGTAGATACAGAGTGCCGTTCTATTGTCACCATCTGGATTTGCACACTGGTAATAACCAGCTTTATGACTAATATGATGACAACCAAGTTCTTCCAGAATCGGCTCAATCTGTTGTTCTTCAAGAATGTAATTTTTCAGATCTGCGATATTTACCATACTTTAGATTCCCACTCGTCAATACACGTCTCAATAGATCTCATTAAACAGACATACTGAATTCTATTCAGTGGGATAATCACATGCCCCTCTGGGTCATCAGGATAAAAACTCTTGAGCGAAACATACTCACCAGTCAGCCATGCAACCTTACCTTCCCAACACGAACCATCATTGCAGCAAATGTCAGTCACAATAGTATTGTTACACTCTTCATCTGTTGCTTGTCGTTTTAAATTTCTGAGAATAGTTTCTTTATCTTGTTTAAAAGTACCTTCTGTAACTTTTATGTAGTGGCAATCCATTCAGCCACCTCCTATTACTTTCTGGTGCAGACACCAACCTCTTTCCAGACATTTTGGTTCAAATTTACTTCAAACATGATTTTCTTCTTCTCACCAAAACGGTTCTTATCAATGTTTCCAACATAATATCGTTTGTCTGGATTTAACCGATGAGCACAGTCGCCGCCCCATTCAGGGTCATGAGAGATATACTGATACTTCACGAACTTATCTTTTGGAATCTCCTTAAATAGAACCATCGTCCAAGCAACGTGCTTAATCATTTTTGACTCAGCAATGTTATTTGAATTCAACTCATCAGGAAGATACTCATGGGCATTTTCAGCCAACTGGATACTACCGTAGATAAAAATCTTTAGATTCTTTGCAATCTCTTCGAGCTCAGTGGCTGTCACCTTGAACGCTGCCCATTCACCAATCGAAGCAATATCGTTCTTTAGAGTATCGTAAAACACATACTTAACTCCTTGGGTGAGAGCTGCCTTCTGGATTTCAAATCGCAAGGACTTATCACTATAATCAGCGGAAACGTCTTTTGCGATAATCAAGCCTTGTGATTCGCTCTCAATCCACTGGCAAACATCAAGCACATTGCGATACTCTTCGCTTTCCTCGTAGACACGAGCGGTAAACTCATCAATGCTTTCTATGTATTCTCCGTCTTCGTTTTGCTTTCGGAAGATAAAGTTTCCGTTTGCGTCCCGGTACATCCCAAGGGTGATTTCTCGCTCATCCTTATGGAAGCGATGACCATGCAGCTCTTGAAACTCAGGATTATTGATGGCAGTGACCAGTAAGCAGTACCGGACGGACTCAAGATCCATTTCGTTCAGCAGTAGAAGAGCTTTCTGCTTTTGAACCAATGTGACGTAGGCAACAATCGCCATCATATATCTAGTCTTACCAGCGTTAGATGGCATACCATTGAACATCACAGTACCCAGCTTCAATCCTCGGAACAAATCATTCATGATAGGATACTGGAACGGCAAACCCATATCAGGAACACTCAGACGTTCATTGACCATTGGCAGCAGACCATTATTCAAAATTTCAGCATCATCGTTTGTGATAATAACCGTATTGATCTTGTCGGCCTTACCACGAATCAATTTGTAAATGTCCTGAGCACCAAACATTTCAAACTGTCGATGCTTCAAGATTCCTTCAATGTTAAATCCGTTTCTCTGGTACTCACGAAGTAGCGAATATTTCTTCAGGATATTAAAGTATCCCTTGATATCATCGTCATTCGCAAGGCTCATGTAGTATTCAATGGTTGACCAGCCCTTTAGTCGCTTATATTGGGACAATCTGGACTCATCTTCAGCCATAAACGTTAAAACAGACGTTTTATTAAATTCTTGAGTCCGAGTTTCGTAAACAATCAACGCTGCATCGTAGAAAAATTTTGTTGCTTCATCGGCAAAATCGTACTTGCTCTTGACATAATGCCCATACTCAACCAAATAGTCAGGATGCTTGTAAATTGCGCCAACAAATAGAATTTCGTTCGGGATATTTGAAATGAGTTCCACTCATCCACCTCCCTCTTTTATATCTCATCGAGAATTGCATTTATATCAATTTCATTCTCGTTTTTACTCTGTTTCGGTGCTGTTTTCATCCGTTTCAGTACCGTTTCAGTCAGATTTTCCTTCGTTTTGTCTTCGCTTTCACTGCGAATCGAAGCAAGTCTTTCTTTTCGTTCGAGATAACTAGGGTATTGAGCCAATAAAACAGCCAAGTCGTAATTCCATCGCTGACTCATATCACAGCCCTTTGCTTCTTTCTCGGCAATTATTTTATCTAGTCGGGGTTTCGCTAGAACCCACATATCGTAAAGTTCTAGCGGAGGAATAGAACCTCTATATTTGTAATAATTACCGGAAATCAACTGTGTAAGTTTCGAGTAGAAGTTGCCAGGAACAACCGCCGGGGCGTATATATCTCGAATATGGTCGAAAAGAATCTTTTTCTCTTCCTGTTTGATATGTGCAAGCTCACGATTGTGGTCTTGCTCTCTCTTTTTGGAAAGAAGATCATCGACCTTTTTATCCGTAGTGTCATTCACTTTGTCAAAAAATACCCTTAGTAGGTCATCTGTCCAAGGGCGTTTTTGATTTTTCTTTTTTTCTACAAAACAATCCTTATGATAAAAACCAGTCTTGTCATAGAAAAACGTGCTACGGTCTCGCTCGATGAAAATGTTCTTCCCGCAAATCTTGCATTTACGGGTTAGTTCCATTAAGCCAGTTCCTTCTCCATGACTGCGGCAACCTTCTTCAGTTCCTCAATATCAGTCATAGAACGGAATGCGGTAGACAGGCCAGCCGCCTTAACAGCCTTCTGTGCGGCACTCTTCTTCATAGGAGAAGCGGAAGCAATCAGGTCATTCAGCTTTGCCTTGATGTCATCCATAGAAGGCTCTTTACTATCGGAACTCTTATCTGCCGGAACATCATCCGGCTCATCGTTTTCGATACCAAGGTCACGCATACTCAGCTTAACCTCAGTCTTAACAGCATCGTTTAAGCCGTTTTTGATGACGTTCTCCCGATTCTTTGCGCTACTAGAGATAATATCCTGATACTCAAGCAGGGTCAGATCCTCAACGACCTCACCGCCCTTATGCATACCGGTACGATCCTTATCGAAGAAAGCGAGCTGCTGACCATCCTGAAAATACAGGCGGAACTCAGTATCAACGTTGTACTCCTGACCAGCAAACCCATCAGGAATCTTACGACCAGTAGGCTCACTTACGATAGAGCCATTCACAACCTTAGTATGCTTCTCGTCCTTCTCTCGGCAAACAACGATGTAGTTCACACCAGATGCATTCAGATCCAAAATCAGAGACTGACCCTTGAAGTTCAGGGTATTGAAATCCTTGAGCTCCATGCCAGCACCCTCAATCTTAACTGCCTTTTCATCACCGGTCAGACCCTGAGATGCAGCCTTAACCTTGGCACGCTTCTGCGAAAAGGCGGTGAGGCCCTGGGTAGCAGTCATCTTGAGGATGGAAGCGGAGTCAACAACCAGAGCGTCTGCACGGAACGGCTTGCCATCTGCATCCAGATAAACATCTCCATTCTCATCCTCAATATCCTCATCGTTGGTAACCATCTTGATATAATCCTGGACCTCTGCTAGAGACTGTGTGTAAACAATCAGCAGATTATCAGGATTCACACCATTGGCTTCCAGCTCCTCGGTGTAATTATCAATAGAACCATTCTCGGTATCCAAATATAGAACACGGAACGGCTTACCGTCTGCATTCTTCAAATAGCACAGCTGCATAGCAGTACGAGACTTACCAGTTCCCTGTTCGCCATAAATCAGCATATGAAGCTTCTTACGAACAGCAGATGCCTTACGAATCATAGCCATATATGTAAATTCCTCTCTAAATCTTTTCTTTTATTAAACTTTCAAACACTCATACCACGGATCACCCGTTTCAACTGCATGAGCAACATAATCTAACTGACGGGTGATGTTATCCACACTATCAACCAGAAGGTCTTTGCACCCTACCGGAACAGCACCACCATTGCATTCTGCGTCAGCTTTAGCTTCTGCAATAATCTCAGGATGCGTAGTAAACACAATAGACATCATCGGAGAGTCTTCTTCAGGTTCCTTTTCAAGTGCTTCGATGTAGACAATGTAAAATTTCATGCCATTATAGGCGGTATACTCAAGAGTATTCTGCATAACAAAACTCCTTATGTATCCTGTATTGCTTAGCTAAGGCTAAAAATTACACTCCCCAGTCATCCTCTTCCTCGTTTACAGGAGTTGCAGTAGACTTGTTAGAACCACCCCACCAAGAAGTGTCGTTCTCAGCAGCCTTGCCGTCGAAGTCCTTCTTTGCCTGAGCGTTGGCAGCAATTTTTGCCCGTGCCTCAGAGATATTGTCCTCAGTGTAAGTGGGCTCCGCATCCTTATCACCAGGATTCGGATCAAAGGAATCAGGATTAACACCCTCGATATACAGCTTGCGAACTGCCGGAGTGCCCTGACGCTTCATCTTGTTAGGACCACCCCAGATATTCTCAGTCTCAACTTCCTCAACCTTCTGCTGATTGACGATGGGACCAAAACACTCGAAACTAGTGTAAGGCTTCAGACGCTTACGAATAGAATCAGCCAAAACCTTATTCTGAGTGTTTGCCTTATAGTCGATGAAAAACTCTGCATCCTCAATGGTGCTGTAGTTCACGATCTTTGCATCGACAACTACTTCATCGTCCTCATCGCTCTTACGGCAACCAGTGTACACAATGGTCTGAGTGAACAGAGCCAGCTCTTCAAAGCCCTCTGCATCGAAGTCGATTTCCTTAGAACTCAGAGAAACCTGAGTAGGAACAAATCGAATCTGGTGCTTATCGTTGTAAGTGCTGTACTCGATGTTACCACGGACATACACGTTGTCACCGTCATGCAGATTCTCGGAAATCTCCTTAGCTGCATCAAAATCGGTCAGAGTCTTGTTATCATTGACGACCTTACCAGACTCATTCGTCTTCTTTGTAACACCGACCTTGATGCCAATCATATCATAGCCTTCCGGTGCAACATAAGTCAGACGATCCTTCCAAGCAACTTCCTTTTTATCCTTCTCGATGCCCCTGTCCTTATCGGCACGGCGGAAGAAGTAAACCTTATCACGAGGCATACCAGCCAGATCAACATAGAAAGTGTTTTCATTGGAAGTCTGAACGCCAAAGCTCAGGACACGGCGCATAGCACCACTCTTAGTCTCCTTCTCGTTATAGAAGTTACTACGCTGGGTGCCGGTGACCTTACCAGCCATCTCAAAAGAACCACGGGTCTGAGGAAGATTAAAAATTCTATCTGCCATATCAAGTCTCCTTTATGTAATTTTGTTTCATCGGTAATCACTTATGTTTCTTTTTATTGTCTCGAATCAATTCATGCACTATTCATTTTATATATTATCCTCCGTCTGTCTTATTGATGGCTTATATTTCATACGGCGCTCGCCGTTAGAAATCGTCCTTTAAGGGATTATGTAAAAACATCGCACCGAGCACTACTGGGAGCCGTTCTGAACATTCAGGACACAAATCAAAACTCAAGAACAAACCATCAAGTTGGCTACCATAAGAGTATTGATGTTCAAAACTGATTCCCTGTTCGCTGCCTATCGGCTTGATTTCACGACCACACCAGTTACATATTTTCTTACATGTGTTCATACGGCATCACCCCATTTTAATATTCCCTATCACGGAACATCTTAGATTGAGCACGAGTTAGCCTGCCATTCCGACCATGTTTAGGTCTGAATGCGGACTGCAACTTGTTGTTTGCGTATTCAAGATCACTCTCCAGAATCTTCGCAGCTTCTTCAATGTAATCTCGGATTGCACAATACTGGTCACTGCTAATACAGTGTGTCTTTAGATAATCAAGCATATCGACTGCCTGATTTTTCAGAAGAAGTGTATCTTCAAGCTGGTTTTTTCGCCGTTGGAAGAAATCTACATTCAACCCTGTATCTCCTCATTCTGTAGTTTTTCAAGCGTTGGACGAATCGTTCTTTCCCAACGCCTTATAAATCGCCAATCAAGTAATTGACCGCATCGTGGACAGAAGTTATCAAAATTTGATAGTGTGCAATAACAAACCGGACACTCATAACGCCCATAAATGTCATCATGAAGAGGCTCTTTGTAATCCGTCCTAAACTCATAAAGTTCTGCTTTTGAAAGAATGATTTCGAGAGCCTTCATTAAATGTTCACGAGGACACCACATTCCGCCTTCCTTGCCAAGTCGGATTTGTTTCTCTACAATTTCCTTTGCCTGGTCGAAAGTCATGTTCTCAATTTCTTTTTTCTTTGCGTGCATCCAATCTTTCATAACACACCACTTTCAGCAAATGCATAATTGTTCTTTGCATTCTTATCCATCCACACGCCCCAATCCATCTTATGTTGACACTCTGGACACTTCGGCTCAAGCTTCTCTAATTTTGTCACACAAAACGGACATAGATATGTGTCACTTTTCTTATGAAAAATTGGACTTGCCGGAAGACTCAAGGAGCCGGAATCAATGGTTGCATTAATAGGAATTTTATTGTTCATCGTGTCACCTTCTTGTTTGAATTAGCCTTTTATGAGATTTAGTCTTCTGGAAAATGCTTCTTTGTCACCGCAACGCAAAACGGTTCAATTTCAGATCCCCAGATAGCAGTACCATAACCATACGTACTTTCAAAGACAAGCGGAAAGCCACCGATTCCATCGAAAAGACTGCCAAGCGTAGGATTTTCACAGATATACGGCTTCATTTTCTGGAAAATCCAATACCACTGAGGCAACGCAATCGAGTTTCCGAGTGCTTTGTAACGAGGAGAATCGGCAGGTTTGTGCTTTTTACCATTCTCATCAAACCACTCGCCAATATCGGTCCATCCATCAGGAAAACCCTGTAATCGTTCACACTCAACAGGAGTCAGGCGGCGAACAATCCATTGCAGATTCTTCGTTTCCTTCTCTACAATCAAGTCAGTAGCATCCTTGTAGTCACGAGATTTCATCGTACTAACTTGTTCACTTTCCTTGTATTCACCAATGCGTTGCATTGCAAAGGCTTTCTTTTCAGCAACAAGCGGCATATTATTGCCACCAGTTCCCCATTGAGCCGTACAAGCCGGACTTGTATTACCTTGCTGGGTGTATCGAGCATCTTGACTATGGCTCTCAAATACAATTGGTTGATGACCATGCTCTTGTGCTCTTATTGTTCCTACAATATCGTAAGAAACATTCATTACACTACCGCCCTGATCATTCAAGACACAAATCTTTTGTTTTGAATTATGTAAAGAGGTGTTGTCTGCCAAACAAATTAACGTTTGATCTTGCAATGTAGAAAGCGTTGCACTCTTCTCGGTCTGTACCAGTGCGCCTTTGCCACCACCTTCGCATCCTGAACGAATCTTTAAAGTGTAGGCAACAGCATTACGGTCAATAGTGTTTATAGTAAAAGCAGTATCTTCTTTTACACCAGTCCCGTTCATGTTGGTTTCTCTGTCAATCATGTTTCCGACAATACAAAAGCTTTTTTCTCCCACCACTTGATCATCTTTAGCAGTGCATTCTTCAGTAATTCTGGCAAAGCTTTGCCACGTCGGGATGCTCTCGTCAGGATTCCCTGGCACGCCCGTGCGCTCAAATAGTATTTCTGCGGCACGTTGTCCTCTAAAATCCATGACAAGCGCGATTCTTTGACGACGTTGGGGCACTCCCCAATATTGAGCATCGAAGAGTCTCCATGCCAAAGACCATCCATTACCGGAAATTGCGCCGGATTTAGACCATTTTCCGCCTTTTCCCGAAGGTTTAGGAATTGTAGCGTCTGCTTCGACGATGTGTGCAAATTCTTCCAAGACACATCGGAAGTCTTCTCCGTTGTTTGAGGAAAGTGCTCCTCTAACATTTTCCCAGATTGCAAATTTTGGACATTCTCCATTGGTGGCATCCCTCATTTCCTTTATCACACGAATCATTTCCATAAATAGACCAGACCGTTCTCCAGCCAAACCTGCCCGCTTACCGGCAATAGAAAGGTCTTGGCTAACAAGGTGAACCACCAGTAATACACGAGACAGGCTCAATCTTAGAACCATCAATCTCGCAAATACTTCCATAATGTTTCACCAAACCACCTCCTTTTAGTATCCTGTGTTACATAGCTAAATCTCCGAAAATGAGCGAAAAAATAATATGACGTTGATGCGTCTATTATTTTTTTCGCTTATAAAACAAAAATTCTAGCAGATTTTATGTATACCCTATTGGGCTGGTGGGACAGGCAAGATTTGAACTCGCGACCAAGCGGTTATGAGCCGCCAGCTCTGACCAACTGAGCTACTATCCCATGCAAACGCCGACTTTCATCGGCGTGATGCCAGTGAAGGAATCGAACCTTATCTCTCGGCGTTTCCGAGCGCTTTTACCATTAAGCTATCCAGCAGTATACCTCAGAATTTAATTCTCACTATCCAAGCTACGTCGCGTTCCAATATGATCACTCTTGGCAACCATGTCGTAACATATAGGTTTCTTTCGGCTCTGAGCAACCGGTGCAGCGTAAGGGGCTGCGTGTGGAGCGACTGACGGGGCACGATCCCGCAACATTCAGATTGGAAATCTGACGCTCTGCCAATTGAACTACAGTCGCATATAAACGAAATCAGAAACAGCCAACCATTCGTTTTACATTCTAGTTTTCTGGCGAACTGAAGAGTATTTATCCGATAGCTAGTCGGCTTACACCTTATTTCTCTTCTTGTCTGGCTTGACGTCCTTTACCGGTATGACGTCTTTCCGGTCGCCAATGTACGGCCAATCCACGAACGAGCTAGAACAACTGATTTCATATTTTGCAGTCAATGAGTTTTGAACTCATCCTCTTACTTCATCAGCAAGCGTGCTTACCAACTACACAATAACTGCACAATCACCCAGCTTACAAAGCACTACTGCACTCTTACGAGCGAGCTGGGAATAATAGTGGTCAAAGGAGATCAACAAACGGTACGCAACCATTCTATGACCGTGGTACGGGTAGAGGGGCACGATCCCTCACGCCTTTCGGCACGGACACCTAAAATCCGCGTGGCTGCCAGTTACACCATACCCGCATATAAATCGAGGGTGCAGGAATCGAACCTGCGGTCGTGGAGTCAAATTCCACTGCCTTATCCGCTTGGCTAATCCTCGTAATCTACCCAGCTTGCTATGCCACACTGCTCTGTTTCCAGAGAGCTGGGAATAATGTGAATGAAAAATTCTACATGCCCTTTCGGGCTGGTCCGAGTGACAGGTCATGATCCTGCGGCCTCATGCTCCCAAAGCACGCGCTCTTCCAACTGAGCTACACCCGGATATTAGTGCTACCGACCCGACTTGAACGGGCACGTCGTTGCCGACAGGAGATTTTAAGTCTCCGGTGTCTGCCATTCCACCACGGTAGCATATCAAAGCTGTCTGTCCAGCAGTCAACCGTCTTTCCGATTTGCCAATATTCTAGCACTTACCCATCTGCAAATGGGTTGGTAGCCCTACTCAGATTTGAACTGAGAATTTTACAAGGTTTGAGCTTGTTGCGTATGCCTAATTCCGCCATAGGGCCATATCGCCGGTCTTTCCCAGCTGTCAGCCCCGCGCAGGGCATTTTCGGAGGAAGAAAATATCTTAGTTATTCGTGCCGATTCTCATAGAATTCATTCCGTAACTGAATAATACCCTTCTTGCAGAAAGATTCCTGGTCTTTCTCTCGTTGCTCACGCATCCAACCATAGAACAGGTTATCCTCAGCAGTAAACAACTTTGCGGTATTTTCGTAATAGCCACGCTTCTGGACGCTCTGCATAACACCACGCAAGAACTTCCAGTGCTTATAATAAGGAAGCTTCAGCTTAAACATAAAATTGTTGTTATCTCTCAAAACAAAGCCTTCAATATGCTCGATGCCATGGTACAGATAATTCTCATTCATGACTTCTTCATACCAAGGATAGAATTCACTCCAGCTCTCAAAGATCTTAACCTTCTCCTTAATCTGCAAATGACACTTTTCAGCAACACGCTTCAGATCATCGTAATCCATCACACTGAAGTTCATATCATTCGCAACAATATCCAGCAAAACAATATGTGGTGTCATGTATTCGATGATATGCGGGTCATTTACAGGATCAATCACTTCAAAAATGACTGAACCATTCTCTTTTGCAACTTCCTTCAGATTCTTACGGTCTTCATCAGAAGTCGTATCCATGAGAATCTTTCGGAACATATCTGCAAAAGGCCCTTCAGGAGTGGATTTACTTGCAATGAACAGACCATCCTGTTCTGCATCATACGAGACAATGCCAAGAAATCCGTTTTCCTTCAGATATGCAGTCACCGGGAACTTCAAAGTGTTCTGTAGGTTTCCAATTCTCGTTTCATTCCGCTCATCGACCGCAAAGAACTTATCATAGCTTCGAGCTACAATCTTATTCGTCTTTGTGTTAATGAACAATCCCCTTGCTTTGGTAGAAACCTCATCCCAGTGCTTCTTATAAAATGCTTCACGAGAGAAGTTGAAAGAAGAAATATCTCCGAATCGCTTCTCAAACACATATTTGCTTTGACGCATCTTACTGACAAGTTCTGCGTTATCGAACTCAGTTTTCATTTCAACGGCAGTTTCAGTCTTTGGCTCCTCTTTTCGGAACACATCATTCTTTGTTTCTACACATTTGATTGACTGACCATGTTCAAGTTCCACGCAACGGAGATATCCACCAAACTCGATTTTTCCTTCGAGGTTGTAGCACCGATGCCCCATATCAATAGGAACATCCTGCACATTTCGATGACCGAAGATCTGAATGTAGCTATCTGGCATCGATTTTTCCCAAGACTCAGCCACGGTTAGCATATCAGGATAGCGACCTACACCTTTAATCATCTGGTCAGCAGATACAGAAGGAAGAAAATAAGGCAGATAACTCAAACCACCGTGGCTCACGAAATACCGCTTCCCATCATACTCAAAGTAGGCACATTGGCCAACTCTGGAATAGATCTTACGAGCAGTGTTCTTATCAATACCGGCTTTAAAGAGCTGCGGACGAGTGTAGTTTGCAAACTCTTCACTCTGAACCGGTTCATCATGCCCCCACTTGTTCAGCCAACGCTCGTGATTCCCTTCCAAAAGGATCACATTCTTGCGGTTGTTGTTTACAACATCACACAAGAACTTGAATACCTCAACGTTTTCAATGCCACGATCAAGATAATCACCAACGAAGATATAAAGTTCGTCGTCCTTCATCTCACCAAGGTATTCACTTAAACAAGTATAACAGCCATGAACATCACCGATGACATGAATCTTCTTCCACTGGTTGAAGTCATTCGGACAGTAGTTCAAATCGGACATCACATCCGTAGTAGAAGGAAGAACTGTCACGCCAGAAGGAACTTTTTGAGTAGCAAACCGAGCGTACATCTTATCAATAGCCGCTTCAGGAACTCGCTTCAGCCATTCTCTCTGAGCGTTTCTTCGTTTGCATTCCTCGATCGGAAGGTCCGTCATGTTAATAACATACATCCGATAACGATACTGTTTTGCAAGATTCTTATAACGATTCATTTCGACCGTCTTGGAATTCGTTGCATCAATCACGGTAAACTCGCCATGACTCATACGCACCTCAAGCAGTTTGAAAAGCATCTCCCATACAACATCATCATTCTGCGGAGAAATCTCCATCTGCCCAGCAGGTGTTTCCTGTGCGCTCTGGCACATAAGGCGAAGTGTATCAGCACTCAATACGTACTGCTCAAGATTATGCTCTTTAATATAGGTGGACTTCCCGCATCCGGGTGCTCCACGGAAAAGAAGCAAAGTTCTCATTACTTTCTCTCCTTTTACTTAACGCATTATCGTTATTTATTCATTTCCAATTCTTCATAAAATTTCTATTTTAGTTCAACTCTTCCAGCTTCTTCATCAGCTGGTCTACGTCCATATCTTCCAGCTCCTTGTCCTTCTTCTTTGCCACAATCTTCATAATCTTATCGCGCTGCGCCTTCTTCTCGGCTGCATCCACACAAGCCTCAGATTCAGCCAGCTTGACAGACACGATATACTTGACCAGCTCAATCTTGTTTGCCAGTTCGGTATCTTCGGCACTCTTAACAGCCAGCAAGGAGTCTTCGTCTGCGGTCTTCTTCTGACGATTCAGGGTCTTAAAAATCGCATCTAGTGCCTCGACACTCAGATCCCACAGATCTTCAACAGTCATAATACCCTTATAGTTGAAGCGATAGCGATTACGGGTTGCAATTTCAAACAGATTCTTTTCCATAATAATTTCTCCTCTTAAATAACAACTTTCAGAACCCGCTCAGTAGCGCCCTGAACCTTGACAACAAAGGAATCATGTTTCGTCTCAGAGAACCCAACGCCGGACAGCTGGTCATCTACCGACTGAACTGCCATCTGAGAACCAAGAGCCTCAAATACTCGCTTATGCTGTAACAGTTCCGCCTTCAGGAATTCATTGTAGAAGCCATTGGGCTTTTCAGGGTTAACACAATCCTTGAGCATGAAGAAGTAGTGACGGTTGCCATTACCAGTCTGTTCATCCCAGTAGTTCGGAGAGTACATCACAACAGACACAGGCACGAACTGATTGGAATTTACACCCCAGATCTCGCGGGTGCTAGTAGAACTGGGCAGCAGCTCCTTGATAGAGAATTTGCCATCCTTCAGCGTGACTTTTGCCACGGCGACATTCTGACCCTGATGCAGCGGCTTATCATAGTTAAACGAGTAGATGTTGCCATCAAATTCGATTTCAGCACGGAAACCAGTTTTACCACCACGATTAGCATAGCAGTTTACATAGAAGCTGTACTCGCCCTCCTTCATCTTTTTGATGTCAGGCCAGGTGATATTCTCGACCGCAGCTTTCCCCTGATTAGGACAACGGATATCAACATCTAGGCGGCCATCAGTACGAGGATTCCACTTATCGCCATAATAGATATGATTCTTATCAGGTTCAATGCAATGAGCATCCTCATCGTTTTCATCCCATTCACCCGACACATCGTTCCACTGGATCGAGAAACGCAGCACACCATCCACCTTGCCGCCAGCAGCCTTAACGTTTTCGCGAATATCGCTGTCTGCCATATTACCTGTATACGCCCAACTGAAACCATTAGGCCACTTGAACATGCTCGGCGCACTCTTATCCTGCGGTGCAATCAAAGACATCATATTCTTCTCAAAACGATTCTCCATGAACAGTTCTAAGCCAGTCGCAGTCGGAAGAACATCCCTGATGAATTTATCGATACCGATTTCTTCTGCACGGCCAAACTTCTTCGGATCAATCGCAACAGTCTTAGCCATTGCCTCAAACGGATTCACAGCGCCCATCACACGAGGGGCAGCATCACGGTTGCAGAACATGATGTTGTTGATAGTAACATCATCCAGAGTGGCGAACCGACGACCCAGACTGCTCATATAGCCAAGTTCGGTGACAGTCTTCTTTGCATCTTCCAACATCTTCTTGGTAAAAATCGCCTTGGGACGCTTATAGTTTGCAGGAGCAACAACTTTCTCGAAAGCAGTAACGGCTGCATCCACGTTCATACCCTCACTCAGATTTACCAGCAAAGTACCGATAGCGGTGTTACGGATACGAAGCTGTCCTATATCGCTCCACGCCGGTGCCAACCAAACATATGCGGCCTTGTTCTCAGTCGGAGTATTGTCGTATTCGATTTTGTTAGTCTTGAATACCTTGACGGCGTTTTCAAATTCCTTACCACGATACAGACTATTCTGTGCAATCAGCTCCAGAACAGTATCAACAGCATCCATGGTCAGTTCTTCCAGAGAACGCTTATATACGTTTGCGGAATCACGCCACTGAGCCATCTTGGTAGCAACGTCATCAGGCCGCACAATGAAACGCTGCGGAATCTTGACTGCGAAATGGTCCCAAGTATGCACATCCTTGTGATTTTCATCGTACTCGTAGTTCATCTCGGTGCCGAACATATCGCCAGAACCAATCATATTGCGACTGACAAAGTACGGATTCACAATAGTGCGGCTCTTCACATAAGCATCCATGGCGTCCACAACAGGCTGATACTTGACAGACTTTGCATCAAAATCCCACACAGTAATCATTTTTCCATCATCAAACGCTACTAGCTTGCCGATATTCTTCACGAAACGGCGGCAGCAGGAACAGTCATACTCGCGCCGTTTACGGAACAACTCATTCGTGCCAGCCGGGAAGCTGTCGAGATACAGATTGTACAGTTCATCCTCGTCTGCATCGGTGATAAACAGAGGGTTTTCGCCCTTCACCATCTCATTGAAGTGGTCTTGCAGCAGTGCACGAAATTTCTTGAAATCAGACATTGTTATCATTCTCCATTCAAATAGTATTTTATGTATCCTGTGTTATATAGTTACAATGTTAAAATCAAGGGGCCGAAGCCCCCTGTTTTTAATTTTTGTGGAAGTATTCGATCCAGCCCTTGTATCCTTGCCGGAAACTAATGTAGGCAACCTTGCTGCACTTTCTTCCGATAATGTCCGCAAGAGGATCTTTACCATTTCCGAAACTAAGTTCTGCAAGATTAAATTCTGGATGAGTTTTACAGTAGTTATAAACCTTGACATACTCGCCGTTTCTGGTCAGATGTCTTCGATCTAAAGCCTTTGAATGATATCTTCTTTCGAGAATATCATTCAAGCGCGTGAAATAACTATGAATTGTGTTTGTAGACATTCTTGAATCACTGTCTGCACCAGTTCTATCCTCTGTTTTGCGAAGGATGTAATCACCATTTATGACATAAAACGTTCTGTATCCACCCATATTTGGAGCATCGTATTGTTTCATTTCATAACACTGCTTGATGATATTCATCAATCTCGCGTCAACACCGGTCTTATTCAAAACAGTACGTGATTCAAAGTCAACATCGTTAATCGTCAGATTAGAAACTTCTTCAGAAGTAAGGCCAATCCAGTACAGCGCAGCAATCACATTCATACGAATCTGATATGGTTCTTCATACTTATCCAAGAAATCAACAAACTCATCAACTGACGCAAAATACTTGTCCTCGTACATATTGTCTGAACTCACATCGCTTTCCGAGAATTCAGCTAAGTCATACATGCTCGCTCGATCCTCACTTTTGATGTACCCTGTAATTATCGACTTTACATTTCTGAACGACCGACTTGAGTTCACCCAATTGTATTTAGCAAACATCTTTACAAAATCATCTTTTGTAAAGTCAAACAACTCATACCCATGTTCAGCCTCATAGTCCATAACGTGACGCAGTGTCGATATAACAAACTCACCGCTTCTATCAGAATACTTTTCGGCAAAAGCTTTGATTTTTTCTTCAGTAAGCATAGTGGCACACTCCTTCTTATTATGTAGTGTACCATTAAACCTGAGAACAAATCAAGCAAATGCGGCAAAATTCTGAAAATCTATAGTATGTTGTACGCCACTCAGGAACGCTGCGAGCAAAAACGGTTCATCCTTGCATCTTGCCATTGCGATCATATTCATCTGACACTCCGACAAGACACCAAGTTTCTTGATGAACTGTCCTTTGTTAAGTGTATCAGTCTCTTCGCAGAGAACGATACTATCAACCTCTAGGAACTCACAGTCTTCCTTTGAGAGTAGAACATGAACCGGAGAACGCTTATACGTTCTTGAAGATAACGGATTCCCCTTGATTGTTGGGCTGAAGAGGTTACGCTTGTTGTTACTTGTCACAACGAACGGTCGAATGCCGCGCTGCTGATGACCTGTCGCATTGGATAGATCAACCAACCAAACCTCTCCGACCTTTGGGTCAATATTGTTATCCATAGTCATTCTCCTCTACAATGATGTAGCTCCGTTCCATAGCTACATTATACAGGATACAATTACAGAAGTCAAGAGGTTTTTGAAAATATTTTTAGTGCCCGTACAACTCAGGATTCTCTGATACGAACACACTGGTATTATCGAAGATCATCTCATACGCTTTCTCTGCACAGCCAGACCTAAGTTCAATTCTCCTTACTTCATGGCATTTTTGTCGCAACTCGATGTGACTCTCATTTCCGAAGAACCCCACGCCATTAACAATCCCACCCGTCTCTACGCCAATGTCGTCAATCTTTTTGCAGATCATGTGAATATCCACACCATTACAAACAAAGCAGACCCACACTCGCTTTTTTCTTATGTACTTTAAAAAATCATCAACCCGTATAACTTTCAAAACCTTTCTATCGCTCATCAAGAATAACCGCCTTCCGCTCACACAAACAACTTTCAAGATATATTATACACAGCCTTTTGTTTTAGTCAATATATTACACATCTTTTTGTTGTATTATTTATCAAAATTTTAGATGATGCCATTCACTCAGCATCATCCACAACCAACTTCGAATCATAATAGAACCTATGTGCGCCAAATTGTCCAGCAAAGGTTGCTCCACGCTCGTGCCAACTGCCGGGAGCTGCAGTCGGGGTTACAAACCATTGAATAGGTTTGTTTGAAATTTTAGCACCATAGTCAAACACCATAGAGACAGCCAGCTCATTCTCTGCCGTAACCTTCCTATTATATAAGGAACTATAACCATACTTCTTAAAGACCTGCTGGATGGTTAGACCATCAAGTACAGCGGAATCATAAAGACATTGAGCAACGGCCATCTGGCCTTCCAAACTGTCAGCACCTGCTTCACAAGCAACAATCTGCTCTGCAAGAGCACGCTCATCATCAGTGAGTTCATGTTTACCCTGGCTAAAGTTCACCACCTTCGTCTCAACGATTTCCTTTACAAAAATTGTAGGTTCATCGTTCTCATCTTCTTTTGTTGCCTGCGTAACATTATGAACTGATTGATCATTATAATATGTATATGTGCCTCCAACTTCAGTATTCGGTAACGCTTTTATTACTAAATTCCCTGCCAGCAGGCACATTATACACACAATAGCAACGCTTTGCTCACGATTTGTTAACAACTTATTAGTGATAAATAAAACCTCCTCTCAACTTTCAATCTCCCAATCGCCTGCATTAAACTCAGTTGATGGATATACACAACGATCCGACATGAAGCACATGATATTCTGCCCTGTCCCATAAAAATCATAATCAATAACTTTCATTGTGTCCCCGTCTTCGGCCATAATAGTCTGTCCAACTTTTAAAACATCAAAAGTTTTCATAATATCACTCCTAAAATATTGGTTTTATCAATCACGGTGCAAACAATCCGCATCATAATCCAGATATTCCGTCACATTATCTTCCAGCAGCATAAACACCATTTTTCCAAACATCTTGTGTGCAGAGTCCATGATTGCTGCGGCCACAGAGTCTGTTTCATCCCACATTTCAAGAACATCCAGAGTCTTATTAAATGGGCCACTCGGCTTATTATTTACTCCATGCTCAAAATCATACAAGTCATAACACAAAGCCAGAAATTCAGTTGATCCTAGATTATTATCAATGTACTGTTTTGCACGTTCAAACTTATCTCCCATTATTACTCTTCGCTTCATTGCAACCATCTCCTTTTAATTAGCGTTTACTAATTGCCCTTTATTGCCAATTTCAATCTTACAAATCGATTTCATATCAATTACATCAGGGTTGCACACCACCCAGCTCTCGCAATCATACGAGTACAAATTGGACACAGTAAACACTTCGCCATTATCTAATTGTTCTTCGTTCATTATAAAACGACATGACATAACCGCTTCTCGGCTAAAATGAACTGCGTCATAAAACTTAACAATCTTGTCCCAATCTATAAATCGTTTGTTTTGACTGTAAATTAAAGTATATTCAGGAAGCGAAACGCACCCAAAGTTTTTCAACAGTTTAACAAAATCATAATGAGTATCAATGTTTAAAACTCTGGCATTAGAGTTTAGTTTGTATACGATTCCACTGCGGTATATAGAAGTGGCAAAATCGTTTTCAAAAACAAACATCGCCCAATCACTTACATAATTGTAATTTGGAGTAAAAGTTGAACCCCACAAACCTCCTACCGGCTTATTCAAGAACTGTGATTTTTCTGAATTATGAGGAATTTCAAATTTGTCTTTATCAAAATTGTCGATACCTAATGTTAGTATCACCGAAGTCATCTCCTATAAAAGATTAGTTTTATCTGTTAAGCAGTTCTTTGATGTAAAGCGTCTCAAAACTTTTCAGATGATGATATTCATTTCGAGCCATCCTCTCTGCCTGTTCTTCAACACTCAAAATGCTTTCAAAGTCATCATCCACATCAATAACATAGCACATACATTCATGATCGTGTTTATCATTCCAACCTTCAAAAAGAGCAACGAACTTTTTCATAATGTATCTCCTCCGTAGAACTTGGTTTTACAAGCTTCTTAAATATTTGTATAGTTCAACTTTTCCTTGGAGCCAGACTGCTTCGTCAGACGATTTGAGATATACAGAGTAGATTTCGTTTGGATGTTCAAAGATTCTTTCGACTTTCTTTGCCGTTTCCCGGTCTACTAATACGCCCATTATTATCTCCTTCTAAATCTTAGTTTTTATCAGATTGTGTTGCTTCACGAACTCTAATTCCGCGCGCAAACTCAAGATTTAAGAGCGGAACATTCTTTGCAAGCTCGTATGCCTGATCTTCATTTTCTGCTTCGAGATCAACGCATGTAATCAATTGGATGTCAACATGATATTTCATATCCGTCCTCCTTAAATCTCAGCTTTTATCAAAAATCAGAATGCAGCACAACCGGGGAACGACTGTCTACATCACAGAACACGCACTCCCATTTTGGAGATTCCTCGTAATATTTATAGTTTCCTTGCGGTTTCCATGTTAAAACTAAAACATTTTTTTGACTGCTATAATAAGCAGCATTCACCTCTGTTGCATCACATTCCCAGCCGCTATCCGTTTCGATAAAAACATCACTTGGTAGCTTTTCCAGAATCTTAATTAACTCTGTAGCAATCATATAAAACTCTCCTAGAACTTAACTTTTATCAGATGTCTTTCCACCATTCCGAAATATCTCTCGAATCAATTTCCAGCTTTGTTGTGGACTCACGAAAACAACCGCATGAATTATCCCAAGATACAATGGCAATATCCGTTTCTTTCTTGATCTCATACCCATAACGTTTATGAAAATATAAACTCAAAAGATACGTCCTCCCGTTTTTGAAGTATTCTGGAATTGGTTCATCAATAATACTGACCCACATATTTTCTCCTAAATTCTTAACTTTTATTATCTCTGTGTTCCATCACCCGCTGCTCACTCTGAGCGTCAGCAATAGAAGCTACTTTCATCATCTATACACAAGCATAATGTCAGCTCCCATAAGCAAAATTATCATAATCCACATTATATTAACCTCACATTTCTTTTGGTTTGTCCATTTCGCGTTGAGGTTGTCTCAAGCATACACCACACGAAGATATTATTCAACACAATTATCAAAATTACCAAAATTTTACTAATAATCCTACGTCATCAATAGTTATATCATCGATTTACACATCCTTTTGTTAAGTATCCACAAGAACCCGGATTTTATCGACCATTGTGTATTGCATTTTCGATCTTGCCATTGATAGAATCGATTTCACGCATCAGCCTACAGCGATAGTTTCCGTTCTTATCAAGTCTGAAACACAAATCCTCATCGTCACTCTTGTAACCAATATAGCATCCAGACCGACACAAGCTCGTCGCATCAAGCGCATCTTGTATAACTCGTGCTTCATTGAGAGTCAAATCAATCTTCATTGTTGTTCACCACCTTTATTCTTCTGCCTTTCCACCAACTCCGGCGATAAACACCCGATGCTTTCCATTCTCGTCACGCTGCCAATCACCACCAAGCATCTCAATCGTATTCAAGACTGTATGGTAAATCTCAACGAAATCCATTGCCTTTTCTTCATCTCCAAAATCATTGGTATGAATCCAACGCCAATTATTATCCAACCAGCTGACAACTTTCATAACACCAGCCCGCAGTTCTTTTTCTTTCGTGTTTGTCATTTTTTCACTTCTTTGTTTTACATATCCTGGTTCACAGCATTCCATACCTCAGTCGAAATCATGTCGTTCTCATCGGATAGGCGATTGATCCAAGCATTGAGCACTTCACGGTACACTGTCATATTTGGACAAAAATGACTGTTGGTGAATACCGGCATATCGTCATTACACAGAATTCTCATGATGGCAGCGCACACCGCTGCGGATCTCGATACGCCAGCAGCACAATTCACACAGAACCAATCGGTCTTATCTGCTTCGTGGTCATCCAAGACAAATTTCACAATATTCCTAGCTTGAACATCCGTAATACATGTACCTTCTAAATCAGTAGTGCAATCATCAAACTTTAACGGCAGAAAAGTAATATTACCCTCACACTTATGGAAATCAATATGATGACCATTAGCTTCAGTGATTGAGATAAACCGAATCCGTTCAAAATGTGGCTGTCGGATAAAGTCTTCTGCATCTTCTGCACTCATCACCGAGAATTTCCATTTTCTTCGATACATAGTAACAATCATTTAATTTTCCCTCCAAAGAATTTAGGTTTTATTGGTAATTTTCTCTCGAATACCATTCATATCAAGAATAGTCCTCGTAAACTTCGTATCGTTATACAACTGTGCCTTTACATCATCTCTTTTTAGTTCAAGAAAACTTAGGATTTCCGCACCAGTAAAGCCATCGTTATTCGCATCACATCTAAGACTTCCATCACTAAGTTCTGTCCAAACTACTTCGTACTTCTTCATAAAATTAACCTCCCTTTCATCAAAACACAAACGGATTACTATTCACTGTTATTATAAGTGCCACATTCAAAACAAACATCATAAATGCGGTCATTTTTATCACCTCAATCTCTAAATTCAATATCTACAACAATGTTTTCTGGCGCTGTCATATACATTCGTGCAAGCCGTTCTATCATTAGTTCCTTATCTCCTAATTTACTTTCTCGTAAAATATACGAAGCAACTCGCTTACCTCTGTACAAGAATACAGCCCAAGCACTCCTTCTTAGCGGATTTGAAACACAAATCACTCCATTGCCTCCTCCAGAGAAGTAGTCACATCACCAAAATCAAAGTCCAGAGCATCAATCATATCATTCAGAGCATCCACGGCATCAGACAGATTTGTGCAAGCGTTTTCTGCTTTGTCGTATCGCTCACTGCCCTGCAGGTTCTCCGGCATATTGTCACGATACTCTTCTTCTTCCCACTGGATATCCTCAACATCGGACTTTACACTTTCGACCTCAGACACAAGCTCGTCCAGCTTCTTACGGATGGAATCAAAACGGTCAATGGTCTGCTTAATAGCTTTTCTACGAACGTTATTCATTTTCAAATCTCCTCTCAATCCACGATACCAAGCTTGCAAATATTTTTCGGATCAGTGATATAACCAAAAGTCAATGTATTACGCAGATACCCCTTGTACTCAAATCCACGGTCACGAGCTGCCAAACGACACACATCTCGAATCGCAGATTCTCTTGGCCAAGAGATACCAGCCAGCTGATACTTCCACTGAAGATCTCTCAGCTTCTGCCACTCAATCACAGGCTTCTTTTCGTTCTCAAAACATAAACCGTTCTGCACGGCATACTTCAGAGCATCACACCGCTTACTCTCTTCCGATGTACAAGTTCCCCACTCATTTTCCAAACGACGATACGCCCTATCAAACGGCGCTTGCTTCACTGCATCAATACCAAATGCTGCACCAAGCAAACCTAAACCAAGTAACAGTCCCATAATTTAAACCTCAATTCACGCTGTTTCCAGCTCTCTTTTAACCAGCGGACGACGCTTTGTTGCATTTTTTAGCCAATCGTTTCCACTAGGAACTTGTCTATCCACTCTTGTATTACGACCACCACCTATCGGACACACTCGACGGTAATCATCAACAGTCTTGCAGCCAAGAGATTCGGCTTCATCCAGTGCTTTTCGCACATAAGCCCATGTGCTACCGCCTAGATCAGAGCACTTTCCAATCACGGCAAGAACAAGTTCATCGCCCATGCGCTCAACATACCCATTCAAAGCCTTCTTTCCTGTGGCACCAAGTTTCCCGATATTCTCTCTAAATACATTCTCGATAGATTTCGTCGTTGTCGTCTCATCACAAGACGAAGACGATATCTTATCTTTTTCTTTCTCTTTTTCTTTTTCTAGCTTGCTTTTGCTTACACTTGTTTCACTTTGCTTGCGTTTGCTTTCGCCACCAGCTTTTCCAGAAATACGCTTACCTTCGATGTATTCAGCATCTTTAATTAAATCTCTCTTTATAGCAGGCCACACATACCGCTCATTTCCGTTGAGTTCAGGCTCCGTTCCAGACGATTTATATTTCATCATCGCCAGTACCAAACGCCCCACCTCAGCAGCACTAAGTGGTTCAAAGTAGCTCTCATAGGTATCCCAGATTTTAATATAAGTATCAGCCATCATACACCTCAAGAATTCTCACTATGAGTATTCACACCATAATTGATTCCAGAGTAATATCTCTCATCCACTTCTGAATCAAGACCAATATAATGAAGAGTGATTGCCTGACTACTATGATTCAAAGCGTGCTGAAGCCATGCCAGAGCCATAACATCATCACGGTGCTGTACCATAAACTGATAACCGAATGTCTTACGGCAACTATGTGTTCCAAGATTATATGGAAGAGCCATATCCTTTTGAACCTTTTTCATAATTCGTCCAAAACTATCCACATCAAGCGGCTCCCCGGCTACCTTTGGATTTGCCTCGTGTGTATACATAATTCCAGTCTTTTTACTAATTGATGTCCCGCCTGTGCTCCTCAATGAATTGCGAGAGCTTCCTTTACATGACGGGAAAAGCCAATCGTCATAATGGAGTCTTGCTTTATCAATATAAGTAGAAATCACTTCCAAAGCAGATTCTGGAAGAAAAACAATACGGTATTTTCCAGTCTTCTTTTCCTTCATTCGTATCTTTGCATTTGCATTTACTTGCAACTTTCCATTTACCCTCTGTGTTGTAACATCTGAAACCTTAAAACGAAGCAAATCGCTTGCACGAAAACCAGTACATACACCAACATTAAACAAACACCAATCACGGTACATCCCACGATTCCAAAAATATTCCGAAATTCGTTTAATATCCTCTACATCTTTAATAGGTTGCACCGTTCCATTACAAGCTTCCTTGCGTTTGATATTATAGTTTTTCACCTGGTTATGCTTCACTTTTGGGGTAGGATCAACCTTTGGCAGATTAAACTCAACTGCGTTATTTTCGTTTTTCTCAGGTACTGCGTTCATATTTGCATCTCCTTTAAATTCCATATTTTAAACAATATTTACCATAGGACAATCCTTCTGCGTCTGCCATTTTTGCAATTTCAATAAATGTCGGCTTATGTTTCTTTTTATTTTTACATCTAATATCCTTTTCTCTATCCACAATCTTTCTGCAATTATCGCAATAAAGCTTTCCACACTTTGGCCCATACCACGTGACACCACATCGTTTGCACGTTATATTTCCATATTTCATCATGTTCTTATACCTCAAATTCATCAATCTTCCAGTGGTGACGATAATAATTTTCACCACTACAAACAACAGATGCTTCCGCAGCTTCGCACCATGTTTCATCATCACTCACCGGTTGTAAATCATTCTTGCTTTCATTAAACAGGAATACCATTTTATCAATTGCTTTGATTCTATCCTTTGTGACCATAATCACATTATCTTCTGCGTAAAAATCGCTAGAATCAATACATTCGTGTAAAACATAAACCTTCATTTTTATGTACCTCAATTCTTTTCAAATTACTCCTTCATCAGCTGCTTTACAGTTTTCTTAAATAACGCGAGGTTCTTTTCGTTTTCAATAAACACCTTAGTCTTCGGATTCGGTGCTTTACCGTGAGCTTTTTCATAAGCAATAAACAAATTATTCATCTTCTTATAACCAATATGCTCGTAAATCAGAGTGTAAGTGTGCTTGTATTGCGGCTTATCATTAAGCTTTTCTGCCAAAGGTAACAAAATCGGGACAAGAATCTTCGCCGTTTCGCTCTGTTTCTTGGGCTTTTCTTCCGAAACCGGCTCAGACTCAACTTCCTTAACTTCCACCTCAATCACAGGAGCGTCACAAACAGCCACTTCAGGAGCTGCTTCAATAGTTTTCGCTTCAGGCAAAGCTTTCCATTCAGTAGTTTTTTCCTTCTTTTTATTGATTGCTTCGGTATACAGATCCTCAACCAGAGCACCAAAGATAGACTTATACATTGTGCTTGCTTCGACCACATCAATCGTAGGGATGTAACCAGTACGACCAGTTCTTGCGCAGTACTTTCTACGCTCTTCCTCGATAACGAAGGTATAAACACTATTCATGTATTCGTAAACATCACGAAACACATCTTGAACCTTCATCTCATTGATTTCCGCAATCACATTGATACGTTCATACATCTTCTTACGCCAGTCACTCACCACATCCTTACGAGGAGTAAAGTTTCTAGTAGAACGAATCGCATCATCCATCTGCTTGTCCTTAATCTGATGGACACACTAAGATACGCTACTAATCACATTCAGTGCTTCATTGCTGGTAGCACGAGCTTCCTCAATCTGTTCACTAAGATCTTTGCGAGTGGAGTTGAGTTCACTCTGAAGGCTTTTCATGCTATCAAACAGAGCGTGAAGTCTTACATCAATAAATTCTTTACTCAGTGCAGCATCCATCTTAGGAGTAGCCAGAACAGAATCACCACGCATCAAAGATTCCATAATGTCCCAGCAGAAGTCCATGAACGCATCAGCCTTCGGCTGACGAGAGAAGCGGCAGATTTCCATAACACCACGCAAACTGTAACAAATAATTTCACGCTCTTTCGCGATTCCACCTTCAACTGTCGTCAAATTGACGACAGTTGATAAGGAGTCAAGACGGTCTGCATTACGCTCATGAATCTTTGCAATGTACTTCCGAGGTTCTTTACATTCCAGTGCTCGCCCAATCTGTTCACGGGTCATGTAATACTGGTGTTTATCATTCTGGTACACGTCCACATTCAGTGCGCCGAAGGGCTTAGAGATTATTTTGGTCATAGAATTGTTAGTGGTCATTTTGTTTTACTCCTTTGTATTTCATTTTTTTTAGAAGATTAGAAGAACTGTTTTATCAGATCGTGACATAATACCATCCAGTATACTTATCTACACATCCCATTCTCTTATCTTCTTCTGGATCATAAAAACCGGTAGCAGATATTGCTCGTCCAGCCTTTTCATCAATATAATCAGCAACCTTCTGTGCATCTTCATATGTTTTGCATAGAATGTTCTCACCATCACACCAACGATCATAACCATCTTCTGGACAACAAGGCATATTTCTTACAAAACGATTCCAAACATCGAAAACATGATTTTCAAATTCACTCATAATCGTCACCTCAAAACTGATACTTCCAAAACAACTTTGCATTGCCGGTAATGCTCTGCAAATAACCAATATATTCATTAAAGGAGCACACACCCTTCATTTTCATCTTGCGTACTTCCACAGCTGGTGCAGCAACCTTTGAATCATAATCAACGGCATCAATAAATGCGCTATCAACCATCATCTGCTCAAACATCTTAATATCATTGATATCCATTTTTAATCTCCTTACTCAAAATCCCACCATGCGTTAATAGACGTATTCGGAACATAAACCTCAAGCATATGATGACCGTCACGAATCCATTCAGGTTCATAACCTTCATCTCGCAATTCTTTCATCAGACTCTCAAAATCATTATTAACAGACTCTACCGCATCTTCCATTGTTTTGTGCTCTACACGGTAAGGACCATTACACATCGTATCGTCATAAACAACCGTAATCATTTTTAAAACCTCGATTTTATTTAATTTCAATATTCATTTTGCTAAATAAATATTTAACAGATTCTTCAATTGCATCAATAGACCAAACATTAGGATTACACACACCAAGAATTTTATCGCCAGAAGCATTATCACGTGCATCACAAAAATGCCACCAACTATTATCGCCAGCATCATATTCATAATAAACATCCACATCAATTTCGGAGTGACCATCTACATGATATTTAATCTGATCTTTATCATTAAATGTATCCGGTTTGTATCCACGTCCATTCCATCTACATGGGTTCATCTTGCGAATAAAATCTCTTGCAATTTCATGTGTAGTCATAACTCTCACCTCATGTCGTCATAATTAAAATCTGCCATACGTTCGTCCTCGTTATCAAAAACCTTAATCAAATCCCACGGATGAAAGGTTTTTCCATCGACTGAGTTAAATGCAAATGCAGTCATGTGCCCATTTTTATCCATTGAAGTCAAAATAACAATGTACCCAGACTTTGTTTTAAATTTAAAGAAATTTTTATTGAAGAAACTTTTCATCATAACATTCACTCCCTCAATTCTCCATCCTCGTAATCAAAAACATGACAACAATCTTCGCAGCCTTTCTTATACAGGTCGGTTTGAATCTTATCATTTACTGCATCTTGCTCAATAACCATAATTAAATCGTTCCACGAAAATGTCTTTCCGTCTTTAGAGTAAAAAATCAGCATACCCGGATAGCATTCTTTGTCTGCCGACCCCGTGGCAATCAACCAACCATTATGAATTTTGATTTTGAAATCATGTTCATTAACGTTAATCATTCGTTTTTCTCCTTTATATTATTATCTTATCTTCACCAAGCGTTTCGGTTTCATATGTTGTATAGATAAGCTTTGTCGGCTTGCTGTAACACGTTTTCATCCAGTCAAGTTCTGCATCACGTAGCTCTTTTGTGGGATAGACTTCATGCCCTCTATATGTATCACCGTACATAAAGTATCTGACAGAGTATTCAAGATGGTAATACATTATTTTTCTCTCAGCTCCTCGCACGCTTTAGCAATGATAGCAAGACCATTACGACGAAAATCAGCATTGTAAGGATTCTGTGCTTGAACATCTAAATGGTACAGCAATTTTTCCAAATCAGAGCTATATTCAACGCCTGCTGTTTTACAAAGGACCTCGGCCATCGCTTGAGTGTCATATTCCATAATAAAACTCTCCTTTTATATCAATTTGTTAGAAATATCAAATGCTTTCCATCTGAAACTAAATTCATCCGTCCAAACCTGTGCTTCGAGTTCGTCACTATCATAATAAGCCAGAACATTAGGAAGGTCAGAATACATTGCATAGCATTCTTTCGAATCAACCACGATATATTTCATAGCTTCTTTTTCGTTTTGAAAAAACTCAGGCTCAAAAATTTCACCTTCAGAACTACATTCGATAACGCACCACATATTTACACCTCACTAAAATTTGCATTAAAAAGAATCTCATTACCATATTCAGTAAGAGTATCCTTAAACCAATTTTCATTCTTTTCCCACCACAATTCAGCCTGCTGCTGGCTCAATACAATACCTTTTCTTTTCGCTGCATCGATAACGTCATCGATGCACCAACGAGTTTCAGCATAATAATATCGAGTATCGCAATCATCTTCGTCAAATGCTTCCATCTCTGTAAGTTCGGTGGATGGATGCTGCCAATCACAATTGTAAAACACTCGTTTTGCCTTCTTTTCATCACCTTCACAGATATCAATAATATCCTGTGCAGTGTAAAAGTTCGTATATGCGTCTGCAAGTTCTTGCAAAGTCATTTTATGGTCATAGGCAACACCATTCATATCGAGATCAGGAATATAAATAACGCTGTTATAACAGTCCTCTTCAGGAAAGCAATCCGCTTTAAATATCGTACACTCTTGCCCATCACTCATATCAAGCAATTCATCAAGAATAGCGCCGTTCTTCAGGAGATTATAAAGTTCGTCTTTTGTGTAAGTTTTCATGATATTTTTCCTCTTAAATTTTACACACTCACATTCTCGTAAACCCAGCCAACGCCTTTACTATGGAACTCATCTACCCAATGAAACCATTCATCCTGTGTGAAATTGCCAACGGGAAAACCTCTCCACTTCTGATCAAGAACTAATTCTCCGCGTTCGTTTTCAACCCATGCAAAATCCGTGTTCTCCTTCCAAAGACGTTCAACGAATTTATCGCAATCATCTTTATTTTCTCTTAGTTTTAATATCCATTGTGCCGTTAAATAAGTTCCATCAAAAGATTCTGCAATAGCACACGGACAGTTTTTACAAGATTTCTCAATGCATGACCAACAAGGCCCACCGTTGTAACTCATACTTTAAACCTCATAACTTTCTTCCAGACAATCAATCAAATCTGCTACATACTCACCGATCTGATCACAATTTACATTTTTGTATTCCGCACCAGAATTTCCATTATCACTGATATAGACGTTAAATAAACCCTTTCCAATACGTTCAATATCAACATCAATATTCATTTTCATACATTCACACCTCATAAAATATATTTTTCGTCCGAAGATTCAAATAATATCATATTTTTCAAACCAAATATTCAACTCATCTTCCGACATCGAATCGATTGCAATATCCACTCGGCGTTCAATAACATCATCATCCTCGTCTTCATTCAGTTTATAACCAACAAAGGTTTCAATTGTATCAAATCCATCCATAAAAAGCTCACGCTTCAGAAGTTTAATTTTTTCCATCATATTATCATCCATTTTATTTTTCCTCCTAAAATTCAACTTTTACAGAACTCCGCCATAAGATCCGTTTCTCATCGCTCTCATATATGCTGCCTTACGAGAAGGACAAGGAGAAGCAACGTACTTGATTCCACTATCAGTTAAACCTGCAAACCACTGTCCATCTTTCGGATTATCTCTTCCAATAGAATAGACCTGACCGTTATCAGGATTTGCTGCAAAAGCATACCATTTTCCATCAATCTCTCTAATGTATGTCATAATTCACACCTCATCAAAATTGTAAGTAACAGTAACAACTCTTTCAGCGTCACCGATACGGCACCGATCTTCCTTTAATGCCTTTTCAAGACCACAACCAGCGCTGTATGTAATACCATTTTCAAGCATGTCGGAACCGATGAATCCGAATGCTCTGTCAATCTCCTTCCACTCTCCGTGTTCCTCTTTGTAAAGCGTATAGCCGTATTTCTCACCGGAAAGATAATCGCTATAGGTCTTAACCTCGTCACGCATGATTCGTTCCGCTTCTGTTTTGTAAACATCAGAACCGCTAGGAACTTTTGTAATAATCCAACCAACATTGCTATCGTCCCACGAACCTCTGAATTGTGTATCACAATCCATAGACAGGCCAGAGTGGTCATGTAACCAGAGTGGAAGCCATGCGATATACATATCAAGAAGGATTTGACAATCCTTAATGGATAATTCTCCCTCAGCATATACTGGGATTTCATTCTCCTTCAAACCCTGACAAAAATGAGTATACTCTCCATTATCAGTAAGAACAGAAAGATAATATGTATCATCATGAACACTCTTTTCTGCAATTACATCAATGGTTTTCTTGTTAATAAGTGCATTGATAATTTCTTCTGGCTCGCACATCTCGTAAACCAGATCGTTCCAAAACTCCTCTGCCGTACTCGCATCAATCTTATCACCAAGACGATACCGAGAATGAAAACAAGCCATTATAGAATCATGATCATCCCACCAGCGAGGATTATTATCTGCCTCATCATCGTGTTGGATATGCAAACAGTATAGATTGTCGCCGTAAGTCCACTTTATGATTTCATTATCGTAGCAATACAGTTTTTCCATATCTAAAATCTCCCTTTTATAAGCATCCATTTGCAGTAATAATCAACAACGGTTCAAGATCATCAACTTCATCATTCCAAATTTCAAGCCAATCGTAAGGTTCTCCATTACAAGCTCGTAATTTGTTGCTTTTCAGAACAGGCATCAAACCCATACCTGTTGCTTCAACATATTTCAGATCTTTATTTCTGAAGAGTTCATCATAATAGCCGCCATCCTTTTCGTAAGCGAGAAGCACATACATTTCACTCACCTCTTATGCACTTGCCTTTTCTTCAAAAGCGTACCAATCGGACCAAATCTTATCGACCTCTCCGTTTTTGAAACCATTCTTATAATCGGTGAACTCAACATAATAGTTGCTTGTCCACTCATTCAGACCATGTTCGTAGATGGCTGCAACACCACGCTTTGTTTCAACAACAAAGCTATCGACCAAAACACCTTCAACATAAGCACCAGTGCATTGTGCTTTATTCTGGTGCATCCAACGGCCAAGAGCACTTGCATTCAAATAAAAACGTGTCATAACTCATTCCACCTCCATAAGTCTATTAGCTAATTCTTCCAACATTTCTTTAATAGCATCAGCGTCGCCAATAAGTTCTCTGACACTAGAAGGACAACCGCCTTCACCACGATGCCCAACCCACATCTCTGCGTGCTCATCAGCATCAAAATCACGGGCATACTCGTAAACTGATTCAGGAAAATTTTCAACCTCCACACAAACGATTAAGTCCTCTCCTGCTGGAGAATAATTTTCAATTTCAACTCTGCCATCATTTGTGTAATCGCATACGCGCCAATCCAGCGATTCCAAAACATCAATATATTTAGGATGAATTTTCATAATTTATTCTCCTTTACTCAGCCATAATCATAGCGAGAACCGGCTCACCAGAATCCTTTAACTGAAGTTCCAGAATATTACTGTCATCCACAATCTCACACTTGTTCAAATAATCCTGAAGGAAGAACAGCTGACATTCCTGCCAAAAGATTTCTTTCGGATCTTCATTCTCTCCTACGAACACATTCTTGTGATGGAAAGATTCATTCCAAACCCAGCCATCACCATCGTGCAGTGCATGAACTTCTCTTAAATCCCACATAATCAGTCCTCCCCAAAGATATGACGCTTGTTAAGGTCATCACGGATAATATCCTCAATTTTATTTTTGGTATTATCATCGAGTTCTCCGTAAGGAGCGTTATCAAGATAATAAAAGTGAATTTCATCTCCAAGATTCTTGTACATGACACTTACATAAAACCCAGCTGAAATTCCATTCAGTAAAGCATATCCAATACCGTATACTTCTGAATAATTGTTACCCATTAAATCCCACATAGTTACTCCTCCAAAAGTTGAGTTTCTTTTTGATAGTCATCTCAATTTCGTCTTTATCACTGTCAAATAGAATCTTATTATCGTACTCAGAATAGCAAAACATAACACTACGACCATCATATTTATACATAACCATCGCTGTTTTTAATTGTTTGTCACGGAAAAAAGTCGCACACCCAATTCCATATTTTGGTGAGTATTCATCTTTAATTAAATCCCACATTTTATCACCTCAAAAGTTCTTTAAGCATCTTAATCATACCTTCACGGTCCTTATCATCTGCGCCCAACATACAAACCGTTCTATCAAAATCAACCGTCTGACAATCACTGAAATCGTATTGCTCAATATCGTTGCTACAAGTGTCAGGGTAATGTTCTTCGAGCCTGTCTTTCGTATCACAGTCACAGAAGGTTCCAGAATAATAATCACTGGCCGACTCACCTGTTTTCATGTACACGCGGATACCATCTGTGACAATCACTTTAGCGAACCGCTTCATATCTTCTGGCGTAAAGGTCTTATTCATGACATCATACGAATAGACCATGTAACAAGTTTTATCAGGCTCATAAATATCCTGTTCCTTATCTGCACCAAACGCTCTAGCATATCCACCAGCCCATCCACCACAAAACACAAGAATTTCTTTTCCTGCTTCGATAGCTGCCATATATTCCTCTTCAGGAATCGCTACAATTCTTCCGTTAGGAAAAATAAAACCTTCAAATTCTCTCATTTTATTACCTCACTTGCTCTTTTGAAATCTATTATAGAAAGATTCTTCTAGCTCCCAGAGAAATTTTTTCTGCGCCGTAATTTTGTTAATAACTCTTTCTTTATGATTGTTTAATTCGGGTCTCCCACTTGTCATTTCAATGGTAGCGTCGATACGATGATTTAACGTATCTTCCCATTCATCGAAAAAATCCATTATGTTATTAAAAACATTCTCGTCCATATTAAACACCCATTCCTTTATAGCCCATCATATGTAAACCTTTATGCTTCTTACGACGCATATCATAATAGATTGCTACCGTATTTTTCGGCATATTGTTTCTGAAATACTTTTCTTTATACTCACACAGCTTTTTATACTCGTCGCTTTCACGATGAGCCTTCAGCTTCTCACAATGGTCGTGACAACCAGGATAACGCTCCGGTGCCACACAGTAACGGCAAGAATCAGTCATTGTTGCTCTCCTTTCTTCCAAGTCTGTCAAACATTTCTGTGATACGGTCAATCCATGCGTCATTTTCTGATTCATTGCAATCGAAATAATCCTGAAATCGTTCAGCTAACTCTTCCGAAAACTCGATAATTTCATTGTATGAATAGCCATATTCTTCTTCAATCCAGTCTGCATTAAGTTCGAGCTGATAAAGAGCGTCATCAATACGATACTGACGCTCTTTATAACGGTAAGCTGCTTCAACCTGTTCAGGTGTCATCTCCCAAGACTTCCCATTCCAGCTAGTCACAACAATCTTATTTTCATTATTCATATTGCAAACTCCTTTTCTCTTGTAAACTTAATCACCAATGCATTCACATTGGCCGCTTCCATCGTTGACTGCTTTGCATCCTCGTGATTGCCAGCTCTAAGAAATGAAATACTCTGATCCATCAGCTTACGCCGATAGGAAGAAAGAGCTGCGAGAACAATATTCTTTTCAGTGTTGGTCATGTTCTTTTTTCTCCTGCTCACATTCCTTGTGAAATTTTCGCACTTCTTCCCAAAAATCAAACGGACTAGAATTGTGATAAACAAGCTCCATATATTCTTTTCTACTGTTAAGATGGTTTATGTTAGTATCCATTTTTATCACCTCAATCTTCGTAAAATGCCTTCTTACAATTCGATTTATAACAATCAATGATTGCTTCAATGTGCTTTTCACTACTGGTCATATATGCTTTATCGGCTTCCGCTTTAGACACGCCATACATCCAGCAAAACGCTTCAACAAATTCCTTTTCAGAATACATTTTTATCACCCCTTAATGCAGTAATCTTCAAAACAATCTTCTTTTGTTGGTCGCTCATCAAAGAACCATGTGTACGAATTGATTCCTTCCTTGAATCTGTCAAGCGTACTCCGACACCATGTTGTTTTATAAGTTCCGCCAAAAGCAAAAGAAAGCGTTGCCACAGGAAGCTTTTCTTTATTACCTTCAATCTTTACTGCAAGAACAACGCCACACGATTCAGGAGTATAAATAAAATTCTTTTCTGCTGCTTTTGTTTCATTTCTGTCATTCACAGCAATATATTCATTGTCATTTTGTTTTTCAAACCAACTATGGCAATAAAAACATTTAAACTTATCAAGTTCTCTATCATTGCCACGAGTAAACTTATTCAGTGTGCCACAAAATGGGCATTTCAGATGATCGTAAACAAGCATTATATTCACCTCCGCTCCATTGTCACATCGATCAAAGGTTTATCAGGATACGTTTCTTTGTCAGAAAAACATTCTCCCATCCATAAATCCTTATAAAACTCCCAGCGTTCGGAAAGTTCTTGTTCGTATAATTGATCATAATATTGATCTAAATATTTCTGCTCATAATCTCGAATTTCATTTTCGAGTTTTTGCTTTTCTTCTTTGAGTCTTTGTTTTTCTTCAAAGAAAGCATCGATTCCTTCTTCGATAGGATTATCTCTTTGTACTTTCATATTTCCCCTCGTCAATCATTGTAAAATATCTGTTTTATTCGTCACCTAATCGTTGAAAGCTCAAGATTCCATTCATAATTGATATCACTATTCGGAACAAAAATTGCCTGCCGATACATTCCATCAATTGTGTACGGATCATACCCATCTTTCTTTAAGTCATGCAGCGTGTTTTCAAAATCCTCTTTGATACATTTTTCTGCATCTTCTTTCTTATAGAAAACATACTTGTCACCTTCACCGTGATAGTCTTCGTATGTGACAATCCAACAATTACACATCATATTTTCACCTCAACACCATTTAGCATTCCAGTATGTTGCAATCTTCTTACGGACAACCAATTCGTTTTCATCGTCATCGTAAATAGAACGCAACTCTCTCAAAAGCGGAGTATACTCATCTTCTGTAGCAAGCCGACCTTTAATTGCATAAAGGTAGTCTGCTTCATTGTGGCCTTCGTTCCTACAGTAAGTGAGAACTGTTCCATAAGAGTGCGCCATAGTCGGTAAAATCGCATCAATAAATCCATCAATCTTGCGGAAGATGACCGGAATCTTATTCTTCTTTGCCATATTCTCCACCTCATAAAAGCATGATTTTACTTCACTCTTACGCAGAAATCATCGTTATAAAGTCCAAACAATACGATTTCTTTGCCGAGTAAATCTTTATGCTTTTCTTTTTCGTACATAAATTCAAAGATTTTGGTTCGTGCATTGTACAGACAATTCAAATTATTGTCGTTGATGATGATATATTTGTCCCAATCATCAAATACATCAAGCAGTGTCCCCAATTTCATACAGCTATCTCCTTTGTTCTAATGTGTGTATTCGGTCTATGCTTTCGCATTGGTAGCGGTTATGTCTGCCATAATACCGCCAATCACCTAGCATCTGCTGCTTATACCACCCAGACTTGACTTCTTATGTAGTCCTTAATATCTGCCGGGTAGCCATTGCGCTGGACATACTGACACAAGACACGCTGCACATCCTTGTTGTCACCGTAATCCATGGCGATTGAAATATCTTCGCCGTGAACGCCTACACCAAGACGCTCATATTTTCTGACCTCAAGATAGAAGTCATGTGCGCTGTAGTGTCTGCCATCCCGGCGATCAAGAATGCTATCAATAATCAAAATATTCACCTCTTAACCAAAAATAAAAATGGCTAACGTTCTTGAAGTCACAGCATAATAAACACCGGTTTCATGACCTCTTAACAACATTCCGTTACAACCATAAACACCGGAAGAATATCCAACTTGAGGAAGAAACCCTTCTTTTTTGATGATTCTTTCATAATCTTCGTTGTTTGCACGAGTAACATCCTCTGCCATTCCAAGGGCAACCATATTCTTCAGTTCTTTCTGAGTGTACTTACGCATTTTCTTCCATCTCCTTTACAGTCTCATCGTCCCAATGGAATCCACGCTTTTCATAAAGCGGAATCCAATGAGCTTCAAAAAAGTCGTAGCCACAACCATCAATGCCAAAAATGTAACCGTAATCTTCTTGCTCGTAGATGCGGAATCCGCAATCTGCCATTTCCTGAAGATGATTTTCGAGCCACCAGTTGTCGCACGAATCACTGAACTGCCACATCGTTCCCCACATCGGAAGAAAGTCGTCACGCTCGACTTCAAAATCATCCTCTCTGACATCAACTTCATCGCCAGTGCCGTCGAGATAAATTTTGTAGGTGTTATCGTCTTCGTTGTAACTCTGGATTTCACCGTTTTCGCCATAATGATCACCGCTAAAGATATAGACACGATCACAAAAAGACGGCGGTGTGATTTCAATAACGCCTTCACCGTTCTCTTCCAAATCGACCTTAGCAAGCTTTTCAATCACGCTCTGAGGAATCGCATTAAATTCCTGAACCCATGCGTAAGCTGCATCCTTCTTAGTTTTGTACATAGCCATAGCAGTTGACTCTCCTTTTTTTGCGTATCCTGTGTTATATAGCTATATGGTAAAAATAAAAGCCCTATGACGGACTGCCCTTTCTAGCTATAGAATACAGGATACTGCTGATTTTGTCAAGCACTAAAATGTAGATTTTATTAACGTCACATTTTAGTACGTTGATACGTTTTATTTCTGCGAACATTTTGTGAACATCAATCAACATTCACTTCATCAGACCGTGCCCACAGAACGTCTTCAATGGTATCGTCATAGATGGTTTCTGTGCCGTTACTGTTCATAACCATGGTCACTTTCTGACCATCTGACGGAGTTTCTTCCATGCTTGCGTAAGAATACAGCCATTCTTCGCCGTTCTCATCAACCACATGAATTGTCTTGATCCCGTTGCGAAACACCTCAATTTCATCCACACGGCCTGCCAGCACATAACGATCGTTCAGGCCGGTTTTCACAGGTCCTGCTGCATTAGCAGTCATACAGTTTGCCAAAATGGAAACACCAGCCACAATAGTAGCCAGGATAACGGACAGCTTATTCTGAGTAAGTTTCATTTTCTTGTACTCTCCTTTTCTTATCAGTGACCCCAACGGCATACAAAAACACCGTTAATCCAGATGGAAACATTCGCACCCTGCCGAAACCATTCGACAGCTTCCCGGTGAATGTTAGTGATAACACCTGTTTCATCGTTCATAAAATACTGACCTCTCCGCATAGTTGATTCTCCTTTACACTCTCAAGCATTCATCAAGATAAATTCGTCTGCCAAAGCACTTGACGTATGCTCTGCCAGATGGTGCGTAGGTGATCTTCAGATGATGATAACTATGATATTTCTCATCTTCACACAGCGCACCAGACATACCATAAAGGTAATCATCAATGCCGTATTCGATATCGCCGTAAATCTGGAAATCACCACATCTGCCGTAGCTGCTATCATAAGCGGTTACAGGATGGCTCTTACAATATTCTCTTGCGGTCATATCAAACTCTCCTTAAAACATATCTTTTATTTCTGAATGACCTCAACATCATCAAAGCCGTGCCAATTGTAATCAACAATGGCCTTCGCTTCCTCAAAGTCACGGCTCAACTTGATGATTTTGTTTGCATCCGTAATATAACGATTGTGATTTTCTGCCGTGGTGATATACCACATTCCAAGCGATTCGTACATGACATACTTTTTCATGCTTTTCATTCTCCTTTACCAAAGATTCTCACAAGCAAGGATTCCACCATTTTCATAGGGTAATCGTCTGACGCAATCCCTGTGAGGGCAATCAAGCTTTTCGCAATACTTGCAATTTGCATTATTGCGCTCCTGCTCTGCAAAGAATTTCTTTGCGGATTTCAGGTCACAAAAATAATGACCCTGATCCCATGTGTAGGAATCCGGGTCAAAATGCCACGCCACAATGTATGGCTGATAGTGATTCTTCTTGTAAAACAGTGTCGTGTAAGCATTGCCCACTTCTAGGATATCAATATCTTCTCTGTTCATTACAGTTCTCCTTTTAGATCTTGTAATCGAGGTCATCTGCCATCGGTTCTTCTGGTTCTCCATCCATGCTGTTGCTGGATGAAGTGTAAAGTTTGTCATGCCGTTCTTGCGGCATTTCACCGGGTTCTGTGTATTTCCATACTGTACCGAACTTATCGATAAACACTTCACGGTGAAAGTCATCCGTTCCAATGAATCGTAAGCTCTTTACATTACGAAACATTAGTTCAACCACCCTTTCCATTCTGCCACGCCAATAGCAATGGCACAAATTACGAAAGCCCACATCATAGGTGCAACGCACTCTGCATGATAAGCAGAATAGCCGAATAACATGAGAAGCGATTTCATAACAAGACTTCCTTTCTGCCAGGATAAACCAGGCTTTGCAAATTCATTTTTTACAACGCTATTGCGTACCCTATTGGGCTGGTAGTGGGATCTTTCTTCCCCGTGCCCACTAACTTCACGGTATAAATCTCCTCTTTTATGTGATTCCTGACGTGTTTGTTTTCACTGTTCACCAGTCTGAATACCGGTGATGATCTCGCCTTCTGCCTTCAATTTGGCAAGAACAGCGTCCAGACCACCCAGGATATTCACTTCCTCTTCTGTGTAGAGGATATAACGGCCACCAAAATTTGGGTCCTTATCCTCTTCACAGGCAACAAAGATTGCGTATTCTTTCATTATGTTCTCCTTTTTTTGTTTTCATTTTGCATACCATGCAAATTATTTGCATAATTATCCAAAGCAAGACATAAAGAAAACGCCTTGCGATAAATTCACAAGACGTTGTTGCCAGGGTTATAGGGTTTATTAGTTGGATTCTGCCGGGGAAACAATCAATTCACCATTGACGATTTTTTTAACAAGCTGAGACACGTTTATACATCCATAAAGAGGAAGAATTTCAGTTTCCAGCTTTTCACCCTCTGCCGGAGTAAGAACACAAGCCTTTTGCCACTTATAAGATTTATTTCGCGCTTTTATAGCGGCAACAAGCTCTTCTTTGCTCATGTTGTCGTACTTGCTTGCCATAGTCGCACCACCTTTTGATGCAATTATAGCAAACTTTTCACTCTTACGCAAGTTCTGACCACTTGAAACAGTTGCTGACATGATTCACCTTGCCTTTCTACCAGAAGGTACAGGAAAAACAGGCTCAAGAGGACGCATATCGCCACGGATTTTTCCAGCACCGCTGCCGTCCATGTATTCTGCGATCTTACCATAGACCTTCTGAGGCCGTCTGTTCATCTCGATTGTTTTCCCATAGATCAAACTAGAGGCATTGTTGTACTCTGCCGTAAAGGAATCATTGCGAGTGCGGAAAGCCTTAGTGTGTTTTGCTGCCTTCTTGCTCTTGCGATTTGCACTAGCAGACCCAGTTCCAGCAAAACGTGCTGCATAGCGTCCAGCCTTCTTCCGCTCTGATTTCACTGCCATATCAAAATGCACAGTCTCAGGATTTACGCCAATAGGTTCACTTCTGATGAAGTCAACGACAGTCTGATTGTAAGTCTTCTCCCACGGAACCAAACCTTTACCGGAACGCCAAACCATGCCGATCTGATTCACTCTGACGACCGTGATAAAACGCAATCCCTCTGCGGTCTGACCATAGTATGCACCAGACGGCACAGAATGACCGTCAAACTTAATCTGACGGTCTGCATAGTTCTTGCACAGGAACTTTTGCATAGTGTTCACCTCTTTCTATTTGATAGTGACGGCATTGCTGCCGTGTTGGTAGTGGTTACGTCTTCCCTAGTACCACTAATCGCCTAGCATTTATGTAGAGCTCTTGCGTGTTCACGATGGTTGCGTGGTTTAATTACAGGGTTTCTTCTGCGCTGAAGTCGTTGGTGAAGTCCTTGCTCTGAAGGTCTGCCAGTTTAGTCTGAGCAGATTCCAGGCTCTTTTTAACGTCTGCCAAATCCTTTTCCATGCCCTGAACAGCCTTCATCTTCTTTTCCAGGGTTTTTGCGTTGGTGTCCTTCTTGCTCTTGAGAGAGTCAAGTTCCTTCTTTGCAGAGGACAGCACTTCCTCTGCATTCTCAACACTCTTAGTAAGGCGCACAACCTTAGAGGACAGCTTGCGGACGCTTGCACGGCGGTCACGCTCTGCCATAGAGAGCATAGCAACACCGCTTGCGTTGGCACTAAACCATGCTTCAACCCACTTGACAAACTTGGTCTGAGATTCTGCTTCCGTGTCGTAGCCGTGGCCTGCTGTGGTAGCGGTGAATGCACGCACCTTGCCCACGCTCTGCTCAATGAACTGCTCAACAGTGAAGGTTGCAAAGACATCATTGACTTTGAAGGTATCGCCCATGATAGCGGTGGTAAGGCTGGTCAGATCATTGAAGTAGAAGGTTTTAATCTTCTGAACAGAGTCTGCGTCTGCGGCATAGCGTGCCAGCAAATCAGCATCAAGATAGACAGCACGGACGGCCTTGCAATAGGTCTCGTACTGCTCTGCGGTGATACCCTTCAGGCAGTCTCTGCCCAGGGCCTTCTCAGAGGTGTTGACTTCCTTGCCACCCTTCTTGAACAGGGCAACGGCTGCACCGGTGGTGCGGTTCTTCTCTGCGGCTGCGGTAGCGTTGAAGTTGATAGCGGACAGAATGGTAGTAGTAGACATAGTATTTTCTCCTTTGTTGTGTTATAATGTGTGTATGGACTTCTTGCTATTATGAGCAAGCCAAGTGCTACAGACAAAATTCCAGGTTCTGCCTGTAGCCTATGGTTCGCCCACGATGGGCAAATATGTATGCTGTAAAGCATGGTTTACCCTCTGTCTGCCAAAAACAGCCCTTCAACCATGCTTGCTATTATTCAATTGTCACGGAAAACTGTCTATTTTTGCTATTATCTGCGACAAGTCCAAACTTTTGAAGTCCAAACAAAAAGCGCCAAACTTTTGAAGTTCAACGCCGTCTAATTGCATATCTTTGCAAAAATATCCTGTTTTCTCAATCATACAAGATTGCATTGTACCGCCTAAAAGTAACAAACTGATAGCTTGCGTTTGAAACGTTGCCAAAACTTGCGTTTTGGATTCTTTCAAAACGGTTATATTGTTTTTATCCTTCCAGCGCATTTTGTCAATCTGGAATCGGTTTCGACCTGTTTTGCAAGGTAAACCACTTGAACAAATACGGAATCCGACCGCCTTGCCCGCCGTGCCATTTATTTAGCCGTTCGATTGATTGAAGGGCTATTTTGTGTGCACGTCTAAAACCGTTCTATCCTCTCTCCCGTCTGTTAAACGTGGTATTTTGCATGAGCGCCGTTCCGTACTATTTGCTTTTACACTTCCTTCCGTTCGGGGAACGACCGCTTGCTTTTAAACGATTTATCGGGGAACTTTCCCGCACCTTCCGACCGTGCGTCCCTTCAAGCCTTCCGGCCTTCCGGTGCCTATACTCTACCATGTTTTACTATGGTTGAACATATAATTTTGTTGCAAACGCATGGACGGAACGTGCAAGAATTATAGATTCTTTAAAAATAGCGATATATCGTTAAAAATTATATTTTGGCAAGGCTGTGATCGAATGGTTAAAGAATTTTAAGAAACACGCGGAAACGTGTTCGCGCGCGTGCGTGCGCCTGGGCAGGCAAAACTCTAATAGGTACAGCAGTCCCCGGCAATACTATATATTGTGGTTTGAATGAATGGTTAAATACTAGATATTGTGTATAGTACGATATTGAACAATATGGATAGATACTAGATATTGGGTTTGTCGATTGACTGAACACAAGATATAGGGAATAGCATAATTGGCGTAAAGTAAAAATACTTTACAAAATGTTGCACACGCAACATTCGATATCATTTTGATATCGAACGCAACGAAAATGCAACTAATTTGCAAATTCAATTCCCGACAAAAATCAGTACTATAAACATACTGGAAAAGTAGGAATAATTCCCGGCCTGGAAAGTGAAAAAACAGGCACTTTATTCAATTAAAGTGAATGCCGCTTTTTGCACAAAAGCGGCTTTTCCCCATGGGGGATACTTTTCATTTTTGAGGCATTCCAGGCAGCAGGCCGAGATCCCAGTACATCTTTCTTGTTCATAATCGCCAATTATAAATTTCATATTCTCTTACTCTCTATACATTCTGCACAACAATTTCCACAAAAATACCATTCTCTTTCAATCACAACAACCTCTATCTATCCTATCAACTCAATCTAACTATTTAACCTGTTCATACCCGAGTACATTTCCCTAACAAAATCATCCTAAAAATACACCCCTATACCCTCTCCTACACACACTCACAAATCACTCATTTTTCCACTCAAAATACATAAAAATGGCTTAAAATCGCTATTTTTCAATCGGTAGCTCATTCGGTAACTAGCTAGAATTTAACGTATTTTCGTTATATTTGGGCTAGTTTTTCTTTTTATTTGTACCTTTTTACCACTTATTTTGTTCCTTTTTGATCCAATAAAGCCTAAAAAAGCTAGGTTTCATGCGGTTTTTTCCGATATGTACCATAAATGTATCGAAAATGACCATTCTTCGGAGCATAAAGTACCTATTTGTACCCATCTATACTCCCCTATCGCCATAAATAGACTGATCTGGCATCCAAACAACATTCTCAGAGATTTCAGACACCTCATAAGAGCATAATTGTAGCCTCTGGCAGTTTATACTGAACACACAGAGTATCTAAATGTCCTTTATAGAGAACAATACCATCCAAAACATACCTTATTATAATAGGCACTAGAAATACTCGTATCCTGTATTATGTAGCTATTGAACTTTTGGCAATCTCATGGTATAATGAGTGTAGATAGCTATACAATACAGGATACTGTAAAGAAGATAGCAAGAGGATGTTTATAGTAGTCCTCTCGGACAGGGACCGTTACGACGGTGGAGAGGGATCTCGCGTCTGCGGACGCTCGTAGGTTTACTCAAATTGAATCTATGCCGCTTACGCGCCATAGCTTCAAGTCGAGTAAACCATTATTAGATATTTTGTGATAGTTGTACTTGTACTGACGACTATGTATCTTCATACATATATATAATACAGACTCGTCAGTACAACTAAATTAGAACTGGAGGCAATATGGAGCAAAATAATTATAATGTTACGCAGGATATGGTAAACAAATTAAGTGATGGACAAAAGTTCTCAAACTTCTTGGAGTTATCTACTTATCTCAACATCCTTAATAAAAACGGAAAACCGTTGGGTGGGAATAGTAAAAAACATTTCCTTGAAGATTTGAATCGTTTTGTTGAATTTAAAAAGGAAGGAAAGCGCTTTATTATTGTAAAGATTCGTCCAGATAATGAGGTGCTTCCTCCTCTGCCGACAAGAAATAAAGGGAAATTCTCTTTGCGTTTGCAGAACCAGATTGCTTACCACTTACTTAAAGAATGTGACGGCAGTAGTTGGATGGAGTTCTTTTGGACACCAGCTGCAATATTACGAGCATGTGGAATGACTAACAAAAATTTTTATCAATATCCAGAAGATTTACATGGCGATGATACCTTCTGGGCTGAAATAGTTGGTACACCATTAGAAAGTATTGCTTGTGATCAAATGGATGAGTTTAGAGAGAATTTAGCAGCGGATGCTGAGACATTTCAACAATGTACTAAATCTACAATGGTTGGGTACATTGAGTCTGCGCTTAGATCTATGGCGAAAAACAAGGAACTATTTTTTGAAGACTGTCCAGCTGTGTTTATAAACCATAATCCAGAAGAGTACCATATTCCTTCTGAAGACCAAAAGGCCATTTATATGAAGATGTATACGAATGTACTTCATGAGTTCTATACGTCATCTGGTCGAGTGTGCCAGAGTGAACAAGACGTATTTCTGACTGGACGGCTTCATGAGTTCTATGAAGAATTAGATAATAGGTTCAAGGAAATTTTTACATATGACCTAGCACGACCGATGTACCATATTACGATTGAGCCGAACTCGTTGAAGCGATCTGCTGCACGGACAGAATATAAATTGCAACAGCAATGCTTTCACGAGATAAATGATGCGATGTGTGAGAATATCCCAACACTTTCTGCCGTCAGAAGAGGTAGAGCGGTATTGGAGGAAAATCCAGAATATTACAATGATACTTCTCAACCACCATTTCGTTTTGTGCACAGGCAGTTGAGTGATGAGGTTCTTCAGCTCTTTATAGATGGAATGATTCGTGTTTCTGCGAATTCTGGAATCCCTCGTGCTGGATTTAAATGGTATGGTTCTTATAAAAGATAAGGAAGAAGGTTGAATGTAATGAATTTTGATAACCCCTACTGGATTGATTTAAAGGTAACTTATGAGAGTTACCAAGCAGCTGGCCGCTTGCCGGAGTTCCACAAGAAGTATGTTTGCACGAAATGCCGCTATGAGATTCCATGTTTCACAACTTGTGACGAGGTGCGATGCAAGTGCCGAGAGTTCAAGCCAAAGACTGTGCAGAAGGCTGACAAGTATTTACATATCAATGATTTTATGAATGATGTGGCCGCATTTAAAGCCAGCCGTGTGAATGAGAGTTAAATAAGAGTCCGTGCGGCTCTTGTTTGAAATGCAAATACATATCAAAAGGGAGAGAATAATGAAAATTCAGATTAGAAATTATGTAATTAAGACATTGGATAACAGAAATCTCGTTATCATTGAGCAGCGACCTGCTGGCAAGAATCCAAAGACTGGTGAGATGGGCACCGGTGTAAAAGAGGTTACGGTTGGCTATTACCCGAACCTCGAATGGGCTTTACATAAGATTAAGGATTTGAATATTTCTGAAAGCGATGCAGATACCGTGGATGTATTGCTGGCAGAGCTTGAACAGATTGGTGAGACGATCCGCCTGGTAGCTGATGAGGTCAAGTGATGGAGAAATATATTAACGCAACACGATTGATTGGCGTCCTCGATAGTGCTATCGCTCGTACTATGGCTAGAGGTAATGCAAAGTCTATTGATGATATGTGGTGCGATATGGCAATGCAATACACAAAGCGCATTCTTGAAGAAGAGATATCTGCTGGCGGTGAGTTCCGTCGAGTGGTTCATGCTCACTGGATTGAACATGAGGCGGATTTTGGTGAATCACTATATTGTGAGTGTTCCAGTTGTCATAACTCTACTGGAATTGACTGTACACTGTTCTGCGGTGCCTGCGGTGCTATTATGGATGAACAAACGATTAAGGTTCAAGATTGTTGAGGTAAAGCAATGTATTTAAGTGATGAAGAACTTTGTAAACGTGCGTATCGCTTATTGAACCTAGAGCTCTCAAATATGATTGGTAAGGAATACTCTGCCGAGAACATTCAGATAGATAAAGATTACATAACATACTATCGAAAAGGTGTTCCAGTGTTTACCAAGGAAGGCTCTGCTACATATTCGTGTAAAATCTACAATAAGAAAACTGGTGAGTGGAGTTATGTCGAGGGAGAACTAGCAGAGCGGATATACAGAAAATGGATTAGTTGGATTGAGTGGTTAAAAAAATATTATTATATGTACGAACTGGAGGCTGAGTAATGCGTACTTACGAGGATGTTGACAAGGAAATCAAGCAACTTATCAATGATATGAATTATGCAAGTCTGACCCGCCGGGAGTATGAGTCTGCTGAAGATTATCTGGATGAGCTCTATCAGGAGCGTGAACGGCTTTGGCTCAAGGCTATGGAAGATGGTGAGAGCTGCTATCTGTAAAAGCCTGCTTTTATATTTTCTCTTTAGCTATAAAATACAGGATACGTTTAAGAAGAACATGGAGGTGACTGCCGAATGGCAAAGCAGCAAACTTGCCAGAAGTTTGTTTTTAAGATCCATACGAAGCGTCTGGTTGAAGCAAAGTGGGATTTGACTCTACCATTAGATGAGGCTAGACGAAACCACGAGATCATCTCGCTGGCTGATAGCACTGTTTTACGATGGATTGATGAGTTGAATGGTGTTACGGATGCAGAGGCTAAGGCACGGAGCATTAAGCGTAGAATCAAGATGCTGCGGAATGAGCCGTCTTGCTTAGAGAACCGCCGGGAGATTCGGAGGCTGTATACTGAACTGGACGCAGTTCAATTCAAGCCGGATTATATGTGTCTGGTGGTTGATAAGAAGAATGATTACCGCCGTGCATGTTCTCCAAATGGGTTTAAAATCAATGGAATCACGTATCGCCGTCTGGTTGGTACTACCGGTGGTGTTAAGAATAGCACGATTGTGTTTGTGAGCGACCGTCTTATTGATGAGATCCGCAAGCGAATTGATAATGGCCGTAACAAAAGAATGGAGTTTATTCCAGCAAAGTTGGAAGCATATCGGGCACTCGCCTGCTCCGCTTCCATTCCGGTTACTGACCCTGACGGCGTGCTTGTTGTAGATGATTGTTTTACGCATTTCAAAGACCATGTAATCGTTCTGGATGACGGAGTGTCTGGTGAACCTACAATGGTGGAGAATCCTGAGCAGGACTGTGAGCTTTGCGCAAGCGACGGTTTTGGACTCATCAGTTACGATCTTGCACAGCAGTGGAGTGAGGATTTGAAACTACCATCCACCGCATCTGGCTTTTGTGTACGCAACGCATTTTGTAAAGGCATGTTATTCCCCTTCCCTTTTCGCGAGTTCGCTAAGAAAGTAGCAAAACAAAATATGGTGCGCGATATTTGGGGGAACTACAAGGATGTCAATCGTGTTCAGGTGATTCTCACTGGGTCGATGCTCAAGTTATGGGATAGTTACCATAGTTGTGAGGACTACTTCGAGAATTGCCAGGAAAATCACTACCATTTCTCTGTAACAAAGACTTGTGAGTTGGAGCTTGATGAAGAGCGCAACCTGAATTATCAGTTTATTCAAAGCTATCAGCTTACGAACGAAGAGATACATGAGCTCGTGAAGCCAACTTTGGATGAGATCAAGGGTGTCATGGGCGGTGACTGGCGTGATGCGTTGCTGTATTTGCGTGGTAGTGGAATGCGTGATGACTCGAATTACATAAACAGTCTGGAAAACGACTATATTAAGGCTCTTATGATTGAGCCGGAAATGATTAACGACCCTTATGTGCAGAATCGGATTCGGTACTTTATTAAAAAGCGAATTTCGCAAGCAAAAACGGGTGTTGTGAAAGTACGAGGAAATTTCCAGGTGGCAAGTGGAGACCCTTATGCGCTTTGTCAATCTATCTTTGGAATGGAAGTTACTGGACTGTTAAAAGCTGGAGAGGTCTACAGCCGATTCTGGAACGACCGCGATGTTAAGCGGGTAGCCTGCTTTAGAGCACCGATGAGTCAGATGGCAAATATTCGGTGTTTAGATTTAAATTCGAGCGATGAATGCAAGAATTGGTATCGCTACATTAAAACGGTAGCTATCGTAAGTGCATTTGATAATACGTGTGCCGCACTAGATGGAATGGATTGGGATGGCGATCTTATTTTCAGTACAGACAATAGAATTCTCCTTGATAAATGGAGAAACGAGACTGTAATTCTTTGCGCTCAGAAAAAAGGTGAAAAGAAAGTTCCAACCGAGCAGGACTTCATTGAATCTAACATCAATGGATTTGGTGACGATATCGGCAAGGTAACCAATCGTATTACCACAATGTTTGACGTGCAGAGTAAATTTGAACCAGAAAGTAGAGAATATAAAGAGCTTACATATCGTATTATTTCTGGCCAGAAATATCAACAAGATACAATTGATCGCATAAAGGGAATTTCTTGCGTACCTATGCCGCAGTATTGGTATGACAACAAAGCTTGTGCTGCTAAAGACGATGATAATCCTGACACTATCGAGGATAAGAAGTTTTGGAGTAGTATTTGCGCATGGCGTAAGCCGTACTTTATGAGCTACATCTACCCTGCTCAGATGCGTGATTATAAGCAGTATGTGGCCGCAGCTCGCAAGCGCATCAAGTGGGATGGGTTTGCCGGTCTGGATGAGATTATGCAAAAGACCGTCAAGGACGACGTGGATGAAATGGTTATCCAGTATTACATTTATCGGATGCCGGTCGGAATCAACTCTTGTACTATGAACCGCCTATGCTGGACCGTTGAGGATGAATTGGAGGATTTTGAGGAAGAACTCAAGATAAAGCGCAAGTTTGATTATGATTCGCTCAAGTATGGCGTTGAATACACTAATTCTCAATACTATGGCATCCGCTCTATCTTTAAGGACTATTTAAGATTTGCTCGTGGCAACGCAATCCATTCTGGTAACGGAAATAATAATAAGGAAACCGGCGCAGACCGCAAGGAGCGAATTGCGCTGTATCAGGAAAGTATGTTCCGCAATCTTCACGATAAGTGTTCTAATGACGATGTGCTTTGCGACATTCTGCTTGATCTTTGTAAAAAGAATGCGTCCAGTATTGCAATCGTCTGGGAGTTGTTCCATGATACTTTGATTAAACGTTTATTGGAACGCCATAATGGTATGGTGCATTCTCTTGTGCAGGATGAGAATGGCGATATTGAATATGACGGCAAGCGTTTCAAGGATGTGTTGGTTGACATGAATAGCAAGGAGGATGCGGATGATTGTATTGAATGAAGTTCTTTACGCTGAAGAATGGCTAGAGAAGGATGTGCCTTGGAAGAAAGCGGGGCATGTTTTGCATTATATTGCGAAGTATTATTTCTATAAGGGATACTCAAAGGATGACGTAAGAGAAAAGCTTAACGAGTATATGCTGCGTCATTTTGAAGGGTACAATAAGGTTCTGGACAGAGAACTGATTGATAAAGCGATTGCTTCTGCTAAAGGTCGTCCTATGGTCGAACTTGATGGTGTGTGCATTACGAAGGCTGAGGTAGAGAAGATTCAAGCACTTGAAGGCAAGCAGATGCAGCGCCTGATGTTTACGATGCTGTGCCTAGCAAAATACCATATTGCTGTTAATGAAAAATGCAACTACTGGATTACGGAAGATACGGCTGATATTTTCAGGATGGCAAATGTATCTGTGAATGAGAAAAAACAGAACGAGATGATTTGTGAGTTACATAATCTTGGTTTTATTGGGTTTGCCAGCTTGAAAAAGATTGACAACTTGAACATCCATATTTTGATTGCAAAGCCGGATTCTCCTCATGAGATTTTCGTGGACGATTTTGAGAATGCTGGTATTCTGTGGAACCAGTATTGTGGGAAAGAATACATCAAGTGTGATTGTTGCGGAAAGATGGTTGCTCGCACTGGACGCAGACAAAAATACTGTCGTAAGTGCGCAAAAAACGTAAATATCGAGAAAACTGCACAAAATAGAAAAATGTTTGATTTATGAAATGTGAAAAAGTGTGATATTTCAACGTAGATACGTTATAATTTTACATATATAGAGCAAAACATAGTGCGGAAAGTTATGGTAGGGAGAGAGCGAGGACGCTTGTTTTCTTCCTACCTATTTTATTTTGAAAGGGTGTTTTACCTAAATGATTGAGATTACCAAAGCAGAAGCAAAGGAAATTCGTAAGGTTTATCCGAAGGTTTTCATTGCAAAAACTCGACACAAGCGATTTATTGAGGAATCTGTTCGTTATCTGGAGCTGATTCCGTTTAATATTGAAGCTCGTGAAATTGTTGAGCGTGCCAAACGCGGCATTCGAGACTAATTTATGAAAGAACGAGGTACAGACTTTGGATTTTGAAATTCAGCTGCCCGAGGAGATTACAAACCTGATGAATGGTGGTGGTCTCCCCTCTCCTGAGATGATGAACTTCTACGTTGACGAGAAGGATCGCATCTTTTTTATTGATTTTGAGATTGACCAGTCTCTGATTGAAATTGAGCGAAAGATTCTTCAATACAACCGTATCGACAAGAATATTCCTATTGAGCAGCGCAAGCCTATTAAGCTGTTTATTTACAGCTATGGTGGCGAGCTGGATGCGATGTTTAGCTTTATTGATGTTGTTGCGCTGAGTAAGACTCCTGTTTGGACGATTAACGCAGGTATTGCAATGAGCGCTGCTCTTGTGATGCTGCTGTCTGGTCAGAAGCGCTTTGCTCTGCCTCATTCTACTGCATTGATTCATAGTGGCTCTGGCGGTACGCAGGGTACTTTTGAGTAGTCTAAGATGGCTATGGACTACTACGAGAAGCAGGTTGCAAAGATGCGTGAGTATATTATGGCTCACTCTACAATTGATAAGAAGACTATGACCAAGAATAAAGCAAAGGATTGGTATCTGGACGCTAATGAGCAGGTCAACTTTGGCATTGTAGATAAGATTTGCGATGATGTGGATGAATTCAATTAAGGGAGAGTTATAATATATGGCTAAGAGAAAGATTCCCACTGAGATTCCTATGGAGAAGATTACTGATCCTGATCAGTATGGTTTTTACGGCATTTCTTTGGACCCTGAACAGCGTGTGTTTCGTGATGCAATTTGGAATCCAAACATTGATGTTGTGATCTGCAACGCTGCAGCTGGTTCTGGCAAGACGCTTATTGCGACTGCGACTGCAAATCTGCTTGTTCAGGCTGGCTATTTTGATAAACTGACTTACGTCGTGTCTAGTTATGGCGAAAAGCGTCAAGGCTATCTTCCTGGATCTATTACGGAAAAATCGGAAGTTTTCTTTGAACCTTTTTATCAGGCTCTGATTAAATGCAACGTTGACCCTAACAAGGTTATCAACGACGAGTCTATGGTGAATCAGAAGAATGGCACTGGTTATATTTCTTGTCTAACTCATACTTTCCTTCGTGGCACAAACCTGAGTGGTATTATTTTGTTGGACGAGAGCCAGAACTATACTCCTAAAGAGTTACAGAAGACTATTTCTCGTTGCGATGGTAGTGATGGCGAAAAGGTAAAGTTGATTATTATTGGTCATGATTTACAGTGTGATCTTGATAAACCTTCTGACTCTGGCTTTATGCGTTGTCTCCAGCATTTTGCGAAGCATGACCGCGTAGCCGTATGTCAGTTGACTACGAACCACCGTGGATGGATTAGCCAGTGGGCTGATGAAATGGACGTGAGTTGATGCGAGGAGCTGTAAGAAAAACAAACGAAAAATTTCAAGAAGAAGCCAAAATAAAGAATCAAAAGGTAACTGTTGTTGGAAAGTATGTTGGCTCAAATAAAAAGGTAACTGTAAAATGCAACACTTGCGGTAAGATGTTTGATATGTTTGCTTGCGCAGTTCTTGAAGGCTGTGGGTGTAAAAGCTGTTCAGCGAGAAAAGGAATGCTTACTTACAGTGGACTCAATTATGCGGATGTCGCAGAACTATTTCGTAAACGTGGATATCAGCTTATAACAAAGGAAGAGGATATTATTTCTTTTACAAGAACTCGATTACATTATCTTTGCCCGATTCATGGTGAAAGAACCATTATTTGGGGAAGTTTTAGAGATGGATCTGGGTGTAGTTTGTGTGCACATGCTTTGTCTTCAAAAAATCAACTAAAAGACTTTAATGTGATAAAAAGCGAATTTGAGTCTCGTGGATACACACTCTTAACAAAGAAAGAGGAATATACGGGAGCGTTTGGAGAATTGAAATATATTTGTCCAAGGCATGGCGAGAAAATCACAAAATGGAGTACATTTCATCATGGAACAGGTTGCCCAGAGTGTGCGTATCACAGATGTGAAAGCAAAATCGCACAACAGCTAAAAGAGTATTGCAAAAAAACATATCCTGACACGATTGTTGAATATAAGGCTGTTAAAAATCCAAAGACTGGAAGATATATGCCTTTTGACATTTATATTCCATCCGAAAGACTGTTTTGTGAAGTTATGGGGTCACAGCATTATAGCCGTATTAAATATTTTCACCGGACTGAAGAAGATTTTGTAAAGCAGTTTGAGCGAGATAATATTAAGGAAAAGTATGCTGACGAACATGGACGGTATATCGAAATTGATTTACGTCGTATAAAAACAATTGATGAAGCCATTGAACATTTTGAGTCACTGCATAACAGTTGGATTAGCAAATGGGCAGCGGCTTTGGTATTTCCAGAGCTTGCAGAGTCTTGCTAAATCATTTCAAAATTGAAATAAAATATAAGGGAGAATAGAATTATGGTTGCTAAGAAGAGTGTTGTTTTTAAGAACGCTATTATTGATACTGCCGAGGGTACTATCACCGAGATTACCAAGGATGGCGAGAATGTCTTCAATCTGAATGAAGCTCTGGCAAAGTGGGATGGTATTGAGGGTGTCACCATCAATATTTCCACTTCTGATGAGCTGCTGGGCGACCCGGCTTGATGCCAATGGGTTGCTATAATAAACGGCCAGAAGAAACGAGCGATGACTTCTTTGTAAGAATCGGGAATGCTGTTCTGGCTAGAGAGTTGACTTGGGATGGCGCATCCAAGGTGCTCAATGATGAGTTGGGTAAGAATTTTGGTGAGTGCGCATATCGCAAGCGTTTTAAGGCATTCCGTGCGGGTATGCAGTATCAGGAGTCCTTATCCAATAGAGATGTGGGAACCTGTATTCTGTCTATTTCCGACCTACATATTCCATTCCAGAAGCCCATTGAGACTTTTAGTGAGTATGCTGGAAAGATTGATATCCTTCAGATAAACGGGGATCTGGTAGATGCGCAGGCCATTTCTCGTTTCAATAAGGTGTATCGTAAGAGTCCAATGGAGGAAATTCTGATTGCACGTCAGTATATGATTGACCTGATTGAGATACTTCAGCCTAAGAAGGTTGTTGTAAATTATGGTAATCATGACTTACGTTTCCAGAATTATCTTGCTAAGAATCTGGACACCGACTTGCTTGAATTGATGCCAAAGACATCTTTGGAGCTTATTTTTGTTGATGGCTTTAACCATTACAACAAGGAGCTTCATACAAAGGTTCATTACGACCCTCTGACTGATGTTTTTAAGGATAGTGGTATCGAGATTGTTTATAACGATACTTGGTTTAGTTTCGTTGGTGAAACAATTTTTGTGCATCCACTTGCTTATTCTAGCGGTATGTTGAAAACGGCAGAAAAGGCATATCGGTATTTCAAGGATAATGATTATTTCTTTGATACTATCGTGATGGCACACACTCATAAAACAGGTCATTATGATATCGGTAATTCTGTAATTTATGAGCAGGGCTGTTGTTGTGAGACATCAAAAATGGATTACGCAGATGGAAAATTAACACCATCTCAGCGAGAAGGATTTATTCTGGTTTATCAGGATAAATTCGGAAGGCTGAATGAAGATAAGACGCACATTGTACGTCTAAATTAAAAAGCGGTGAGCCCCTACCACTAAACGGGGACTTAAAAAAGAAGTACGACCGCAAGGTCTGCTTGGGACATCATTTGTTGTCTCCTTTTCTATGTGCTGGGGCGATTGCTCCAGCTCATTGTGCCGCCTTAATTTAATGGTAGAATGGGAAATTTGTAATTTTCACATACGGGTTCGATTCCTGTAGGTGGCATGGCAAAAGCGGTCATTGGTTGCAACCGTGTATAAGCTGTAAAGTCAGACGCAGAGTAGCTTTGAGGAGCAAAATGCCAAGCCAATCGTGTTTCGCTACGTTAATGCGAAGCTTTAAAAGTCTAAAACAAGCGTTTTATCAACACGAGAACAATTCAACTAGCTCGGGTGGCTTGATGGATGCTTGTTTTTATTGTGCGGTCTTACTCAAGTGGTTGAAGAGAACGGTCTTGAACACCGTTAGGTCGGTAAATCCGATGCCAGAGTTCGAATCTCTGAGACCGCGCCAGTCATTCTCCCGGAGGGCCTATATTATACCGGTTCCCTACCACCGGCTAAAAGGTAGGTTTTATTGTGAGCTTGTAATGCGAAGAGGTTGAACGTAGCGGATGGTAGCAAACATCTGCACGAAGCGAGATTGCTTATTCGTGGATACAGCGCAGGTTCGAATCCTGTCAAGCTCGAAGAAAATGGCTATATGAGCGCGACATATAGCAAGTCCGAAGTCTGGGTTTTAGAAACATGATGTACACATGTCTTTCTACTTCTTGAGACACTTAGGCACCATATGACGCAGCGTTGCCCAGTCAGGTCTACGGCACCGGCCTCATAAGCCGTGTATTCGTTGGTTCAAATCCAACCGCTGCACCCACTTGTATGCTGGTATATTTATGCGCCCGTAGCTTAATTGGTAAAGCAGTGGTCTCTAAAACCATTTGTTCTCTGTCCGAATCGGAGTGGGCGTGCCAGCATTCTCCCCTTTCGCAAGCCTGAGTTATGGCTTTACTACTCCCTCCATAACTCAGGTTTTTTGATTGATTATTACGCCACTTCGGTGGCAGGGTTCGGTACGTCACTGACGTAGCAAACCCATATAGATGATAAAGACTCCGTCGCGCCTCTCGCAGAAGCGTACCATGGTGGAGCCGCCTGAGCCCACTAAGCCTCTCAACGATGCGTATCATGGTGGGTCTTTTGTGAATGAAACACCCTTGGCCTCTGCTACGCAAGCACATTAGAGGGTGTCTTTTGTTTGCCGTGGAATGTGCGCACGTTCTACGGCTTTTATTTTTGATTTTGATTGGAGGTGTTTGTTTGCCTAGAAAGAAAAAGGTTGTTGAAGATGGCGTTATTCTTGAGGGAACCGAAAACAAAAAGACATTCAAATGCCTGCGTTGTGGTAAAGAATATGATGTCGCTATGGGGCATTTTTACCGAATAACATATTCTCCATTGTTCAAGGCAAATGACGGATATGCTCCCATCTGTAAAGAATGCGTTAATGAAATGTTTGATGATTTTTCAAGACGCTTTGGAAGCGATAGAACTGCTTGTATGCTAATGTGTCATGTTCTGGACGTTCCTTTTTATAATAGTCTTTATGATTCCGTTGTGAGCAATTCTGGAACATGTAGGCCAGGAACTTATAACCGTCTCGTGGTGAACATGAAGAACTTCCAGTTCCAGACGTTTACCAACACTCTTGTGAACGGTGAACTCAATAAAAACGCTCTCGATTTACAGGAAGAGAAGGAACAGAAGTGGTCGAAGGCAGAGATTCAAGCAAAGGATGACTGTATTTCTGTTATTGGGTATGACCCGTTTGATGGTTATAACGAGGGCGACCGCCGCTATTTGTTTAGTGAACTCATCAAGTATTTTGAGGATGGTATTGAAGACGACCCGTTCAAACTATCCCAGATTGTTCAGGTCGTGAACAATAATAATCAGATTCGACAAATCGACTTGCAGATTGCCCGCTTAAACCCGATGAACTCGGCTGAGGCAATCAAGAGTCTGAATGACATTAAGGTCAAGCTAGTTTCAAACAATGATAAAATTGCCAAGGAAAACGAAATCTCTGTCAAGAACCGTTCTAATAAGGATGCCGGACGTAATACTCTCACCTTCTTGATGAAAGATATGCGAGAGAAAAATATTGCAGGGGCAGAAGCAAACTTCTATGACCAGTTGCGTTCTCCTGGCACTCAATGGGCGGCAGATATGAGTCTTAAAGCAATCAAGGAAAATGCGTTCTTTGATGAGAATGACCAGCAAGAAATTTTTGATACCCAGCGAGAGTTGATTGATAAATATCAAAAAGATAGTGACGATGCGAAGGAAAAATATCGTTTGTCTCTGATTGAAAATCAGCGGCTTAAAGAAATGCTTGAGGATGCTGGAATAGACCCGAATGGTAATGAAGATACGGATGGTGATGCCGTATGAGAATGAAACAAAGAGCACCTATTATCACTGCGGTAAAACGTAAGATTTATGAGTGTGATGCGGCAACGATTGCGTTCTATCGGCGTAATCCTGTTATTGCGGCCAGAGATTTATTGGGTATCCAACTATTTGACGCTCAGGCATATATGCTGGAACAAAGCTGGAATGCAAGTCATGTTCTTTGGGCATGTAGTCGAAACTTTGGTAAGTCTTTTGTAGGTTCTGTTTTCATTCTACTAAAGGCTATCCTATATGAGAATCAAGCTATTTACATCGTAAGTAGCGTTGGTGATCAGAGTAAGGAAACTTTTAATAAAATCGAAGAAATTGTCACTCGTGTTGGTAAAACAGCTGCGTCTATCCGTAGTTTGCAAGATATTGCAGAGAAAGAAACAAAAAAGTCTGCAACCAATAAGAGTGGCTTTAGTCATAATCCCGCCGGGTATGTTGTTGAGTTTTACAACGGTAGTTCCATTAACACGCTAAACTCCAACCCAGATTCCAACCGATCCCGTCGTGCAACTCTTGTGTTTTTTGACGAGGCTGCGTTTTGCTCTGACGAACTGATTGTTGTCTGTGAAGCTTTTGCCACTCAGAATACTGACTTTGTGACTGATACGGACGATTCTTATAACCCTGAAACTCAGCCTCGCAAGGTTCCTACACAACTTGTGTATGCTTCGAGTCAGGATACGATGGATAAACTATTCTATCGTTATTATAAAAACTTTGCAAAGCGTATGATTGCCGGTGACCGTGATTATTTTGTTTGCGACATGATTTGCGATGTTGCAATTCAGGTCTATATGAATGGTAAACCATACAAGGCTTTGTTGACAAGAGACAAAGTGGAAGCCGCTCTAAAGTCAAATAAAATGAAGGCGTTGCGTGAATATTATAATCGCCCAAGCCGTGATGGTGGCGTAAACCAGATTATCAAATGGGGTACAGTTCGTCGCAATGAGCGAAAGTATATCCCACAGCTTTATTGGGATAAGAACTATCAGTATATTCTTGCGTTTGATCCTGCCCGCACAATGGATAATTCTATTGTTGGTGTTATGCGTATTTATAACGATCCAGAAAACGGCATGTGTGGAGATATTATCAACTGTGTGAACATGGTTGATATTGCAAATGAGAAAAAATTCAAGCTCGATTCTAATCGTCAGCTTGAGCAGTTACATGAGTTGATTCTACATTACAATGGTCAAAATCCTGATTACGAGTACATTGATAGATTGATGATTGACCAAGGCGCTGGCGGCGGTGGTACTTCTACATATGCGGACGGTTTGCTTAATAATTGGACCGATAAAACAGGTGCGGAACATCGTGGTTTTATCGACGCAAATCATGAATTATATGAAGGATATGATGCCCGTTACCCAGATGCTGTTGACAAGCTACGTCTAATTAGTCCACGTAAATTCCGTACTGCCATGGTTGAGGAATTTATTGAGTTGATGAATCTTGGCGTCATTCATTTCCCTCTTGAATATAACGGAGGAGATTACGTTCAGGTAGTAGATGGTGTTGATAAATCAACTGGTCAAGAAATTTTGAAGACGCATGAACTCTCCTTGGAGGAACAGACTGCGTGGGTTAATATCGACTTGATGAAGAACGAGATTACAAGCATTCAGAAAACGACAAACTCTGAAAACACGACCGTAACATATGCTTTGGCACCCGATGTTGCCAACAAGATGCATAGACAATTCATTGTGCATCATACGGAATAATACATAATCCGTATTAGTAAAACTTAATCTAATTGACTTGGAACCCCAGAAGTGGGAAACAGGGGCGAACCGAAAGGACGCTGAACGACTGAATGATTAAGGCTCATTTATGATGAGTATGCGCCAGTCTGAACTCACACTATAACTGAATAATGAAATGTGAGAGCCACGGTCGAGTGTAAAGACACTCTTGGAAGAACCGTGGCCTTTATTTATGCAAAAATAGAAAGGATGTCAATATGATCGGAATATATTCGATTACAAATAAAGTTAATGGAAAGATGTATGTCGGTCAGTCATCCGATATTGAAAACCGTTGGAAGAAACACATTCGTTTTCTGAATGATAAAAGTCATCATAACAAACATCTTCAAGCCGCATGGAATAAATTTGGAGAAGAGAACTTTGAATTTAAAGTCATTGAAGAGTGTAAGGAAAACGAATTGAACGAAAGAGAAACTTATTATATTTCAAAATACGATACATATAATTCAGGCTATAATCTCGATCTTGGAGGCGAAGGTATTCGTGGATACAAACATACTCCAGAGCAGATTTTAAAAATGAGGAAAGCTCATAATCCACTTGTTGTATTACAATTCGACTTGTCTAAAAACCTCATTAAAAGATGGGATGGAGGTATTGGTCGAGTAAATAAAGAATTGCATTATACAACAGAGTGCATTAGAAGACTTTGTTGCCACGAAGGAAAAAATATGCATCCGTATAAAGATTGCTACTGGATGTACGAACAAGAATATCAACGAGATGATTTTTCTTGGGAAGCATATTTTAGTAATCGTAAAATTGAGATTGATAAAAGCCAATGCCAAGTACATATAAACAAGAAAATTATTCAGTACGACAAGGATAAGAATATTGTGAAAACTTGGAATTCTCTTGCGGAAATACGTAAGGCAGGCTTTAACTCACACCAAATATCTTCTATATGCCATGAAGTTCGTGGAAAGAAAACTCATGCAGGATGTATTTGGGCATACGAAGATTATGATTTCTCGGACGGGTATTTTGACAGCGTTATTTTCAAACGAACTCTTCGTAAAGAAAAACCGATTAAACGAAATGTAAAACGAGTCCCAGTAAATCAATATACTCTCGATAAACAATTTGTAAGACAGTTTGAGTCACTTTTAGATGCTGCCAAGTCTATTGGATATACATCATCAGGAAATATAGCTCGGTCATGTAAGAGTAAGTTTAAGAGAATGTGTGCTGGTTATTATTGGGAAAGAGCATAAATAAAAGTAACAACTAATTGGATGATCGTTTTTACGTTGCGATTTTGCTTGCTCATCGTCTATATGAATTACGTCGTAAGGATAAAGTGCGCCAGTCTGCGGTGGAGGTAATGACTGCACCGCCAATTTGTATTTCTAATATTGACTTCTAAGCAGAGGAGGTGAAAATGTGGCAAGAAAGAAAAAGGAAGATTTTGATGTCGTGACTGCTTCACAGACAGATGATGGTACTGTTGTTATCACCTCTTTGAATGAACTTTCAGAAGAGAGAATGAACAATGTCATCCGAAATGCAGTTGCATCTTATGACCCTGAGAACAAGCAGTACAGTACATACCTGAAAATTTCAGCCTCCTCTGAAACGCTGACGGTTGATCGAATTGATGAACTTGCACGAGGATTACAGTCGAGCCTGACGAATGTGCAGACGGTTAATGGAATCATCCGCAATTATATCAACAAGGACGACTTAATTGGTATTACCTATGATGCGATTGAGGCGAATGTTAATACGGAGTTTAAATGCAGTTTTGCGCAGTTCCCTGAACAGCGTAATAAGACAAAACAGGTAAATTACGCCCGTGAAGTGATTGATGATTTCAACACACAAATCAATGTGCGAAGTCTGTTGCGTGCTGCCATTCCGATGACTTACGCAGAGGGCACTTATATTACATATCTGCGTCAGAAGGATGAGAACTACATTGTAGACTACTACCCTCTTGGTATTGCTGAGATAAGTGATTACCTATCAAATGGACAGCCTGTTGTGCTTATCAATATGTCTAAGTTAAAATCCGCTTTGAGCAAATCTATGCTGAAGGATAAGAAGAATAAAGCACTATTCTTTGAAAATCAGGAGACTGAGATTCAAAATAACTATCCAGATGAGGTGTATCAGGCATTTAAGAATGGTGATACATACGCAAAATTGGATGTTGACCATTGTGGCGTGATTCGTATTGGCAATATGGGACAAAAATATGGTGTCTCTCCCCTGTTTCGCGCCTTACGTCCGGCATTGATGCTTGAGACCTTTGATACTTCAGACCGTGTAAATGCTAAGGCTAAGGCAAAGAAAATCATCTGGCAACAGCTTGACCCTGAGTTGATGGGGCCAAACAAAGATAAAAAGGGCTTCTCTGAACAAGTGACAGCGCACGATAACCTGCTGCGTGCATGGAAGCAAAATACCGTGCTTGTGACGACCGCTCCCTATGTTAAGGATATTAAATATGTTGAGCCGAAAGTTGAGATGACGAATATCGAGACTGTCAAACAGTATCGAAACCGAGAAATGGCAGCTTTGGGTATCAGTTTCTTAAACACGGATGGTCAGCAGACTGTTTCGACTGCAAAAGTGTCTCTTGACCAGCTGATGAAAAATATCGGTAAGATTGCGGAACAGATTGAGGATGTATTAAAGCGATGGTATCGCATTCGCCTTGAAGATGCAGGTGTAGACCCAATGTACTGCCCTGATGTGAAAGTCTCTACTACTGAAATGATGGGTATGGAGATGAAGAAGGCGATTGCTCAGTTCCTGTTTACCACTTTGAACTGTTCTTACAAGACTGCTTACGAGTATATGGGACTTCATGCTGAAGACGAACTCCGTAAACGTCAGGCTGAAACCGAGGAAGGTTATGATGATGTGTTTGTGGCTCGACAGACCTCTTATACATCGTCCGGCAATTCCGCCGGAGGTGGCGACAGTGATAAAAAGACAGGCCGTCCAAAGGGCGAGGAAACTGAAAAACAAATTTATGACCAGCAGAGAAATGAAGATAGTAAGTGAGGTGATGAACGATGAGTAAGGAGTATTTCTATAGTAGAAACATCTGTTGCTCTGAGATTACGGAGCATCCAGACCACTATCTTGCCAAGTTTGTCATCTGTGACTTCTCAGTGAATGGGAATCAGGTTGCTTTAAACCGTGAAACCATTGAAAGTTGGATGAGCACATTGGTTGGCAACCCGCTTGTAGGCAAGCTGGTCGTAGCTCCAAAGGGTGAACTTGATTTCTCAGGTCACAATATGAAAGTCGTCACCAGAAAAGACAACGATGGCAATGAATACAAGACTGCCGAATTTGACACTGATGCGTTCGGTAGTTTTCAGTCAGTCGGTATCGAGAAAATTGACGATACCGACTTTATTGTTGCCTCTTGTAAGATCTGGAAGCGATATCCAAAGGCTTGTGCGACGATTCTGCGCCGTATTGAGAGCGGCACATTAAATACCAGTTGGGAAATTGATGTGCTGAAAGCTCATAAGGGAATTGTGGGTGGCCGCATGGCAAAAATCATTGACGATGGTGTGTTTACTGCACATTGCTTGCTTGGTGCAAATGTTGAACCAGCATATAAGTGCTCTAAACTGCTTGAAGTCGCTGAAACCGATTTTGGTCTTGAATTGGCAAATGCCTATATCGAGGATACAAAAGAGATTTCAAATATAGAATCTAATGAAAAGGAGGCAAAAAATTTGGAACTGAATAAGGATAAGGAGACTCAGACCGCACAGGTTGAAAATTCAACCGAGACTGAGCAGGCAGAGCAGACGGCTACTGAGTCTACCACTGAGCCCACCACTCCGGCAGAGCCTGATGTTCAGACTTCCGAGGAAGGTGGTGAAACCCCTCCCCCGACTGAGCCTGAAACCGGTACTGAGCCTGCTGGTGAGCCAGAGCCGGAGTCTACCACTGAGACTTCCAGTTTGACCGGTCATGACCTGTACGAGAAGCTGAATGAGGCTGTTGTGAAGTTTAATTCAGATATGTATCTAGCCGAAGTGTTCCCCGAAGATCACACTATCTGGTGTAAGAAATTTGGTCGTTGTATGAACGATTTGGATTACATAATGTTCTCTTACACCGTTGAGGGCAACGAGGTTTCTCTTGGCGAGCCGCAGCGTATCACTCTGACTGTTTCTATTTCTGATGTTAACACCAAGATTGCGGAGCTGAATAACACTATTGCAAGTCTGAATACTGAGCTGCAGAGTGCAAAGGAAGAGGTTGCTTCTCTGACTCCATATAAGGATCAGGCAGAGAAGGCAGAGGCAGAAAAAGCGGCTGCAGAGCTTGCACAGAAGAAGGAGGATCTGCGTCAGTACGCACTCTCCAGCAAGATGATTACTGAAGCTGAAGTTTCCGATGGTGGCAATTACGCAAGTCTGATTGAGAATCTGGACGAGACCGGCATCAAGAATGTGATTGCCGAGCGTTGCGTTGAAGCTGCCAAGAAGGCGCCTGCTGAAAAGAAGATTGAGACCTCTGAGGTACATAAGTCTGAGAGCATCAAGCTGAATTTGAATGAAACCAAGTATAACACCACTAACGCTAACAAGCGTGATGCATGGCGGGAATATTTGGGTAAGTAATAACATTTAAGAGAAAGGAAAAATATTATGATTCGTGAACTGATGGTAAACGGCGCGAAGAATATTCCCGCTAACTATGCCGCAAAGGTCGATATGGTCACCGGCATGGGTGTCCAGGCTGACCACAAGGCTGGTCAGGTTAAGTTCCCTGACGCAGCTACCGCTGAGGGTATCGAGATGGTTGCCCATGAGTTTATCCCGGAGGGCATCTATGCAAGCCAGACTAATTTTGATGACTATGATAAGATGGCAACCGAGATTAAGGCAGGTGTGCTGGTGAAGCGTGTTCCTCTGTATGCTGGCGAGCTGTACGGCACCGACCAGTACAAGGATGGCGATGCACAGGATACCAATATCGGCAAGCTGCTGGAGGTCAATATTGACGGTAAGTGGCAGGTTGCTACTACTGGTACTTCTCGTTTTGAGTTTGCTGGTGTGATGGACGACAACGGCCACAAGCTGATTATGATCAGTGTGCTGCCCGAGGCAAAGACTGTTGCTTGATTGAGAGAAAAATCTTGAATATGATACGTGAAATTTAAGGCTATCGTCTTTGGACGGTAGCTCTTTTATTTTGCGCGAAGAGAAAGGAAATGAATTATGGCACTGAATATTGAAGTGGCCGAGCTGATGAAGCAGCCTGGTCGTGTTTATGAAGTTGCTGAGAAGACTCAGTACAATCGCGCTATGGATGCCGAGGACAAGGAAATTGCAGAGGTTGTTGGCGCTCATGTTGAGGAGCTGATTGACAAGGGCGATCCCAATAGGGAGATTGCTCAGTTTGTTAACCGCACCGTGACTGATGAGCTGTATGGTGCACCTGATGAGCTGCTGGACTCCATGTTTGAGCGTGGTAATGTTGGTGAGTTTGATGATTATGAGGCAGGTCGTACTGTTAAGAACACCCTGAAGGCTTATGATGCAGCCAAGGGCGGCAACGTGCCGAAGTCTTACCTGCACTACGAGACCATTAAGCCCGTCTGGCGTAATAAGCAGATCGAGGCTGATCTTAGCTTTGTGGAAGTAAGACGTAATGCTTGGAAGAGTGTGGCAACTCTGACCACCTTTATGACTGAGGCTCTGAAGAACCAGATGTTCTATGACATCTTTAGCATGGTTGATGACGCTATCACTGGTGGCGAGCAGAAGATCGATGCACAGGGTAAGGAGCCCACTATGCAGGACATGGACGCTCTGGCTCTGTATCTGAATGAGTACGCCGATGGTGGTAATCCCTTCACTGTCAGCCTGATGAAGTACTGTGCCAAGATGCGTCGTATGACCGGCTACGCTGAGTATCTGTCTGACGCAGCTAAGGACGAGTTTAACCGTTATGGTCTTGTTAAGACTTACGATGGTGTTGCTATTACTGGTATTAGCTCTGCCAAGAAGCTGGGTGATGGTTCCCTGCTGATCCCGGATTAAATTTATGTAAATTTACGTAATATAGTCCAGTCGTGATGTAAGTCACGATAACAAATACACATTGAATTGCTGGAAAACCCTAAAACTACAATTACCAAAACAGAAGGATGAAATATACCTAGATGGATGGTTGCGAAAGTAGAAAGAAAATTGTAGATGATGCATGGTTAAAACCTAAACATTAAATAATGGGCAATCAGCAGCCAAGTTCCGAAAAGGAAAAGGTTCAACGACTATCCGCGTGGGAGCGGTTAGGATGCAAGTGTTTGGCATCCGAAGTGGTGTGCCCCAGTGTTTTTACTGGGTGAAGATATAGTCTTCACTCGTATGAGAGTACGAGGTTGCTAGATGCAACAAGAACGGAGTAGCGTCCGATATAATGTTTATCTAATATTTAATTTGACCAGATGTTGTGTAGAATGTCTGGCTTTTATTTTGCAAGAAAGGAGGTAGCATGGATGACACCAATGAGAACGACAGAAGACTTCAAAAAAGAAGTGTTTGATGCAAACCCAAATTTTGAAATTTTATCCGAATATAATGGTCTTCGAAAAAAGATTACCAGGAAATGTAAAGTATGCGGTGATGTACGTGAAGTACAGGCAAGAATGTTGCTTGATAATCGTGGGTGTCAAGCATGTGTTGCCTCTAAGCGTGGAGCAGAAAAAAGAAAGTCGCCAATACAATTTTCCACGGAGCTGTTTGAAGTAAATCCTAATATTGAGTTGTTATCTGAATACACAACAAACAATGCGAGAGTGCATTGTCGTTGTAAACTTGATGGGCATGAGTGGAATGGCATACCTCATACATTGCTTGATGGACATGGGTGTCCAGAATGTTATCGACGGATTGCAAACAGACGAACGGAAGATGAATTCTTAAAAGAAATGCGTGAACGATTTCCTACTATTCATGTTCTTTCAAAATATGTCCGTGTTGCTGTGAAAGTGGATTTTGCATGTGATGTTTGCGGTTACCATTGGACCGCAATTCCTGATACGATACTTAATAATAAAAATTCTGGTTGTCCAAAATGTGCTGGGAGAGCACATATTTTAGAGTCTGAAATGATAGAACGACTAAGAACGGTTTCTCCAAGTGTTGAGCATTTGAGCGGATATAAAAATATATTATCTCATGCAAATTTTAAATGTAAGAAATGTGGTTACAAATGGTCAACAGCTGTCAATTCAGTTCTTTGCGGGCATGGATGTCCAAAGTGTTGTTCTTCTCATGGTGAAGAAAAAGTATGCAATTATCTCGATAGTCATGGCATTGATTACATACGAGAATACCGTTTTAAAGATTGTAAAAATGAACGGCAGCTTCCTTTTGATTTTTATATACCATCAAAAAATACTTGCATTGAATACGACGGGCAACAACATTTTATGCCTGTTAGGTTTAGCAAGAGTGTAACCGAATCCGACTCTATTAGTACATATAAAAGTCAGCAAAAGAAAGATTCTTTAAAAACAGAATATTGTAATCGTAATGGAATCAAACTTATCAGAATTCCCTACACAGATTTTGATAATGTAGAAAATATTTTAGATAAACATTTTTCTTAAAAATTTTGGAAACGTATTTATGGTATTGCGGGCAAGATCGGAAGACTTGACATGAAGGGCGAGACCCATACTTATGAGGATCACGACAACAACAACGAAAAGATTCATCTGATGGTCAAGGACTTTACCTTTGGCTATAGCATTGATCATATCGAGCGCGTTGCTAAGATTGTTCTGCAGTAATTTTTACCAAAGGCAAATTTGAGCGGGGACTTTGCCGTCTCCGCTTTTATAGAAAAGGAGACAAATTATGAGTTCCGTGATGGAAAAGAAGTTTATTGACGTTCTGAACTGCGACGATAACGTGGTTACCATTTCGTCACTGAACGGTAAGGGTTATACTTTCGAGCCCGGTAATGTGGAAGATCCTTGTGTGATTCCTATTCCGCCGGAGGAGATTATGTATATGAACAGCACTTGTTCTGCGTTCAAGAATGGTGTTCTGCGTTTTCGCCCTGAAGAGCAGAATGAAATCTTTAAGGCTATTGGCATTAAGGGCGACGATGTTCTATTCATTGAAGATATCGATAATGCGATTCTGAATCCCACTGTCGAGAATCTTCAGCGTATGATTGACATTAAGGATGGTGCTCAGTTTGAGCGTATTCGTGGTCGCTTTTATCGTATGACCAATGCCGGTGAAGACCTGTCTACCAAGGTCAAGCGCCTGATTGACGAGCGTTATAAGGAGCTCCGTGCTGGCAAGCGTAACAGTGAGCTGTCTGTCGTACCTGCTACTAAGTCTGCTGATAATGTTCAGGCCGAACTTGAAACTGCAAAGAACCAGATGGCTGAAATGCAGAAGCAGATGCAGGCTATGATGGCACAGATGCAGGCTATGATGGCAGGCGCACAGACTGTTGCACAGGATAATTCTGTAGAAAAGACTACTGTCAAGCGTGGCCGTAAGAAGGCAGAGGCAGAAAAGGCGGAGGTTGTTCCCGCCGAGTAAGATTGGAGGGATAATGTGACCGCATTTTCGGAAATATACGATAAGTTCTACGAGCTGGTCGAAACTGATAGTAATTTCTTTCAGTATTTTGACCTGAGCGAGAATGAAGTGCGAGATCTTGTACATGACCGTGCAAAAAGTTATTTGATGGAGTCACTTTCTGTGATTACTAGAAACATTGAACCGGAAGAGGATTTTAGTTTCGATGATTACGATTCAGAACTAGAAGAGTTTAATTCAGATCTCACATTCGATGAGATTGATATGTTAGCGCATTTGATGTTGGAGCAACATTTTAAGCGTGAGTTTGGGAAGTTGAAAGCATTTAGCGCACAGGACCTTCCTACGAGTTTACAAGTATTCTCCCCTGCTAATGAGCGCACGAGTATTCGTGCTCTTGTAAAAGACATTCACGAGGAGAATATGACGATGTTAGACAACTATATGGCAAAAGACCGCTCGACCCGTAAGCGTAAGACCATCGACTATGATACATACGCTTCCTACTCTGAGTAAGGAGGTGTACCGATGGACTTTTATACAAGGGCACGAGCTGTTGGTGGTGCCGCAAAAATGTCTAACAAAAAGGATGTCAAAATTGCTTTTGCAAAGCGAGATTTTGCTGCACATTTTAAAGATAGCGTTGATTACGAGGATAATGCTCTTGTGAATGGTCTACCTCAGAAGCTGGTTGTTAGTCGCAGTAATAGTATTGCTAAGGAAAAGAAAATCTGGGCTTATCCTGGTGATTCTTTGAATCTTGGCGACATTGTTGACTGCTACAATTGTAAATAGCTGGTAACTGAGATTGAGCCAAACGATGAAATTTTTCTTCGCGGAAAAATGGAGCTGTGCAACCGTCAAATCCAATGGCAAAATCCGATTACTGGTGAGATAGTCTCTCGTTGGGCAACACTGAGTAAGCCTTATTACGCAAATAATAAGGAGATTATTATGACTTCATTGAGTCAACGTGAATATAAAGTACAGATGCCTTTTGATGACGAGACCGCACTGATTGACCTTGATAAGCGCTTTATGTTGGAAATTATCAATGGCGAGCCGAAAACGTATGTTACGACTTCTGTTGACCAAAGTACAGAGCGTTACGAACTGCATGGTAAGACACAGGGGTTCCTTGTGTTGAACATCCGGCAGGATCAGTATAACAGTAAGACGGATAATGCTGAGAAGATGATTTGTGATTATTTTGAGCCAAACAAAATCGACGAATCAGAGATAGATTCTCGTGTGACTGCTACTATAAAGTATGTAGGAAAACCAGAGGTCCGTATTGGTGGTTCTTGGAAAAAATTCTCTCCTATGTTCACAAGTGTTGCTGGCGAGGAAATTACTGAAATTGCTAAGTGGAAGTTCGTTTGCCTTGAGGAATTCAAGGAATTTGTAGAAACGCAGAGTACCATAGATGGTGTTTTTAAAATTCGTATTTTAAATAATAGTATCATGGACGGCGCAACTGTAAGAATTTCTTTGACGAATGCAGATGGTACAGCAAATGCATCCATTGAATGTAAGGTGGTGAGTTTGCTGTGACAACGAGTGAATTGATTACTGATTATAAAAACAAATTGGCCTTGAAGCTGGTTAATACTGATGGGCTTGTTGAAGCGATGGGCAATGATGACATTGAAGAGCCTGACGAGGCGATTTATACATACATCTTCCCATACTTCCATATTCCTGACACGATTGAGGCAGCGCACAGCTATATTTGTTTTAAGGTAAATATGACTGACCGAAGCAACGTCAACGACTGGTATGAAAACTTCACACTTACTGTGTGGGTTATTGTGAACCAGGCGCTGATGAAAATGAAGGGCCATGGTGGTGCAACACGAGTTGACTATCTGAGTGGTCTTGTGGAAAAAGAACTACACGGCAGTACAATTTTTGGAATCAAACAGCTTAAAATTACATCCAATATCGAGGACAACATGGATTTACACCATCGTGTGCGAATTATGACGTTTAAGACGCAGGATCTGGATGACCTTGTGGGGTGTGGCTGATGGAGCTTAGAGAAATGTACGAGCCAAGCCTGATGCGTGGAAGAGATTTTAAAGTCAACGATAAAATTACGATTCGTATGCCATCTGTCGGTGATATTATCGATTATGGCGAGCAAAAGTACTTTCAGTTGGTTTATTTGTTTTGTTCTACATCAAGCGACTATAAGGCACAACTTGACTCTGTTGGGGTTGATTGGCAGAAGATTTCGGACTTTGAAATGTTTCGGCAACTTTTTATGGGCAACAAAAATCAAGATATGTCTATTTTGTTTGGCGATATGGATATTTCTGGGTTTGTAATGGCAAAAGATAACATAAGTGGTGAAATTGTGTTACATAACAGACTTACGGATACCCGTATTGACCATGTAGTGTATGAAACAATTTCTCAGTACCTATGTGCTGCGAATGGAATTGAAAAGCATTCCGAATTTGCCGCTGACGAACCCACAAGAATTGCAATGATAGAGGAAGCCAGAGATAATTTGGAGTATCAGAAAATAAAGCGTTATGAGCCACGACTTGCGGAGCTTGTTCTCTCAATGGCGTGCTCCTCCGGCTTTAAAGCGGATTACTTCAAGGCTATGAACTACCCTATGAGTGTGTTTATGAATCATGTAAGAAAGATTCAGCAAATAAAGAACTACGACAATACGATGCATGGCGTTTATGCTGGCACCGTGGAATTTGGAAAGATTCCAAAAGCACAACTGGATTGGACGAGCAAGGTTGATTGACCTTGCTCTTTTATTTTATCCAAATAAATTGAAAGGAAGAATATTATGAGCGATTTTAATTTTAATGAGGTCGTTATTGACCGCGTTCATCGCATTCACGAGTATGATCTGAACGGCAAGCGTCTGTGGACCATGAATCAGGTTAAGGATTTCAAGCTGACTCTGGGCGGCGAGACCGTTTACGCTCAGGATGCACAGGGCGTCAACATCATGGCATTCGATAAGAGCAAGACTGCAGAGGCAGATTGGTCTAATGCTCTGATGCATCTGGGTGCTCTGGCAGAGCAGATGGGCTCCAAGAAGGAGGTTGCTTCCTCTGAGGCAAAGCAGGTCTTTACTACTGTTGAGTACCTGACTTCTGCTGACGGCAAGAAGCTGACTCTGACCCATACCCCCAAGACTGCTGTTGCAAATGCCCCCTTTAAGTACATCGATCTGGTCGATGGTCAGGGTAATGCACTGAAGACCTTTGAGCTGGGTGAGACCGCAGAGTCTCAGTTCTCTGTTACTGGTACTGAGGTCACTCTGCCCACTGGTGCAAATCTGAAGGCTGGCGACCGCTTTGTTGTGAAGTATCAGTACGAGAGCGAGGAGGGTATTGCTATCAATGATAGCGCCGATAAGTTCTCTACCGAGGGCGAGTTCGTAATTGAGGCATTCTGCTACAATCCCTGCGATAAGGCAAACAAGAAGCTGATGCGTATCATCTTCCCGAATGCCAAGATGGATAATGCTATCGATATGACTTTCACCAATGAGCTGGCTCATCCGGTCAAGATTAGCGCTACTCAGGAATACTGCTCTGAAGACAAGCGCCTGTTCCGTATTGAGACTGCTGCTGCCTAATGGCAAATCTGAATTGGTGCCGTACTTGCGGAAAAGAATATCCGGTTTGCCCGCATTGCGAGCAGGATGCGCGTCTTAATCCTTGGCGAATGATTTGCGACACTGAGCCGCACTTTCTTGTGTGGACTGCCGTAAACCAGTATCGTCAGGGAATTATTTCAAAAGAGACGGCAAAAGCAGATCTGACTACTCTTTTGATGCGCAAGTACAAGAATGTTACGGAAGCCGAGGTAGAGACTTTTATCCCAGCTGTTCGTGATGTTTTCCATGAGATCATGGATGAGCCTGCAAAGGCTGAGAATGAGTCATCTAGTGATGTAAAGGATGAGACGCCCGTGAAGCCGGTAGTTAAGAGAACATCAAATCGTAAGGGGCGGGCATAACCGCCCCTTTGTTTTTCGTGGTGGTTTTATGGAGAAAAAGAACAGGACAAAGTTTAATGTCAGTAAGAATCCAGCAGATAGAACATACGATGGCGTAGTTTATGATAGTAAGGCAGAAATGTTGTTTTATCGAGATATTGTATTGCCAAGACTGGCAAGCGGCGAAATTGTAGAGTGTCGTAAGCAAGTCCCCTTCCTTCTGCAGGAAGCGTTCCGCCGGGTCGATAAAGACGGAAAGGACGTAGCGGTGCGGAAGATTGATTATGTGGCGGACTATGAAATTACATATCGAGATGGCAGCAAACAAGTGATTGATACGAAAGGATTCGCTGATAGTGTTGCGCTGATGAAGCGCAAGATGTTCTGGTTCAAGTACCCTGATGTAGATTACCGCTGGATTACATACTCCAAAATTGATGGAGGTTGGGTCGATTACGACGACCTAAAAAAAGCTCGAAAAGAGCGAAAGAAATTAAAGCAAGCACAGACGAAAGGGAGATAAAATGAAGGTTTTAAATTTTCAGGAGCGAAATGAGTTTCTTGATGAAGTAGTCAAGGCATGTACTATCGATGGTGATTATCAGCCCGCACTGCTCGATGTAGTGTTTCGGTTGACTATCCTGAAGTATTTTGCAGATTATGACTATCGTAGCGAGCCGCAGAGTGAGTGGCCTTGTATTGCTTACGAGTCTTTCAATTTCAAGATTAACAAGGCCGGTTGTGATACTTCTGCGTTCTGGGATCAGTATGATTCTCTGGAGAAGGCCGTTCATGAGCAGATTGATCGTTCTCATAAGGAATGGCTTGTTCTTGGTCTCTGTGGCAAGCTCAACGAGATTATTGAGAAGCCTGACCCTATTTCTGATTTCGTTGACTTTATGGAGAACTATTTGAATGATGTGAAGGGCAACTCGAATGACTTTGACGTCGAGAAGTTTTCTGAAGTGACTTCTGCCCTGCTGGACAATAAGCAGGAGATCTCTGCTGTGCTGGCAAAAGATAAAAAGGAATAAACACTTTTAGAGGTGGGTTGGAGGGAATTTTAATATGGCTACAAGAAGTAAACCGTTGAAGTTATGGGATGCTGAGAAGTTCAAGAACGTGAACACAGTGTCTTTGAAATACTGGGATAGATATGAGACTGATATGGGCATCCGTGATCTCAGCCCGTCTACTGTTTACAATTATGAATCGGATTTCAAGCAGTGGATGATTTATGTTCTGGACAATCAGGGTAATGCTCCTGTTACGGAACTTGAAGAAGAGGATATTGAGGAATTTCTGTTCTACTGTAAGAAGCACGGAAATAACTCTGCTCGTATGAAGCGACGTATGAGTACGATTTCTGCGCTGTACCGGTATCTTCGCAAGAAGAAAATCATTAAAGAAAATCCGATGGAGTTCATTGACCGACCGACCAAGGATGTGGCTGTTGTGAAGCAGACATACCTTACGCCTGATGAGGTTAAGTTGATGCGAGAGAAGCTGAACGCTCTGGTTGAATCTGCGACCACCGTTCACATGAAGGATAATGCGATGACGCTGCGTCTGTATGCACTGTTCTCGCTATCAACGATGGCTCGTGTCAATGCTGTGCGGAATACGCTTTGGAAGTCTATCGACTATGAGAACCGCATGGTGCATGACGTTCTGGAAAAAGAAGGTAAAATCGTAGATTTGATGTTTAGTAAGGAAGTTTCTGAGCTTTTGAAAGAACTGAAGGAATACCGCACTGAGCATGATATTGAGGATGGTGGCTATGTGTTCGTTGGCACAAAAATCAATGGCGCATGGATGCCGATTACTTCAAGCACTGCCGGTGACTGGTGTAAGAAGATTGGCGAGATGATTGATGAGCCTACGCTGCACCCGCACGATTTCCGGCACAGTGGTGCTACCCTGCTGAAGAACGCAGGTATGAGTTTAGAGGATGTCTCTTCCCTGCTCAACCACGCCGGTACGGATGTGACCAATAAGTATTACATCAAGAAGGATACGACAAAGATTCAATCCGCAAAGGATCGGTTTGAGATTTGAGGTGGAGTGAATGGGAAGTCTTGCTTCTTCGTATACGAACTTTGATGATTTACTGGCCGGTGTTGCGAATGGAATTGAAGAAGCAGTGCGAGGCGTTGCTCCGCAAATCGAAACTCGTTTACAAGTGAGTGCAGAACAGAATGTGCATCCGAAAGATGGTCGAAAAAATGGAATTACCAGTGCAAAAAATATTGTTAGTAGCGTTACTCGTGAAGGCAACGTGATAACGATGGTTGTAAAAGATATTGCTAGACCGCAGGGCCCAAAATGGGGTGCTTTTGACGAAGCACAAAACGACGCACTTGAAGGAACGATGTTTGCAAACTGGATCGAGCACGGTTTATGGATGGATATTGCTGCTTGGGCAAGTATGGGGTATCCGAAAGATGATGACAAACCGAAACGCACTGCACGTCCGTTTATAGCACCTGCTCAGGTTGAGGCAGCAATGCTGGTAAAAACAGCGTTACATAATTTGTAAAAATATTTTGAGAGGAGGGTCAGCTTTAATGAGCTGGCCGCTTCTCTTTTTTATTTTGAAAGGAAAAGGTATTGAAAATGGAAAAGAGAGGTGGTCAACATGGATACTAATGCAAATTCTGGTGCTAGTGGAGCAACCGATACTTCTTCCGTGACCGCAATTAAAGTTCAAGTCGTTCTTGATACTACGACTGAACAGTTAAAGAAACAGTTTTCTGGAATCCAGACTGATATTGAGAAAGATCCGATCGGCTTAACTTTCGGTGTTGATAAAAAGACGTCCAAGGACGCTATTATTAAAGGACTTCAGGAGATTTTGGGCAAGGGCACCAATATTACGATTGGTGCTGGTGTTGACCCTAATGCTGGAAACAAGGTCAAGAATCAGGTTAAAGATGCAGCAAATGCAGGTCAGCAGACTGCAGACAAAAATAAGGTAAAAATCAAAGTTCAGACTGACGTTGATGACAGAACTAAAAACAAGCTTGATGCTTATTATAAGCGCCTGAAAGAACGTTACGACCTTGAAGCAAAAATTGCAAGTTCTACAGTAAATGGAGTAATAAATCCTGAACTTGACGGTGCTGGAAAGCGTTTAAAGGCAGTTCGTGCAGAATTAAAGCAATTAAAGTCAGAACTACAAGGAAAGATTCCGACAGATAAATACTCTAAGGCATACGAGATATGGCATTCGGGACAGGCTAGGATTGCCGCTGCTGGGCAAAGTGCTAGTGGTACACTTAATAGGCGCGAAGGTACAAAAAATGCCACTCTTACAAAGCGAGAGGTTCAGGAAAAGCTTAATGAGTTTTATACTCAACAGAAAAAAGCAGGTGCCCTTGAACAAGCATCATTGACTCTCGGCAATAAAACCGCAAATAGTAAAGAGTTAGAAGCTGTTAAAACACAGCTTGAAAAGGCACAGGAATCAGCAAAAAATCTTAGAACTGAACTTTCAAATTTGCTTCCTGATGAAGAAATTGACAAGCTCACAAAATTCGACAACGAACTCGATGACAATCTAATTCGAATTAAAGGTCGAATTGCCGATCAAAATGCCGCTAAAACGAAATCTGAATCGGATGCTCAGTTAAAAGTTGCGAAAAAGGCAAAGATTTCTGAATACAACTCGGAGTTATCAAATTTTAAGAAACTGACATTAGATTCGGCTCGTCTTGAAGGTAAGAGTAATTCGGAAAATGAACTTTCGTTTGTTAATCAGCAAATGGAAGATTCATTAAATAATCTAAACAAATTACAAACAGACCTTGGTGATGTTCTTTCAAAAAATGAACTCGATGAAATCATTCGCCAATATGAAAAGTTCGAAAGCGACTTAGCAGACGAAGTAACCCGTATTGAAGCTCATTATGAAGACTTAAAGAATGCGCGAGAGAGCACCAAGGCCACCGCTGAGGAAAAACGTCAGGCGAAACAGACGGATGATTATACCAATGACTTAGCTACTGCCAGAAACAAGTATAAAAATATGTTTGGCGTGCCTGCCGATGTAAGTAGTGCTCTTGATAATGTAGATGCGCAGATCAAGAAGCTGGACACGCTTAAAGTCGGTACAGAAGATTATGCCAATCAACTAAAGGCTATTGGTACAGCATGGATTGATGCTACTCGTCAGATGGATTCTTTTGATAAAGTTCAAAAAGATACAGAGAACCATGTCAAGAGCATGACGGAACAGGCGCTGAAATGGCAAAAGTCTATTAACGGCAATACCGAAGAGGCAGATAATCTTCGCAAATCAATACAAAGAATTCTTAGTATTGAAAAATCATTGAATCCAGACCATAGCTCAGACAAATATGCTAAAGGCGTTGCCGCAATGGATGACGCTTTTATTGATGCAAAGGCATCAATGTCTGCGTATAAAAGCGAGTATAAAAATCTTGAGTCTCAGGCAACTTCTACTCTTACAAAAATTCGTAAGGCAGAGATGCAACTGGCCGAAGCCAATAATACAGCATTTGATAATCTTCTTAAAGGGCAACCGGGTTATATTGGCGACCAAGATAGAAGTTTCGAAGGGCGAATTCGTAAGCTTAATGAAATGAATAGCCAGTCGGAAGAATATCGGACTACACTCAAAGGTATTCAGGATGATTGGCAAAAAATCAGCCTTCGGATTCAACAGGCATTAAAATCAGAAGAGGATTTGCAGAAAGAAGCCGAACAGAAACACGGTCAAGTCCGTTCAAAGCAAGCTGCTTATAACACTATTCAAAATAGATTAAGTAGTACGGAATTCACAAGAAAAAATAGTGTTGCTTTAGGACGATTTAACACTGGCGTGTTGGATGATGGCAAAACTGGGCAACAAGTATTGGCAGAGCTAGATGCTGCTATGAAACAGTTGGATGAAAACAAAGGTCCAACAGAGTTTAAAGCAACACTTAGTCAAGTTGACGATTTACTTGTTCAGGTGAGAAAACATATTGACGATGCTTTGGGGCAAAGTCGTCAGACAAAGACATCAAATACTGATACAGATAAGATGGAAAATCTTATGCGTACATTGTATCAGTATAAAGAAACCCTTCATGGTTTTGAAGGTTCAAAGCTTGAAGCAGAATATAACGAGCTTTTCGATGCGATTAAGAATAGTAGTTATTCTTTTGAAGAAGCTCAAATGAGAGTCAGCAAATTCCAAAATGCTTGCCATCAAGCTGGATTAGAAACTGAAACTCTTGGTCAAAAACTGTCTCGTCTGTTTAAGGAGCACTTCCAGACTGCTATCGCTATGGCTGGCGTGGCAATGGTCAAGCAAGGTCTGCGAGAGGTTTATAATAATGTTCTGGAACTTGATACGGCTGTAACCGAGCTCAAAAAAGTCAGCTCGATGACCGGCGATGAGATGAATAGCTATCTTGAGAGGACGGCTACGAATGCTCGTGAACTTGGTGCTAGTATTTCCGATCTCGTTACGAGTGCAGCAGATTGGAAGAGACTTGGATATTCTGATGAAGATTCTGAAGAACTTGCTCGTGTCGCTGCGCTCATGGCGAATGTTGGAGACGGTATCGACAATGCAACCACCGCTTCTTCTTATTTGATTTCTACCATGCAAGGTTTTGGTCTGGTTGCCGATGATGCAGAACATCTTCTGGATTGTATGAACCAGATTGCTAATACCGAGCCTGTAAGTATGGAAGACCTCGGAATTATAATGCAGAAAAGTTCTGCTGCGATGTCAGCCGCCGGAAATACATATCAAGAAACACTGGCTATGGCATCTGCACTGAACGGTGTACTTCAGGACAGTGAATCGAGTGGTACCTTCCTGAAAACTTTAAGCATGTATCTTCGTGCTTCGAAAACAGATGCAGAAAATGCCGGTATTGCAACGGACGGCATGGCAAGTTCTGTATCCGAACTCCGCTCCGAGCTGAAGCAACTTGCTGGCGTTGACATTATGAAAAATGACAACACCTTCAAATCTACTTACCAGATTATGAAGGAGCTTTCTGAGGTTTGGAAAGACTTGTCTGATACTACTCAGGCTAATATCACTGAATTGATTTCCGGTAAGCGTGGAGGTCAGGGAACTTCTGCATTACTGAATAATTTTAGCGTTGCAGAAGATGCTATGAAACAGGCTCTTAATTCTAGCGGAAGCGCAATGCGTGAGAATGAGACCTATATGCAGAGCCTGCAAGCGAAGCTTAATCAGCTTGATTCTGCGTTTCAGAAATTTAGTACAGACTTGATGAAGTCTGATATTCCGAAGTTTTTCGTAGATCTTGCAACAGTTTTTGTTGACGGTGCAGATAACGCTGTAAAATTTGCAGGTGCATTACCCACTTTGACGGCTGCCATCTCTGGCGTGTTGTCCGTAATGCAGATGAGCGGAAAGCTCAAAAATGGTGCGGGTAAAGTTAATATGCCCTCTTACATTTGTTGCGTATAAAAATATAGGATGCGGCACCATGTAAAAATAAAATAGCCCCTAGAGTGCTGGGAAACCCTAAGAGCCATATCGCCTATTGTTATATTTATATAATGTAGGAATCGAAAGATAGAAACAAGGATATGGATGCTATATGCTGAGATAAAAGCTCGGTTTTATCGTATTGTCAAAATATGGTAATAATTGAGTGCTAAGTAGCGTTTACAATGGGCGGTCAGCAGCCGACTTCTAATATGAAAGTTTGATATAATACATTTTTCTGTGCAAAACCACACAAAAACTAAGCCGTAGAATGTGCCATGAACACACCCTACGGCCCTCACTTAACGCATTAAGTACGCAATGACGTACAGAGCATAGCCCAACGTCGTAACGAACTCTGCCACGCTAAGGATGGTAGCCCGAATCGTTGCCATGTCCATGACCTCCTTCCTAACAATAAGCTTTGCAGATCTTTTGGACGGCGCGAGGTCACGTCAGCCAGCTACCATTGGCAAGTCCGCGTACCGTTAGGCTCAATATTGTTGGAGGAGCAGATTCGCAATTAAGAGTTTACTCTTGTTGGAATAATCTGTCAAGTGAGTTTTGCTCAGAAAAATGTATTATATATATCCTATTATAATAGAAGAGGTTCATCGACTAAAAAGGGTCAGTGAGCAACCACTGGAAGGATAGTCAGTTCTGGACGAAAGTTCAGAAGTCCACCTCAGACGTAATCAGACGACTTGAAGAAGTAGGTGGAAATGAGGAGACGCGCTTCTCTGGCGCGATATAAATAGGAGAAAAATGATTGAATAATTGAATAAAAAGAAAAAGTACACTGTTGTTCGTTGACAGCGTACTCTAAAAAGTGTATAATAAAAGCAACCAAGAGTTCCAATAGACGGTTCCCTCGGTTAGCATCAAACAAATGGAATCAAGATCTAGTCAATCTCAATCCCGCATGAAGAGCTGCCTACTGGACATAGGCGGCTCTTTTACTTATCACGGCTTTCGCTGTGACGATGTAGCATTTCTCGAATCTCAAGAACTGTCTTTACAAAGCCTGCAAACCCGAAGATCAGCATAGCTGCATAGTAGACAGTTGTCATCTCTAAATCCATGGCAACATCCTCCTTCCGACAATATTGCCGGAAGGCAGTTAAAGAAATACACGCTCCTACTTGCCTTCCGGCCGCTGGGAGGGTGACCGCCTATTTTTACATCTATGAATGGCGAAGTTCGAAGTAGAACCCCTGATTGCCTACTTATTATACACGCATCGACACAAACGTGTCAATACTTTATAATGTAATTTATAATACATAGAGAAAGAGGTTGCTTTTCTGAAATTTTCTGGCTATAATAAAAGTACAATCGCGTATCAAAAATATACGGAGGTATTATATTATGCCAAGACCCAAAGGAAGCAAGAATAAAGCAAAGGTTCTCGATGGCGTCGATTACGCAGCACAGATCGCTGAGAAAAATACTGCCGCAGAATCTCTCGCTGAAGAAATCGCAGCACTCGGCACGAATATTGCCGCGCTGAATGCTGAAAGAAAAGCAAAAGAAGCAGAGTTGAAAAAACTCAACAAAGAGATTGTAAAGCTCGAAAAGAAAAAGGCTGATGCCGATGAAAAGATTGCCGCAGAGCTGAATCGCAAAAAGGCAGAAGATATTGTTGCCAATGCACTGGCCAGCGGTATGACTGCTGAAGAAATCGCTGAACTTCTGAAATAACTGATGTGCAGCCATCATAATGAACAAGCCCGACTTCCCTATTACTGGGAGGCCGGGCGTTTTGCATTGCTTTTTACGACAGTCTATGATACACTCTTGTAAAAGGAGTGTTGAATCATGGAAAAGAAAAATCATATTCCCGAGACCTCGACCTATAATCCCGTCCTGCCTAAAAAACAGCCACCGCAGAACACATATACATATTCCGGTCACGGGTCTGAACAGGCGCAGAATAGTCCATATTTCAAAAACAGAGATAGAATGAATGGAGGGTCAAATGACGGAGGTAATAAAACTAATAAATAATGTCGAAACGCTTTTCAATGTCTTTGTCCCAGGTGCCTTATGTGTTTGGTTCTATACAAAGCTTTCATTAAAGAAAATTGAGTACCAAGGATTTTTAGCACTTAGTATTGCACTTGGTTTTACAATAAAGTATTGTGTTGATTACATAGATTATTTACTTGGAAATTTTGTAATCGTCGGATTTCCAATTGTAGTTGTTTATGTTATCGTTGGCATTCTATGTGCCGCAATATTTTTCAAAGCCAAGAATTCGGTCAAGGTGCGGGAATGGTTTGGTTTAAAACTAGGCTATGAAACAGGCGACAATGTTTGGAGCCGACATATTGACTTCAAAGAAGGCACTTATCTTATGCTTCACATGAATGACGGAACTTTTATTTATGGCAAGCTTGAGAATGCCGATGACGATTATGTCGTTTTAACGGAACACGCAATCGGCAAAGACCGCATGGGTGATAGTATGACAGCTGCCGCAAGCAATCCGAACCGTGATACTGCGCTCTGTATTCCTATGTCTAGCGTTAAGCGCTTTGAATTCATGTACTGTAATACAGAATCGAAAATTGCAAGTTATGTTTTGCGATAAGAACAAAATATAACTTATCAGCCCCCTGCTAGATGGATGTCTATCTAACAGGGGCTTTATTTATGTTCAAAATTCATAATCACAGTTGTTGCAGTGATATGTTTTCTTTGGCTTGCCAGCGGCAAATCCCCAAAAAGCAACATCCAGAACCTTTGAGGTTGCACTGATCTTGCGTAAGTCTGGTGAACCGCAGACGGGACATTTGGGAATATAAACAGTTTTCTCCGGTTCTGGCTCAGGTTTTTTCACAGGTTCGGTTGGTGCTGGAGGCATAGTATATTCTTTACGGAATTTAGCATCAAACTCGTCCTGTTCTTCTCTCCATGTAATTCTTTTATGAGGGCCTTTGCCATCATTCTCAAGTTTTTTCTTCATTTCCTCTCTTTGCTCTTCTGTGAGTGTATTCCAGAAGGTCAGCGAAAGTAATGGCCGCTGACACGACATACATTTGTCGAACATGACGGAGTATTTGTCACAGAAAGGGCAGTAATCTACATTTTCTATGTTTACATTCATATCTTTCTCTCTCCTCAAAATCGATATTAACTTTATTTGAAACTGGAACTGAAAAGATTACAAAAAGAGATGGAACTGAGCAAGTTCGAAATGTTATTAAGTTCACAGACTCTTATAAAAAGTTAAAGGATGCCATTTCTGGTGTAATTGACAAATACAAGATTTTTAAAGCATCTCTTGGAGACACCAATTTTGCTTTAATTAAGTATATATCAAATATTCTTAAAAGTAAAGTTGGAACTGAAGAGTTTGGCAAGTCTCTTGCATCTCTATTCAACAACAAGAAGTTCTTAGGTTTCTTTACCTCTCTAGCGAATGCAGTTGTTGCATTTGGCGTGGCACTCGGAGCATCTGCTATTATTAAGCATATTCAAGAGCAAAAAGAATTGATTAACACAACTGCTGAGAATGCTCGGACTGCAGCAAATGAAGTTCAAAGTGCAACAGAGAGTTTGAAGAATCTTACTTCTGAGTATGAAAATCTTGGAGATAGAGGTTCTTGGGACTCCGATGATTACGCACAGGCTCGTGATATTCAAGAAGAAATTATAGACCTCTTGAAACAACAGGCTGGCTTTGACGAATCAAAGCTGAACAATATTGATCTTCAAAACGGTAAATATGAAGACCAAAAGAAGGTTCTTGAAGACATTACGGCAGAGCAACTTCGTGCAAGTAAGTATGCTCTTGTTGAGAATGTAACCGCACAAGGCAACAAGTTAAAAGAAACCGCAAAGAAAGCAAAAAGCACTACCCTGTTGACCGACCCAACCGATGAAGCAATCGGCGTGCTCGGAAAAGCTGGATATGGTAGCTTTAACGGCGATACAAATCAGTTCTCTTTTGGAAGCTATAATCCGAAAGACATCAATAGCATTCTCGATTATTACGATCGTCTTGATGCTGCTTCAAAGCTACTCATTGATAATATGGGTAGTGAGAAAGTCGCAAGTTCTGGATTGTATCAGTGGATCATAAAGACTCGTGATTGTCTCAAGGATGAGGTGGATGCTTATCGTGAATCTACGGATGCCGTTGAAGACAATGAACTCGCACAACGCAAGCTTGAAACTGCAAGAGCTCTAACTAGCACGAATGCTCGTGCTTTGAACGGTGCTCTCGCAACTTTACAGAGCACCATTGATGGGTTCGACGCATCTAAGCTTGTTGATTTGTTGAACGGTATCAATGTAGAACTCCTTACTCCTGACCAGCAAGCTGCGCTTGATAAGATTCGTGAATTCATGACCGTAAAAGGATTTACAACCGAGCAGATTCAGGCGTTTGTTGATGTCTTAGTCGAAATCGGTCGTGTTTCTCCCTCTGCCGCAGAAGCTGCTCAGGCCGCAGCAGAGGCTTTCGATGATGCTAACAAGCGGATTGATAATCTGCAGAATGCTTATCAAACCATGTCCACATGTGTTGATGAGTATAATAAAAATGGCTGGGTAACGGTCGATAACCTGCAGGCTCTTAGCCAGCTGGAACCGCAGTATCTTGCTTGTCTTGTAAAACGTGACGGTCAGATGTCTATTAACACAGAATCTGTGCAAAAACTAGCAGAGGCCGAGATTGACCTTTATCGTGTTAGTCTTTTGAATAATACGATTCAAGGAATTCTTGCTACCACAAGTGTTGAGAAAGCAAATCAGATTCTTGGTCAAGCCAAGAGCGACATGTCTCAATCCAAGCAGATGCTTCGTGACGCAAAGAAACAGGCACTACAAGAAGCATATGAAAAGTATGGTAGTGGCGATGAGTTCTACGCCATCCGAAAAGCTATCAATCAACAAATTGACAGTTGGGAGAACCTGGATGAGTTGTGGCTTGACCTGAAGGACAAAGACCCTAGCACATATTTGGATAAAACTTCGAGCGCGTCAAAGAGCACCAGCAAATCTGTATCCGATGCAGCATCCGCTTTCGATACTCTTGTCAGCGCAATGAAAGAATATAACCAGTATGGCTATGTTAGTGCTAATACTGCGAAATCTTTAGCTGGACTTGAAGATAAGTATACTGCTTGTCTGACAAAACAAAACGGCAAGTTGGTTTTGAATACTGCGAAGTTCAAGGATTATATTAAACAGCAAATTGTTGCCGCTAATACAGCTGATGACGATGGAAAGTCGGCTTATGAGTTAGCCAAGATTCTCAGTTACCTAAATGATAGCGTTGACTCCGAAACCATCTCTTTCGAGCAACTGACTGATGCCATCAAGGGCTACGGAACCGCGATGGACGAAGCCAAAGAAAAGACGGACGCTATAAAATCCGCATTTTCTGACCTTTACGATGTTGGCACACAGAAAAAGGATAACGACTTTGGCTTTTTGGATATGGATGCCATTGAGAAGCAGTATCAGGCTGTTCGTAATCTGTATGAAAACACAGACCTATTTACAAATTCAAAATATGCTAGTGCTCTGAATTCCGAAACCGGAGAAGTTGACTACAACAGCGATGCATTTAAACAGATGTTTGCAGATCATTTGAAAGAACTTGCGGCATCTGCCCGTGAGACCGGTGGTGCTGCTGGAGCATATCTTGCACAAGGTTTTGAAGATGCTGCCGCCAAGATTGCAAACAACGTGATGAGCATTCGTGAGTGCATTGATGGAATTGGTTCTTCTTTGAATTATGCAACCGACAGGATTGATCATTTCCAAAGCGGTTTCTCCGATATCTCTGATATTGTCACTCAATACAACACTTATGGTGGCCTAAGTATCGACAATTATCAGAAGCTGATGAGTCTCGATGATGATTACATTAAGTGTTTGAGTCTTGAAGGTAATCAGCTGAAGTTCAATACAGAAGCATATAAGGAACTTTTCATTGCAAAACTGAACGCAATGATTGATGAGTATGATGCCGCAGACGAAACAAAAGCACTTGCTCAACGTCTTCGTGAATTGAGGGATGCCGTAATTGCATCCGGTGATGGCTTTACAAGCGCAGAAGATAAGGCTAAAAACTTCGAGACAACACTCGGAAATATTAAGAGCCTCCTGAGTGACCTAATTGGTGTATTTGAAAAATTCAACGAGAATAAATCGAATGACCTAAAGATTCAGGGTGATGCTTGGATTGATGTCATCGATAAACGAATTGATGCCCTTAACGAAGAGAACGATGCACAGGAACGAGCAATCGAACTGGCAAAACTTCAGGATGAATACGAGCGTGCAAAGGCCAATAAGACTGTCCATGTATATGGCGGCAGAGGTCAGGGCTTCGTATGGAAAGCAGATGAAAATGCCGTTCGTGAAGCTGGTCAAAACCTGTCTGACAAGCAACGCGAGTATAAGAAGAAAGATGAAATTGACAGGTTAAACAAGCTCAAAGATAAAGTTCAGGAAGCAAATAGCCTTATCGGCACCAGTTGGGATGATTATCAGAAGAAGCTAAAATACACTGCCGAGTTCGAGGCCATGACCTTTGAGCAGATGGAAGGTCACTATGATGGCTTTAAGAATAGTATCCTAGACAATATGCGTGACATTCAGTCTGCTACTAATGTCAGTGATGCTATTACAAATCTCGAAAAACTAATCAATACTCTTAAAACGCTTAACGACGTTATAACATTCTTTACTTCTGGCGGTGTAAGCACTGATGGCGGTGGAATCTTTGGACTTTTCAACCAGATCAAGAACATATTCACTGGCGAAAGCGGTAACTTTGATCTTGGTGGCGGTTTCAAGAAGATGTTCGATGGAGCAGCTAAGGCTGTTTCTGACGGCTGGAACTGGATTACTGGTAAGAACAGAAAAAGTTTCAATGATCTTATTTCTTGGAATAATGCGAAATTAAAAATCATCGGTCGTGATGTATCTGTTGGTACACGTAGTATTGAAGGAACATCTAGTAACTTCTTTGATCGTCTTTTAAGTGCAACTAATGGAAATCTATGGGATATAAGCGGGATTTTCAATAGTGTAAGTGATGCCATTTCTGGTAAAACAGGCAACTTGTTTACTGATATTATTGGGTTCTTTACGAACGGATTCTCAACAGCAAATAATGTCGCTAATGGTGGTTTGTTAAATATTGTTGATACCATCGGAAGTATGTTTGGCCCAATTGCGGCTGGCGCACAGTCCATTGGTAGTGCTATCTCGTCTGGCGTTGTGAGCTTCTTCCCTTCTATCTTTGCTGGACTTGGTACTCTGGTGACAAGCGTTGGCGGTGCTATGGCCGCTATGATGCAGGCAATTGCCGCCGCTCTGGCCTCCATTCCTGTCGCTGGTTGGATCGCAGCAGCCGCAGCAGTTGCAGGTGCAGTTGCTTTGATTGCTACGATTGCTTCAATTGCAAGTAATGTTTCCAGTACACAGGTTGATGAACCTACTCCTGCATTCCAAGCAAAGAAATATGCAAAGGGTACTCGTGGCGTTAAGAAGGGCCAGATTGCAAACGTTGACGAAAAGGGCGAAGAGCTGATTGTTCGTAACCCCGACCAGGGACGCATGACATATCTTGAAAAGGGCGACGGTGTTATCCCTGCAAAGGAAACTGACAACCTGATGGCGATTGGTGCTAACCCCGAGGGCTGGCTGGCAAAGGGCTTGGCCGAAATGACCGGTAGTGCCGCTGCCGGTGCCGGTATGAGTGCCAAAGGTCCGAATGCTCAATTGAGTGGTGCCGCAGCTGCCGCAGCCGCTGGCGTTGGCTCGGTTTTCAAGGACGAGTATGATGAGATCCTTGGCGATACAAATGAGTTCATGTCTGGACTCTCTGATATCTTCAAGAAGAGCGATAATCCGATCATCGCTGCCATTCAAAGCATGTTTTATTTTGTCAATAAGACTGCGTATCGTATGTCTACGGTTGGCAAGATCAACTCCTCTAAGACGGTGACTGAATCCACCAGCAACACAAAGAAAGCGGCTCAGAGTCAAATTTCGTCTATGACGAGCAACTTTGAGTCAAGCTGGAAGTCTGTGGCTGGCGAGCTCGGTCTGGATACAAAGGATATTGAAGCAACCAGCAAAAAGATGTCTGAAAAGATGAATGAGCTGGTGAACAATACCTTTGATGCACTGAATGAGAATACTGGTCTGAGCGCTGAACAGGTTGAAGATGTCACCAACACGATGTTTGATTCGTTGCAAAAGATTTATACCAGCGGATGGAACAGTCTTGCTTCTACTTCTGGCGATATGTCCGAGGAGATTGCTAAAAAGCTGAATGCGTCTTATAAGTCTTCTGTTGACAGTACAAATAAGGCCATGAACGAGATCTCCAAGGCGTTCGGTCATAGCTGGAACAAGGTTGGCGGCGGTGTTAAGACCTTGAGCACCAATGTTCAAAAGACAATGGAGCAGGCATGGGCTGACACCAGCAAAGACACCCAGAAGCTAATGTATGATATGCGTGCGTGCTTTGACAATAGTTGGAGCATGAACGAGGCTGGCGTAACTAATCTGGCAGACATGACTCAAGGAGTTGTGAAAGATGGTTATGCTGAGATTGATTCTTCGAGCTCTGATACATTTGGTGAGAATGGTCAGTTGAAAACGGATGCAGACAATTCGTGGAAGAATGTAGAACCTGGCGCTACGAATTTAGCAAACAATATGCAGTGGGTGATGGATCAGTCTTATAACGCTATCAAAGCCGGATGTGAAGCTGCCGTTACATCGATCAAAAACGATTTGGCAACCACAGGCGATGCATTTGAAGCTGTCGCTACAAAGGCAGAGAAGGCAAAGCAAGAGACACAAACAACCACAACTCCAAAAACAGAAACAAAGAAGGAGACCGACTGGAGTGGTACTGCAGCTGGCGCTGTAATTGGATCTGCGTTTGGTCCATTTGGCTCTCTTATTGGTGCTGGAATTGGATATCTTATCCATCATGCGTCTGGCGTTAAATCTGCTAAGTTCCCGCATATGGCTAATGTCGATGAGCAGGGTCCTGAGATGCTGGTTCGTAAGCCGGATTCTGGTCGCTACACTTACCTCGAAACTGGTGATGGTGTGGTGCCTGCTGACATTACATCGAAATTGTTTGAGATGGGTGGCAACCCGGATGCATGGTTCCAGAAGCAGATGGCAAAGTACGGTTCTCAGCCGATTGTTCAGGGTGGCGGTGGAGATGTTACAACTTCGATTGGCGATATTATTATCACGAATCCTGTTGGCAGCTCTGACGCTCTGGCGAATGAAATCAAACAGAAGTTACCGACTAAGGTTGCTCAAATGCAAAGCAAGCGGTAAGTAATAGCTTTTACAGCCGATACCACTAGGATAGCCTAGCGGGTCGGCTTTTATTTTTGATTAGGAGGAAAAGAAATGGCAGATAAATCAGCTATTGATGTGCTGGCCGAGGTGGTGACTTCTGCCGCTGAACGCGCTGTAAAGAATGCAAAATTTGACGTGTCCGCCTATGGAGTGATTACAGAAAAAGAAGACCAGCACTATAAAATCGCTGTATTCGGTGGTGAGTACGGCATTGTAACAAACCATGACTATATTGTAGGCCAGAAGGTTGTTGTGACTGCACTACAAGGCAACTTCCGCAATCTGATCGTATCAGAGAGTAATACCAGCGTTGAAATTCTGACTGTGAAATCTCTGGTGTCCGGTGTCGATAGCCTGAATGCCGAGTTTGAGTCTATGAAAGACAAAACCCAACAGACAGAAGACACCATTCAAGGTCAGCTGACAAATACCATCAATACTTGGTATAGAAACGGTCATCCGCATACATATAACTACCCTGCTTCAAACTGGAAGACAGACGAAGAAAAAAAAGAGCACATCAACGATATCTATTATGATAAACGGACTGGTATTTGCTATCGCTGGGTATATGACCAGGATAAACAACAGTATTTTTGGATGGAAATCGTGGATGCCGGTGTTATCAATGCACTTTCGATGGCAACGTCCGCACGAGATCTTGCAACTGAAAAAGTCCGTGTTTTTACTGACACGCCAACTGTTCCATACGATGTGAATGATTTGTGGATCTATGGTGGTATTGGCGGCGCATTGTATATCTGTACTACTGCGAGAGGCGAAACAGAAAAATGGGCATTCAGTGACTGGGCTGTTGCGACAAAGTATACGGATGATACAACTGCAAATGCGGCAGTTGAACGGGTAGGCGCTCTTGAAACAAAAGAAGCCAATGATGTTGCCGACCTATGGCGCTCAATGAATGGCTTTAACGATAATATTGGCGGGTTTACAAATAGGGATTATATCGCTACCAAAAAGCAGGTGGGCGACAATACAAGTAATATTGAGCAAAATACTTCTGATATCTCTTTGTTAAGGACAGACCTCGATAAGGCAAAAACAGCTGAATCTAATCATTATCAGGATGTGACACGTAAGATTTCGGCTGCGAACTCAAATATCTCGACCTTAAAAACGAACGTATCAGATATCAATAAAACGATTTCAGAAATCACTGTTGATAATTTTCTGGCCGCATTGAATCTGGCCGTAAATACCAATGGTGAGCTTTGCTATATATCGAAGGAATAATTCGGAGGTGATAACTTGAAACCAATTCTATCTAAAATCGGCGCATTTGATGCCACAAAGGATCACACATTTCAGTTTGCCGCATACGCAGACATTGATATCATTGCTCTTATCGTCTTCGATACTCCGACGGGCAGTATTTTACAGGGTGATACACTTTCAAAAGGTGTGTATAAGTTTGGCACATTCCCTGCCGGTGGCACTGGTCTAGCACGATATTTTACGATTCCGGCAGGCACGTTTGAAAACCGCAAAGATCCGTACTATATGATTATTCGCTGCCGACTGAAAGGCACAAATCTGTTTTCAGAATACTCGGACAAGCTGCTGTTTTATTGCCATGAGGAACCGACAATCAAACTGAATGACCTGAGTTCTTCCGGCGTGACTACTATCCCATATCCTTCTTATTCCTTTGAGTTCTCTTACAAGTATAAGGTATCGGAGGGTGAATCTGTAAATCGTTATGAATTTTGGCTTTATGATGCGAATCGCGAGCTGCTGAAAAAGTCGGTGAGTTACTATTATCGCGACTCATTGAAGGGTTTCCAGATCGATGGACTGGACAACCATACCCTGTACTATCTGAGAGCGACGGCAGAGTCTGTTGGCGGCTATCAGCTGGACACTGGATTGCAGGCGTTCCGAACTGACTATCCAGAGTATGTGGATGACGTAGAATTCACCGTGCAGAATAATTATCGTATGGCTAATATCAGTATGCACGCACAGTATTTCCTGACACGGAGCAGCGGTGCAAATGCCCTGCGAATCAAGCGGCGCAAGAAAGGTGCGGCAATCTGGACTTCGCTTTATCAGGAAGAGATCGATCTGAACCATGTCATTATGAAGATGGGCTGGTCGAACCTCCACATCAATAAAACGACTGGTCAACCGATGGGTAACTATAAGGCAGTGACTTCTGGTTATATCGACAAGGATCGAGTTCTTTCTTTCCAGTTCAAATCTGAAGACAAGACGTTTTGTTTGATTGCATATACCGCTGACCGCAAGTTCATCAAGGCATCAAGTGATTTTACATCGACCGACGAATTCAGGAGTTCCAGCGAGTACAAAGAGTGGTTCTCTGAGACCTTCCTGAACAACATGAAATACTATCGTGTTGAGGTATCGGCAACAAAGAATCAGGATTTGGAGCCAAAAGACTTCAATGATTTTTATATGTACAGCGCTGACGATGGTTATGTGATGATTGATTACACCGACCTGTACGCCATTGGCCGCAAGACCGACTATGAGTACGCCGCAGCTCCCGTTGCAAATGGCATTGAGCTTGGTTATGCAAAGGCCAGTGTTGTAAGTGACTTTGATGGTGCGGTGATCACTGACGGCAATAAGACCTATCATATTTTCCTTGAGCCGAAAGTCGACAGTGTTGAGAAGGTACGTTCTGCTACAGTTGTCGAGACGATGGGAAGCAAGTACCCGTATCTGTTTGCTGGCAGTGAAGCCAATTATTACAGCGGCCACTTCTCTGGTGTTGGCATCCGTTTTGATAACACAATGAAAGATTTTGATATCAATGGCGGCAATGCGTTCCGTGATGAACTGAGCGAATGGCTGACCAACGGTAGTGCGAAGCTGTTGAAGATGTTTGATGGCCGCAGATGGCTAATGGGTGTCAATGGCAATGTGTCGATCTCCTGCTCTGATCACTACGACAAGGGCGTATTGGAGTTCGACTTTGTGGAGCTTGGTGACGCAGAGAGTGAGAGCGACATGTATAACAATGGGCTGAGTGATTATCAGCCGGGAGGCAGCGTATGACATATCTTCCGACTGACGCAGACCTGGCGCTATTGAACAATCATTCGTCTAATATTTACTGCCGCATTGATATGCTGAACAAAGATTTTATTACAATTGATAGTTTGGAAGGTCTTGTGATCGATGGCTCTATTTCTATCGACTCAGAATCTGACGTGCGGCGAACCTTTAATGTGACCCTGTATTTGGGTAAGAAGAGCGGCATTTCCAGCCTGACGGAAGAGGATTGGATCAGTAAAAATGTGCGTGTATTCATCGGTCTGTCAGGAAGAGGAATGTCGAGAATCAGTGCTTCAAAGAGTATTGACGAGATGATTAGGGAAAATGCGGATTATCAGCTCACTGCGAAGAATTATGATGATTTGATTCAGGACATCACAAACAGAGGCTATGCAAAATACGGCAATATCGACAACCTGAATCGAGATGTGCTGGTGTGGACACGAGCCAATATCTCAAAGTATCATACGTTCTTTGACTAGATCAATGACGGCACGCCACCGGATGACCCAGCTGAAGCAGAGGAGTGGTACACCAAACTTGGTGATTACTCTACAGTTTTGGGAAGTGACGACCCAATTTGTCAAGATGGACCTTATATCGCATTTACACCGATGCTGCAGACCAAAGACGGACTTGTACCGCTTGTGAAGGATGATATCTGGGCTTATCTGGATGCTGTGGCAACAAAAGCGAAGTCAATGAGCGGCGGTCTCTCCCCTGCCAATATCCTTGAGGTAGATAAATCAGGCATCGATAGTTTCGTGTATGGTAACAAAATGCATGTTCATGGAATGATTGCCGCTGTTGAAAGTATGGTTCTGAACGGAGTTACGCTTGGTAAGGTGGATGTTTCTGCTATTGCCGGTTAGAGTGAGGATGAATTAAAAGCGACCTATGGAAAAACCAGTGTGTTTGCAGGGCATTCCATGCACGATATTCAGGCGGAAGTGATCGATACAAAGACCGCGCTGAATGAGCTGTATAACGACCTGTTCCTTAGCTATTCCAATTCAGCTGACAGTTCTTATGTTAATGGTGTGAAAATCTATTGGTACAACGAGGGGTGCTATACATTTACATCCAATGGCTTTACATATAGCGCAACAGAAAACACTGTGCAGGCAAGCTGTGTTGACTTGGTTTCTCGTATCAACGGAGACTTGGGTGGACAGCTGGTTGGCGGCACACATCGTATTGAGAAAAACACTCGTATCGGTGACGCAATCTGGGCGGTATTAAGAGACGAGACGGAGTTTAAGAAATATTCCATCGACTATTGGAGCCGCACTGTTCCACATGACCTGGATTATGATACCGGCTCGACTGTTTGGGATATTCTTTCAGAGCTGCGTGATCTATATTATCCGTTTGAGATGTATTTTGACGATGATGTGTTCGTATGTAAGGAAATTCCAAGTGGATTTGATGACCCACCTGTGCTTGACCCAGAAGTATTCGAGAAGCTTGTAACCAACGATGGTGAGTCTGCTACAGTGGATTATGCCACTGTCCGAAACTGCGTTGAAGTGTTTGGTGCAACGATTGAAGCAGACGGAGCAGCAACTGTAAAAGGATGGTCTGGTACAAATAAGACTCTCAATCTTGTGCTGGATGCGACCAAAACAACATTGACGAGCAAAACGAAAGTATCTTTTGTGGCTCCTGCAAATGTTGAGGCCGCTAAAACAGACAAAAACGGTAATGTTGTAAGCGGCGCAATGACGGTAGTGTTGACATTTACATAGAAGGAACCTAAAGACAAAGACGGCAATGAACAGGTTCACTCTGAGACAAAAACCAGTACGCTGTATCGTTCTTTGACTGATGCTAACGGTTCGGATATTATTCAAGACCCCGGTTGTATTAAGGCAACGAAGTATTATGTACTTCAGTGGAATCCGAATACTGGCCGCATTTACTTTTTGGGTCAACAGCAGAGCCACGCTATGGCAAAACTGGTGGATGAGATCCCGTCTGCAAAAGAGATCGAAGCTCAAAAGGCAGAAGATAACTGCGACAACATGGCTTTTATCTGTGTGAATGACCCGAACAATATTGATGATCTATACAATGCAAGGTTATCCATTGAAAAGATCGGTCGTAGAACTGAGATTTTATCGGGTGGAGACTATGAGAATTACACTACGGATGACGCAGCTATGGAAGTTTGTCAATACGAACTGTGGAAGCGTGCCCGCCTGACCGATGGCCTGAGTGTAACCATACGACTGGTTCCGTGGCTAGACGTGAATGAAAAGATCCAGTATGCCGCCAAATATCTGGGCGGTAAGACACCAGTGGATTGGATCATCAAGAGTATATCTATGAATCTGGGTGAAGGCACAATGTCACTTTCTATGAGCCGCTATTACCCTTATTACACTTATATCGTAAACAACAAATATACGTTCTATCAGGACAATTTGTTTGATAAATATTTCCCCGAATTAACTGCCACTACGGCAGATGAACAATAAGAGAGGAGTGAGCAAATGGCACTATCTTTTGGAGAATCTAAGCGGTTGGCTGCGAAAAAAGCTGCAAGCCCCGCAAATGTTTCTGTTGATGATATAGATGTCGCAACTCTGGAATTAAATGACGAAGATCAAATTGCCGTGCATGATGATAACGGAGAAGAGACATTTGAGCGTAGTGGCAATTACACCTGGTTTGCTGATTACTCTGATGACCAGTGGTCTTACATCGACAAAAACAAAGACATTCAGCTGGATGCAAACCAGATCAATATTACACAGGAATCCAACTCGCAGGTTATTCCGTTTGAAATGCCGCGTTACTACGATGGTATTGACCTGCTTCAGATGACGATTCAGATCCACTACCTGAACGCAGATAGAGAGGAAAACTACGCCTCCCCTATCAACGTGAGCTATAGCAACACCAAGATCCGCTTCTACTGGCTGGTGGCAAATGACGCTACTGCAAAAGAGGGCGAGCTGCAGTTCGAGATCATGGCATCTGGCGCTGTGAATGTTCCGAATACAAGCACAACCAAGAGCTATCTGTGGCGCACCCGCCCGAATGGCCGACTGAATGTGCTGAAATCGCTGACCGGCAAGCAGATGGTTGATCCGACTGGCAACGACTGGTACGTCCAGTTTCTGGCAACAATGAGTCAGAAGGTTGGCGAGGCACAGGTTGCTGCATCCGCTGCCGAGAAGAGCGCACAGGACGCAAAGAATGCAGTTGCAAGCGTGGATGAAAAGCTGGCGCAGTTCTATAAAAAGGACGAGGTTGACGGCTTTGTTACGATGCTGCGTGGTGAGATTGCCGCCGTGGATGGCCTGGCAAATTTCAATGTGCAGTACGATAATGACACCCGCACCCTGACATTCCTGAATGGTGCTGAAGAAATCACAAAGATTAAGTTGAACACTGACCCTTCTGCTGAGTGGGTAAGCATGTACAACGGCATTGTGGACAATAAGATCAGCACTGCTGTAACCCCTGTTCAGACTGAGCTGACTGAATACAAGACCGCAAATGATGCCGCTGTGCAGGAGCTGAAGAATAGTGTTGGCGACCTGCCTGAGACCTTGAAGTCCTCCTATTATAATAAGGAAGCCACAGACGCACTGCTCGATAAGAAGGCAGACAAGACAACCGTTGACGTGCTATCCAGTGACGTGAGCGGCCTGAAGAATACGGTTGGCGGCATTCAGACCTCTGTTGACCTTGCCAATGCGGATATCGCCAAGATTCAGGAAACCTTGAAAGACTTTAAGCCCGATGAGAATTCTGGCCGTGAGTACGATATCACTTACGAAGATTCTAAGCTGAACCTGTTGGAGAACGGCACGGTCAAGACAACTGTCATTATTGAAGGCGGCGGTGGTGGCGGTGGCAGCACCTCTACCGTCACTATTGAGCGTATTGGCGAATCTTCTATCGCTGTTGTCAAGGGCGACACCGCAACTGTCGAGTTTAACTTTACTTCTGTGGATAACTCTGGCGAAGACACGGGCGATGCTACCGGCGTATGGTACGTTGGCAACACAAAGGTCGCTACTACGACTGTTTATCAGGGCAAGAATAGCTTTGACATCACCCAATATCTGCACAATGGTGATAATAAGATCAAATTGCAGGTCACTGACTCCGTTGGCAGCATGGGCTCAAAGACTTGGAATATCAATATCGTTGAGTTTTATCTGGAGAGTATTTTCGATGATTCTCTGGTTTATAGTGGTGAAGTTACTTTCCGCTTTACTCCATACGGAAATATCAATAAGGACGTTTCCTTTACTTTGGATGGCAAAAAGCTTGGTAGCGTTACAACTGCGGTTACCGGCAGACAGATGACCTATGCAATCCCGGCACAGAGACACGGCGCTCACCTGCTGGAAGTGACCATGACTGCAAATATCAATGGCAAAGCTGTGACCAGCAACACCATTTACAAAGATATCATGTGGGCAGAGGAAGGCAATAACACACCGATTATCAGCTGCGCCACAAAGGAGTTCACCGCAAAGCAGTACAGTACCACCGGCATTATTTACGCTGTCTATAACCCGGCTTCTTCTACTGCAAACATTACGCTCGAAGTTGATGGTATTAAGACTTCTACACTGACTGTTGGCCGTACTGCTCAGACTTGGAGCTTTAAATCTTCTGATATTGGCACCCATACTCTGACCATTACTTGCGGCGCTACCATTAAGAGCATTACTGCAAAGATTGAAGACCTTGGTATTACCATTGAGCCCGTTAAGACTGGCCTGATGCTGGACTTTAACCCCGCTGGCCGCAGCAACGCAGATGTGAACCGCCTGTGGAGTTCCGGCAGCAACAAGATGACTGTCAGCGATAACTTTGACTGGGTGAACGGTGGCTACCAGATCGATGAAGATGGCGACACCTACTTCTGTGTCAAGGCTGGTACGACTGCTACTATCAGCTATAAGCTTTTCGCAGACGATGCAAAGAAAAGCGGCAAGAATTTCAAGCTGGTGTTTAAGACAACGAACGTCCGCAACTATGATGCTACTGCTGTAACCTGTTTGAATGGCGGTGTTGGTCTGAACATTCAGGCTCAGAAAGTTACGCTGACCAGCCACCAGAACAGTATTGATTTGCCCATCTGTGAGGACGATTTCCTGGAGTTCGAGTTCAATATTCTGCCGGACAAACAGTTCCGCGAGATGGTTCTGTGGTGTGACGGTATCCCCTGCCGTGTTGAACTGTATGATACCAGCGACAGCTTTACTCAGGCTGCTCCCGTTGGCATTACTATTGGCTCTGACGATTGTGACGTTATCGTGTACCGCATGAAGAGCTACGGTATGAACCTGACGGATGACGAGATTCTGGACAACTTTATTGCTGATGCGAAGAACGCCGAAGAGATGGTCTCTCGCTATATGCGTAACGACATTACGGATGCGAGCGGCGAACTAACCCCTGACTTGCTGGCTGAGAAGTGCCCAGATTTGCGTATTATCAAGATCTCCGCACCTACTTTCACCACAGGCAAGAAGAACGAGGTCGCCAACACTACGATCCAGCAAATCTATAAGAATGGTCGTGCTAAGGAGGATAACTGGACTGCCACCGGCTCTCACAAGGGTCAAGGCACCAGCTCCGACCACTATGGCGCATCTGCCCGAAACATTGATATCAACTGCAAGGGCGGCTTTACGTTTGGTGATGACACTACCGGCGACACCTATGCGCTGACCGAAAATAGCGTTCCTGAGAAGTATTTTAACATCAAAGTCAATGTTGCTTCCTCTGAGAATGCAAACAACGCCCTGCTGGCAGACGATTTTAATGAGTTCAACCCCTATGTGCGTCAGGCTAAGAAGGATAATCCTAAAGTGCGTGATACAATGGCGTTCTATCCATGTGTTGTGTTTATTCAGGAGACCGATACCACCAATGCGACCGTATTTAACGATGGTCAGTGGCACTTCTATGCCTGTGGCGACATTGGCAACTCCAAAAAGAACAAAGATACGATGGGTATGGACCCCGAGAATCACAAGGAATTTATCGTTGAGATTGACAACAACGCCGATGAGCAGACCCGCTTCCTGAGTGGCGATTTCTCGCAGGAAACTTGGGACGGCGACCATTCCTTTGAGTTCCGTTACAGCAACCCTGCCTGCACTGAGGAAGAGATCGAGGACGGCAAACAGGCGTGGATCACAACTCAAAACTGGGTGGTGAATGCGGATGACGAAGAATTCAGGGCACATTTCAAGGATCACTTTGATCTGGATTCTGCTATTTTCCATTATCTGTTTACTGAACGCCACACTATGGTTGATAACCGTGCAAAGAACGTGTTCCCACACACCAGCGATCTGGTTCACTGGGACTTCTGCTTTGACTACGATAACGATACCGCCATGGGCAATGATAACGAGGGTGGTCTGACTCTGACTTATGGCTACGAGGACACTGATACCATCGGTACAAAGAATGTGTTTAACGCTGCTGACTCCAAGCTGTGGTGCAAACTGCGCGACTTGTTCCCCGATGAGATGGCAGCGATGTTCCGCAACCGTGAGAATGCGCTGGCATGGAGTGCGACCCGTATCTTGAAAAAGTTCGAGGAATATCAGGATGTGAAGCCCGAAAAGCTTTGGATCATGGATATGCGTCGCAAATATTTCCGCACCTACGAAGATCCCACCATCAATACCACCAGCTATCTGCCTATGATGCATGGCAACAAGCGACATCAGCGTCGGCAGTTCCAGCGTTATCAGGAAAAGTACATGGCATCTAAGTATTCAGGTTCTGCCGCAACCAGTGATGATATGACCATTCGTGGCTACACTCCAACCAACTGGACTGGCGTGAAACCGGATGGCACATTCCATATCACACCCTACGCTGATACCTACGTCTCTGTTCTGTACGGCTCCAACCCTGTGAAGGTGCGTGGCAAGCGCGGACAGACCTACACGATTGAATGCCCCATCACCGCAATGAACGATACTGAAGTTTATATCTATAATGCTTCTATTATTCAGAGCATTGGTGATATCTCTGGCTTCTATCCCGGCTATGTTGACTTCAGCCACGGTGTTAAGCTGACTGAACTGAAAGTTGGTTCCGGTGTGAGCGGCTATAAGAATACGAACATGACCGATTTCGCTGTTGGCAATAACACTCTGCTGGAACATTTGAACCTGCAGAACGTGCCGAACCTGAAGAAGTCTATTGGCCTGACCGGATGCACCAGCCTGACAGAGTTCTATGCTGACGGCTCTGGCATTACCGGTGTCTCCTTTGCAAGCGGCGGCAAGATCAAAATCGCCCACCTGCCTGCAATCGCCAGCTTGACCGCAAAGAACCTGAACTATCTGACTGACCTGACGATTGAGGATTACACCAATATCACTACGCTGACCGTTGAGAAGTGTGCAACCATCGATCTGAAAGATATGCTGGGCAAGTGCACCAACCTGAACCGTGTGCGCATCACCGGCATTGATTGGGAGCTGGCTGATACTTCCCTGCTGAATCGCCTGTACGAAATGAGCGGTCTGGATGAAAATGGCTACAACACTGACCATTCTGTCGTGGAAGGCAAAGTGCACGTGCCTATTATCCGTGAGCGTGAGAAGCTGCTGTACACCGAGCGCTGGCCTGACTTGGAGGTTACCTATAACACCATGATCAACCAGTATGCTTGGAAGTTCGTGAATAAGGATGGCGCTGTTCTGGATATCCAGTACATCGATAAGGGTGAGCGTGCGGTTGACCCTGTGACCCGTTCTGACAATCCGATCCCGACACCTACCTTCCCGAGTACCATCAGCACAGTGTTTACATTCAGCGGCTGGGACACCGAGTTTACTCCTGTCTTTGAGAATCAGACTGTTACTGCTGTGTACGATGAATCCGTGCGTCAGTATCGTGTACGCTATATGAATCGCGGCGCTGTTCTACAGCAGACAACTGCTCCGTATGGCTCTATGGTTCTGTACGATGGTGACACTCCGACCTATACCAGCGAAGAGACTGCTTACAAATATTATCTGTTCAGCGGTTGGGACAAGGGCGGCTATGTCAATGGTGACAAGGATATCAATGCTGTTTACGATATATGCGAATACGTTAGCGGCTATTTCAGAGACAAGCAGCTGAGTGACCTGCGCCCTGTTGAGATCTATGCCATGACCAAGGTGAATCTGGAACAGAGTGTTGTTTCTGACAAAGACGCTATCACCATCAAGATGGGAAATGACTTCACCTTTAGCGATGTGGAAGAGAAAGTCCTGTTTAACGAGCCGAAAATCTTTACTGGCAAGAATTATGTCGACACCGGCGTATCTCTGTTGTCTGAGGATCGCAGCTGGGTTATGGCACTGGACTATCGAATCGACGAAGATTCTGCCGCAAACTCTGTGATTGCTCAATGCTTCCAGACTAACGGCATGAACGGTTTCCGCTTCTGGGTCAACAATGGCTCTAAGGTTGCATGGGGCACTGAGTCTACAAACGGCGCTCATCTTGGTTCTCGTGATATGATCGTTCTGCGCCATACTAAGGGCGAAAATGGCATCCATGTCTATGCGGCAAACACCACTGCTGCTGAGATTGGCTATATTCAGCTGAACCGCACTCGTACCACACAGACGAACGCCACTCTGGTATTTGGTTGTGCTAAAGCAGACGACGGTGCTTATGAGCGTTACGCAAAGGGTACGATCTACTGGGGCAAGCTCTGGTATACCGACCTGGGTGATGCTGCCTGCCGGAAGTTGGCCGCATGGACACATGAGGACTTCACCTTCGAGGCTTGTGGCTTCAAACAGTATTACCTGAGCGACAATTCCAACAAGCGTTGTTCTATCACCTTTATTCAGGCTGGACTGCTTGGTCAGAAGATGACTCTGAATACTGGTTCCACCAACACTGGCGGCTGGGCAGATGCGAATATCCGTACATTCCTTGACGGTCGTATTCTGAACGCTCTTCCGATTGGTTGGCAACAGATCATCAAACAGGTCAAGGTTGGCAGTACCATTGGCGATAAGAGTAGCGAAGTTGTGACTGCGGATAGTTATTTCTATCTGCCCTCTGTAGCCGAATTGTTCCCCTCTCAGAATGTTGAGCCTTATATTTACGAAGGTACGGCAATCAGCTTTATGACCGATAATACCAGCCGCATCTGCAATGACGAGAATGGCAATCCTGCCGCATATTGGACACGAAGCCCGAATGCTCAGTATGGAAGTTATTTCTGGTCTGTGACTGTGACTGGCGAATATTACGGATTTACCCCTGCAAACAATGCACAGGGTATCCGCCTAATGTTCAGCGTTTAAGGAGGTGTTGAGAGTGTACTACAAGGTATTGAAAAATGGCCGGGTGATCGATGCTCTTGACCACCTGCGCTTTGTAAAGTATCAGCCCAAGCACGACATTATGGTGAACTGTACGGAGGATGATGCACAGGGAATTATCAGCAGTGACGGCAATCATATCTGGCATGTGGATGGGTATTATCTCATCCCCTGCCCCGAGTATGACACAGTGGAACTGCAGGAAATTGACCTGTATGAATATGAGCAGCTGAAAGCCTTGGGTGGTAAAACGCCTGAGGCTATTATTGATGCTTACACTTTGAGTTTGATTCAAGGAGGGCTGCTATGAGCGACGAGAGGAAGTATAGCGAGTTCGTTGAGAGTATGCATCGGCTGTACAATGACGGAATGATTCAGGACAAGCTCCTGGACAATCTGTTTGCCGGGCACAAAATCTCAAAGGACGAGTATCTGTATATCATCAGGAAGGAGGTGTGATATGTATACCTTTTTGATCAATGAGGACAATACGCTGACTGTAAGTAAGAGAGAACGCATTATGGAGCGCAGCAAGCAGGTGGACACTCTCCACTTTCTGGCTGACACTACATACAAGGGCGTTGACATGAGTGAATTCACCGTGATGCTTGAGTACGTTCTGCCCATCAGCAAGCGATATAAGACAGAGATTCTGGAGAAATCAGAAGAGCTTTATAAGAACAAGCTGGAGTATAAGCTGCCTATCGACACCAACCTGACCAATGAGCCGGGCGATATCCAGATCCAGCTGACATTCGTTGATGTGACAATGGACCCAGATGGCACAACTGTTCAGCATGTGCGGAAGGTTGGCCCCGGCGTAATCACTGTTGTTCCCATCCAGAATTGGAGCGACATTGTTCCTGATGAGGCTCTGGGTGCACTTGACCAGCGCATTATCGCACTGAATGCACAGATCAAGGCACTGAGTGATCGTAACAACGCTATTCTGGATGGTAAGGCTGATGACCTGAGCTACAACGACGACCATACTCTGCAGCTGCTGGCCAACGGTAAGCCGATCGGCAGTGCGGTCAAGATTACTCAGGAGAGCGTCGAAACTGAAGACGGTAGTTTGCGGGTGGTTCCGTTCTAAGCCATCCGCTTCTTTTATAAGGAGGCAAAGATGGCACAGGCTAAATATTCCAAGCTTGGATATGGCAACGCCGAAGATGTAGAAGCTGCGATTGCGTTGGGAATGTTGGACGGCAGGGATATGATCATCACAAAGGATTCTTCAGAGTTCATGTATGTGCGTGATGACCTATCCGTTCAAAAGATTCGTCCTCGCAATCGTTGTTTCGCCAGCGTTACTGAAGCAAACGAGCAATTAAATGAGACGGAAGACACTTATGCAGGTCAAACCGTTATGGTGAAAGACGAAAAAGGCAAATATGCTCCGTGGATCGTTCAACAAAGCGAAGCCACGGGGCTTTTTTCTATTGAACCTTTTTACGTTGAGCCGACAAATTTTGTTTGGCAAGAATTTTAAGAAAGAGAGGCAAAGATGGCTAATGTAAATTTTGGCTACGGTACAAAAGCGAATTATGATAAGCTGACTACCAAAGATGCCAACACATTGTATTTTATTACAGACACACGCCAGATTTTCAAGGGTACTGATGAGTACACCAAGAGCTGCAAGCTGGTGAGCGCTCTGCCTGCAAGCGGCCAGATTCAGGGCCTGCTGTATATCCGTATGACTGACTATACCTTCCACATCTGGAATGGCACTGAGTTCGTACAGCTGAATCGCCCCATTGTGACTGAGATTCCCAATGCGGATGCAAGCGACGACAATCTGCCCACCACCAAGGCTGTGGCTGACTATGTGAATGCAAAAATTGCCGCAACCGAGGGCAAGGAAGGTCTGTTTGTTACGGATGTCACCTACTCCCCTGCTACCGGCACTCTGAGTGTGGCAAAGAACGGTGCTCCTGTTCCCACCGTGATGAGCGGCCTGACCCATGATCCCACCTATGATGCTGAGACCCGCACCATCAAGCTACCTGTGTTTGGTGGCGATGAGCTGGTGATCAATCTGGGCAAGGATCTGGTTGTGAAGACAGGTACTTACAACACAAATACCCACGAGATCGAGCTGACTATTACCACTGGTGAGGTCGTGAAAATCCCTGTTGGCGCTCTGATCGATATTTATGTTGGTGTGGTCACTCCTACTGCTGAGGTCACTGTTTCTGATGACAATAAGATCTCTGTCAATGTGCGTGTGTCTACCAAGGGCAATAACAGCATCACCGTTGAGGAAGATGGTCTGTATGTTGCAGTACCGGACGCTTACACCAAGGCTGAGGCAGACGCGAAGGTTAAGGTCGTCAACGACAAGCTGGATGAGCATATTAAGGATGCTGTGAAGCACATTACTGCTGACGAGCGCAAGGCTTGGAATGCAAAGCCCACTCAGGACGAACTGGCTGCTGCTAAGGATGAAGCGGTTTCTACTGCTGCTGCTGATGCAACAAAGAAGGCCGATAACGCTCTGGCTAGTGCAAAGACTTATGCAGATGGCCTGAATACCACTATGGATGGCCGTGTGCAGGTGCTAGAAGGCGCTATTACATGGAAATCCCTTGATGGCTAATTGATTTGTTTCACCACATGGCAATGACGCTGTGTGGTGAATCTTATTAAGCAAAGGAGTTGAGTATGGCAAATTTATCATTACGCGAGGTCGCACAGTCTCAGCTGGATCAAGCTCCTGTGATTGACGGCCAACTGATCGTATGTACTGATACTGGAAGCACTTATCGAGATATCGGCACAAGACGAATTCAAATCAGCAAAGACTTGGAGATCGTAAGCTCGCTTCCGCTGGCTCCTTTGTCTAATAAGATTTACTACCTGCGTCCAGACAGCTTGTATGTTTATAGTGGCGATGACTGGATTCTTTTGAACCCATCAAAATTCACACTGGAAGCCGACAAAAACGCAGTCAATGGCGAAGTTAATATCAATCTAATCCTGAACGGTACGGCGCAGGATAAAATCAAAATCGCTGGCGGTGGTGTGACTACAGTGACAACTGGCGAGACAGGCGATATCACGATTGATACCCCGCACCCGGATGAACTGTTGGCTGCACTGACGAATGATGAGATCGATGCGATTACTGGCGGCATGGTCGATGATAGCGGCAATCCCCTGCCTACGCCGCAGGTTGTGGTGGATGCGACACTGACTGTATCTGGACGTGCTGCTGATGCAAAGGTAACTGGCACAAGGATCTCTGAGGCGCTGAGTATCGCAAAATCGGCTGATGCTGGGCTGACCAATGTACGCACCGAGCTGAACAAGTTGAAGCTGGATTCTGTTGCAGTGGATAAAACACTGACGAAAGAAAATTTCGCCGCCGATGCTAAGGCTGTTGGTGATGCTCTGGCGGGGAAAGCAAATACAGAACATAATCACGATGACACGTATTTTACAAAAGACGAAATCAATACAAAACTGAGCGGAAAAAGCGATATTGACCATACCCATGATGAGCGCTATTACACAGAGACCGAGATGGACGAGAAGCTGACTGGTAAGGCCGATGTGGTCGTTCCTCATATGTTTACGATCCCCATCACGAACTGGAAGACGGATAGTACGATTCCCGGGTTCTCCAATTATGTGGATATCGCCTGCTCTGGTATGACTGCGAATGACATCGTGAATGTAAATGTGGCTCCTATCAGTACAAGTGTTGCTGCGAAAGCTCAGTTTACGAATACAGAGAGCTTTGATGGGTATTTGCGTCTGCGGGCGAAGAATATCCCGTCTGCGGCAATCACAGCACAGTGGTATATCGTGCGATAAGGAGGATTATATGGCGCTAGGAGAAATGAATAGCGGGAACGAAAAGCTCCCTGAATGGAGTGAAGTGCAGAATAAACCATCTGAATTTAACCCTGCCGCTCACATACATAATGACCTTTACCCTGAAGGAGACAATCGGAATAATAACACTTCTCCGTCTGATTATTATGGCGTTGATAGAAACGACTATAACGGTCGGCTGATTTTTCGTGGTTTGAAGCTTAGTGACAAAATTGGGCTGTCAAGTGGTCATGCATGTGCGTTTTTGATTGGTTTATCTTCTTGGTACGATGAATCAGGCGGTGGTTCTTTTGAATTCGCTTTTAGCAATGGTAACATTTACTATCGTCAAGGCACAACTTCATGGGGTGACTGGAAGAAAATTGCTACAGCTTAAAGGAGGTACGAATTATGGCTTTAGGAAATATGAATATTGGTGTTGATAGTGAGTTTATTCCGTCCAACCTCAATACGGTTCTTACCCCCCCCCCCCACAGATTCTGACGAAGTTGTGATGAATACGGATGCCGCCGGGTATCACCGTAAGCCACTAAGTGCACTGTGGAGCTGGATTAAAAGCAAGATTGCGAGTGAAGTGATACCGGATGTGGTGACGATTCAAACTCCAGAGATTACGATCACAACCGATTGGCAGGATATAGGAATTAGTAAAGATGCTATCCCAACTGGAACTTACGCAGTACAATTCTACTCTGATAAATGCCCAATCATTAGTATTTACCAGGATATATTTTCTGGAATCATGTCTTGGTATGCCGAAGAGACAAATAGTGAAGAATCTACTGAGGTAACCTTACATTACGCCGGTCATGCTCCAAACAGTCAACGCTTTTATTTGCGTACTACTCGCTCTCCACGCACGACTGGTAAAAATCTTCGTCTCCAAATTAAGGGTTCTAAGAATTCAGACACCGCATCCACCTTCACATTTAAATTCCGTAGATTGATATAAATAACGTATTGCAAACGAAGTATTTATAAGGAGGCGATCACATATCGATGAATGATGAAAAGAAAAGTTGGCTAGACAGAGCGGGCGCGGTTCACCTCTGGAAAACGATTGAGGCTATACTCGGAACAAAGGTAGATAAAATTGAAGGATTCGGCCTGTCCAGCAACGACTATACAACAGAAGAAAAAAACAAGCTTGCTAGTTTAAGCGACCCTAATGTAGCCACTACTGAAAACAATGGTTTGATGAGCTCGGCTGATAAAGCAAAACTGGATAATATTGAAGCTGGAGCTAACAATTACACTCACCCGGTGTACGAAGCAAAACAGGCTGGGCTATATCGCATCAGTGTTGACAATACAGGCCATGTGGTGACAGCGGATAAAATGACAAGCGAAGAGTTGGCAGCAGAGGGTATCTCTCCTGCCGATCATACGCATGACTTGGGCAAATTGGCAGATACACTGGAGACAAGTGCTGATGCTGTTGAAGATGCTGACACTGTTATGGTTGGCGCTACAGTTACAAGTGATGATGGTAGTGCGACCACGAAGTACACCCACAGACCACTGGCTGCTTTATGGAACTGGATCAAGAGTAAGACGGATACGTTGTATGCTGCTGTTGGACATACACACAATTACGCTGGTTCTCCTGAACCGGGTGGCGATGCGCTGAATGCAATGAAGTTGAAAGGTTACGATGTCAGTTCGAGAAGTACAGGCTATTAGAATGTAATTCCTGCAGTTGGTGATGATGGTGTTATAGAAGTCGGTAAATATGTTGATTTTCATGCAGAAGATATTGGTGCCAATTATAAAGATTATAATATTCGTATGGTTGCTTATGACGATGGTACATTAGATGTCATTAAAGCAGAAGGACAACCTGCTACAATTACAGCAAATCTAAATGGCACTGCAAATTTTGCAACTGAAACACTGTTTGATAAAGCACAGTGGGTAAATTTAACGAGCCTTGACCAAAACACATGGTATCCGGTTGTTAGTATGAATACCATTCCATATGGTGGACTACGCCATATCAAATGCAACGTCCAACTAAATAGCGGCTCAAAACCATCTTGGAGTACCCACGGCGCTGGATTTACTGTAAATCTTGACTTGTTAGTCACTGCATTTGGTTAGGGAACAACACATATGCATAGTATCTGTTTGAATAACGATAGCGGTTGGGTAACATCTGGCGCAAATCCAGCAGGATATAGCCAGATGGGAAATGGTTCTGTTGCAGTTTTCTGGCTACGTGGTGGTGGTCAATATAGACTTTATGCAGATTGGGATGCAAACTGGCAACTGCAAACAAGTACATATACAAACAACGATCAGAGTGTTTCCCCTACAACGTCTTATCCGGGTGTAAGTATAAATCGTTCTACTATTACAGCGAATATAGACGGGAACGCCACCACTGCAGGAATCGCCACTACTGGAGTTACGGATTACAACGATGGAAACAAAACAATTCGAATCGGTTACGCTGGCGCTGGTCTTACAACTTCAAATTTAAACTATATTGCAGGCTACACAGACAATGGCACGAAGATCAAGGACGTTAATAAGGATATTTTGAAAAGTTGGTTAGGAAATGGCGTCTCCGCCTCTGGCTAGAACTACGTTCGTTTTGATGACGGCACCCAGATATGCTGGGGTTCATGCGGCAATAACTCATTTTCTAGTTTTGGCGCAGCTTTTGCCAATACAGATTATCGCATTGGTATGAGTGAATGGAAAAGTAGCAGCTGGGAAAACTATGCAATTGGTGGTAAATCAACCACTGGTGTTACCCTGCGAAGTGAAAATAATACAATGGAATATATTGCAATTGGACGATGGAAGTAAGAGGTGATGTACATGGATGAAATGAAAGAAATCGAAAAGAATGAGGAGACAGGAACACCAAGTGAAACCCCTAGCAAGCCAGTTGAAGAACCACCTATTCTTCCCTCTATTGAAGATGTTGTAATTGGCTATCAAGTAAAGAAACCCGTTGAAACACAAACAGAATGTGACGTGTATAGTGTTGTTGTTGTCGCCGTGACAAAACATAACGAGACTGCGGTGTCTGGTGATTACTACTGGATGATTGCTGATTTAGACGACTGTTATGAAGTACAACGACACGAACCAGTTCCTTCAGAGGATATGAAGCTTGAATCTCTCAAAACAAGTAAAATATCCCAGTCAAAAATTGCTCTTTCTACCTTCCTGTCTCTGCATCCAATTCAATGGTCTGATGGCAAGTATTACAGTGTCACCAGCGAGAAGCAATCTCTTCTTACAAGCAATCTTGCCCTATATCAGATCTCCACAGCCGCCGGACAACCTTTCAAGCTAACATGGAACTCAACCGGTGATGAATGTGTGGAGTGGACTTATGACGATCTAGCCGCACTGGCACTTGCGATTGGCACGTATGTTAAACCGTTCGTATCTCACCAGCAGGAATTAGAAATTGACATTAAGGCTTGTACGACCAGCGCAGAGGTAGATGCTATTGAAATCAGTTATGATGCTGTACTGGCAGAATATCTGGATCTTCACGCAGACAAGGATGTGGCAGAATGAGCAACAAACTTCGTGAACAAATCAAATGTGCGCTTCTCTTTTTAATTGGAGGGGCGCTTTATTATTGCATTGAAATCCTGTGGCGCGGGCACTCTCATTGGACGATGGCCGTTGTCGGTGGCATCTGTTTTCTTGTGATTGGCGGACTGAACAACTATATTCCCTGGGAAATGCCGCTCTGGAAACAGGCTGGTGTTGGAGCGCTCTTTGTGACTGCTATGGAGCTTGTGGTGGGTATCCCGCTGAATTTGATGCTTGGCTTACATATCTGGGACTACTCTTCCATACCGTTCAATCTGTTGGGCCAAATTTGCCTGCCGTTTACAGTGCTATGGTTCTTCCTTGCGCTGCTGTGCATTTTTGTTGATGACTGGCTGCGTTACGTTCTATTCAATGAAGAGCGCCCGCATTATCATTGGCGTACTGTATGTGATGGCGGAAAACGCACATAAAGAGAAAGAGCCCCTGTGACGATGGCTACATCACAGAGACTCTAACTCACGCAACAACTCATAAAAATGAGGTTGTACTAGCCCGATGGAGGGTTTGTACTGCTCTCAGTATATCACGTTGATAGGAATTTGTCAATTGAAAGGAGGAATTATGGCGCAGGAAATCTTAAAGCCCATGTTATTAGACGAGACAGGCAAAGAAATCGTGACAGCACTGAACGCTATTGTTACACAACTGACCGCGATCAATGAAACACTGAAAGCCAAAAACACAGACAGTGGTATGAATGGTGGTGAAAAGACATGATAGGAAGTTTGAACGCCGCACCTCACGTCTATTCTTTTACCATACAGCAGCTGTAGGCCATGTTACTGAGCATCTGTGGTGGCATCACTGTTATTTCAGCCGCTATCGCTGTTATCATCAAGGCAATCAATCATGCGAAAGCCCCAGATGACAAACAAAACGAGCGACTGAATGCTCACGATACAGAGCTTGAGAAGATCAATAGAAAACTAGGTGCAGATAAAGACAGGCTCGACCTGTTTCAATCAAAGCTGGTCTCATTAGAAGAGCACCAGAAAGAAAACAGTATCACGCTGGAAGTACATGACCGCAAGATCCTCGAAGCAGAACAGCGTATCGGCCACAGTGAGCAGGGCAACAATGTCACCATGAAGGCTCTGCTTGCACTTCTCAGTCACGGTATCGACGGCAATGCGATCGAGCCAATGAAGGAGGCCAAGGTTGCACTTGAAAATTATTTGATCGATGGTCAGAACAACACAAAGAATATTACGAACTAACCCGAGACTGCGTGTCCCGGGCTTTTTTATTTTGGAGGTTTATTATGATGGATATTATCAATGAGCTGGTTTCCGTTATCGTCCGCCTGGTTATTGCTGGCGCTGGCACTGCCTTTATGGCCTATGGCATCCCCTATCTGAAAAAGATCGGTGTGTACAAGCTGGTACAGATCGCTGTTCGTGCCGCAGAGAAGCTGGGCGCAACCGGCGCTATCGAAAAGGCCGACAAGAAGAAATATGTCATGGAAGCTCTGGAGCGTCTGGGCGTGAAGATCACTCCGACCATTGAGACCATGATTGAAGCCGCTGTCAAAGAGATGGACATCCAGAACGATAAAATCAAGGACGAGTTCAAAAAGAATTGAAGGTGTGATGAAATGAGTGTTATTACATACTCTATGAAGAAGGACTAGAACAAAAAGGTGTCGGCTCATTTTTCCGTCTATGAGTTCGCCTGCTCCGATAAGAGTGATACAGTTCTAGTTGATAGTCAGCTGATTGAAGTGCTAGAACAGATCCGCGCTCACTTCGGCGCTCCTGTCCACATCAATTCTGGGTATCGTACTCCTGCCTATAACATCTCCATCGGTGGAAGCCCTCGTAGCCAGCATTGCCTTGGTACTGCCGCTGATATCTGGATCAAAGGCGTTGACCCGATTCGGATTGCACTGTATGTATCTTCCCTGCCCTACTTCGCCAAGAGTGGTGGTATTGGATATTATAGCCGTGCTGTGCTTACGAGCGGCTTTGTTCATGTTGATGTGCGCACTACACGCAGCCACTGGATCAGTAAATCCGGTACAAAATATATCAGTGTAGCCAATCTTATGCCGACTATCAGACAGGGTGCGAAAGACGCTACGAACGGCGCTTCTTATGCTGTGACTGTACTGCAACGGCATCTGGGTGTTAAAGCTGACGGCATTTTTGGCGCGAATACCAAGGCGAAGCTGATTGAGTATCAGAAAGGACACAGGCTGGCTGCAGATGGCATCTGTGGGCCTGCTACATGGGGTTCGTTTTGATGGGAAACTTGTAAATGGACGCTATCGAGTGACGAATCTTGAGAGTAGCATCGGCAAGTATCTAATTTCAGTAAATGTATCGGGCTATGTAGAGCCGAGTGATATTGAGCTGGTTGACAATGTGAATGGACATTGATATTATTATTCTAGGAGGGAAGTATATTATGTCCATTATTATTCGAGGTTGTCATATTGGAGAAGGTAGACCAAAAGTCATAATTCCAATCGTGGAAACATCTGAATCAAACATTTTAGAACGCGCGCTTGAGTTTTCCGAGCTTTGTATTGACTGTGTAGAGTGGCGTGTTGATTGGTTTGAGCAATGCACAGATGCACATTCTGTTGTATCTTGCTTGCAAAAGATTCGTGTAGCGCTGAAGGATAAACTCTTGCTGGTAACACTCCGTACCAAGACAGAGGGCGGAGAGGTATCTTTAACTCACCAAGAATATTTGGATTTCATCAACACTGTAATAGATACTGACTGTGCCGACCTTATTGACATTGAGTTCTTTACAGCTGGAAATGACATCCGTAAGCTGATAGACAACGCACATTCGTCAGGAGCTGTGGTTGTATGTTCAAGCCACGATTTCAAAAAGACACCTGATAAAAGTGAGCTAGTGTCGCGCATGGTAAAGATGCAACAGGTCGGAGCTGATTTGCCAAAAGTAGCAGTTATGCCGCACGACAGCACGGATGTGTTGACTTTACTGGCCGCTACGGTTGAAATGAAAAACAAATATTTTGCTACTCCTATTATCGCAATCAGCATGGACAAGCTTGGTATTGTCAGCCGATTGTGTGGAGAGGTGTTTGGCTCCGCCATGACTTTTGCAAGCGCTGTAGATTCAAGTGCTCCTGGGCAGATTGGGTTGGATGTTGTCAATGCTGTATTAGACTCAATAGCAGAATAAAAACATATGGGGTATTGATCCTTAATTGGACCAGTACCCCATTTTTTAGCTTTGATTATTTTATAGATTCAGACAGCCATTCTTTCCAGCCGTCAACTGTGTGATGACAATTATCCTGCTGTGCGACCAGTTCATTTAAGAATGCCGCCAGTTCATCATTGGACAGTTCACGAATGGCCTGCGCTTTGTTATTTTTACGACCAAATTCATCCTTCCCATGCTTGTGAAGAATAAAGTCAAGAGCGATATCAAGTATTGCCGGATTGTTCATTGGAGTTGTCACCTTTCACTGCTTTAAGAGCTTCCTTCATCTCTTGTTCCCAATTAGGATGCTGATCAATATATTTTTGATATATCATCTTCTCAGCTTCTTTTCGTGCTTTGATTGCATCGTTAATATCTTCATACATGCCAAGGTGGATTCGCCTACCTTTAAAGGTTATGGCTGCTTTATACTTGTTACCATCTTTGCAAACACCCGTCACGCCAGTAGTCGAATTGCGATTTATCTTTCCTTCGAGTCGCGCCTTTATAGACGTCAAGCTGGAACCGTCTACGTTTGATATCTTTTTAATTGCCTCAGCAGGCTTGGCAATATTATTCGTGCATTTCTTACACTTGTTGATTTTCTTCACTTGAGACAAACGCATCTCTGCTGGACGATTACATAAAGGGCAAAGCCCTGTACAAAAATAATCTCGTTCTCCTTCTTTTTTATAAACGTCGGTTATCTTCCATCCATTTATGATAAAGCCGATATATTGTTCTCTGCGTTTTTTTAGAATAGATTCACTACGTTTTTTGTCGCATCTTGTAGTTTTAGCTGGACGACCATCATCTGGTTTCATATTACTTTTCCTCTTCAGGTAGTGGCCCAAGCTTATACATCCAGTTCGGGTCTTTCCGCATTACAAATGGTTTTCTTAGCTCACAAAGATGGTCGTGTCTCGCTTTATATTCAAAATAATTTTGTTCGTGCTCAGGAGTATCACGATTTAACTCGTACATGACATATTGCTTGCGAAGATTTCGAAGCGCTTTAATAATAGCATCTTCTTTTTCCATAGACATTGGTTCAAGAGCATCAATATAGTCATATTCACCAGTCGCGTCAAACTGTCGCTTTGCTTCGGCACTAAGCATCTTCCAAGTGATAGCATCATACGCCAGCTGATACATCATTTCGTCGCTATAATGAGAGTATGGGTCAACAATGCTAGTGCCTTTTGATAGTTCTACGTCGCGATCGTGTTGTTTTTTAATTTGTCTCTCGGCTTCTTCTACAACAGCATCCATATCAACGTTCATGGAGACACCTTTGTATTGCACCACAGATTTGAAACCTAGCTTCTCGCACATAGTCATCGTTGATATCCTCCTGATTTATTTTATACCCGTTCTTTTGCAGACAATAAAATCTTGCGGTAGAATCCGTCAGCAAACCATGCGCCTTCCCAACGATGCGGTAATGGTTTCTTCAGCACTTCGATATCCACTAGGCTCATAAGGCCGGTACTATCATCTCTAAAAACTTGAAGGCGAACAATTCTATTCTGCTCCAGACCGATTTCGCGAGTGATACGACCTTCTTCATCAAACGGATCTTCGCACACCCATTCTAAGGCACCTAGGAAGTCCTGTGGCGTGATATCTGTATGCTCGACCCAGTTGTTACATATGCGGCTTTCGCCGTCCTGTACAATCCTCTTTTTGATCTCATAGTTCGCAGAAGGATTCGTCATAGTTTTCGCCTCCGTTTTTCTTTGATTATATTATATCACAGGCTGTATGCGATAGCAAACAAAAAGGCGCAGGTCGCCCCACGCCTTGTGATGATGCGCCGCTTGGCACATCGGTTCAAATACGGTTTTCAATTTTAATGCTTCTACTAGAAAATCGCCGGATTGTCACATCAAGGCTCTGTTAATTAAGACTCAAAATCGGACTTGATTGCTACGCTTTGTACGGTCTGTGAGTGCACCGCTGTGGTGTAGATAGAAAATTGGTGTAGTAGTGGTGTAGTAGAGAAGAAAACTCCTCTATTTTAATCGTTTTTTCGTAACTTTTACAAATAGCGCTCAAATGTGTTCAAAATAAGGGAACGACGTGTAAATTACAGAAAGAGAGCTTTTGTGCGGCATAACAACAAAAAACGCCGCCTCCCAAAGGAGACGGCGCTGAAAAGACCAGTAATTACTTACGGCCGAAACGCTTGTTGAAGCGCTCAACACGTCCGCCGGTGTCA